ATTAAAGGAATACTTAATTTATATGGTCATGCACCGATTGTTCTTCGAGACGATAGGCATATAGAAATATATTCACAGTTATTAAATGAAATTTCAAATTTTAAAAAACTTTTAAAACAAAAAAATATAACTCAATTTGAGTTTCCCACTTTACATGATACATTCAATCGAGATCAACGCTGGTGTAATGATGTTCATAACATATTCGTCGGTATAAATTTTTACCTGCAAACTCATTACCCCGACCATTGGATTAAATCGTCATCTTGGGAAAATTCTATTTCCGAATCATCGAAGATAATAAATTCATTGGTTCATAAATTAGAACTGTATTCAGATTTTACCAAAAATTATCTCAGTGCCGAACAGTACGGACATAAGCGTTTACAAACACACATAGATCAAAACGATCACGGGTTGGACTTATGGTTTGAAATCACTCAAGAAGAACAAGACCTGTATCATAGTACTCTAAAAAATGATACATTTTATGATGTAGTATTTTCTAATGAAATACTAGGAAAAACATTTTATCAAAGTTTCCTCGATGACGAATCTACTAATTCTCCTGCGATATCAGGAATAGATTATACTTTTGGAAATTTAGATTTAAAATTGGATGACCAGCGAACTGCAATTTATAAAAGTTGTGAATTTCAAAATTGGCTAGAATCTGTGACAGATAATAAGCTGATCGCTCCTCTGGAATTTCCTGTGGGGTCTATCAATCCCGATAGTGATTTAGATTATTTTGTCAAAAGAAAAACTACCGAAGTAGTTTTTCATTTTGTAGATTAATGGAGCGGGGTAAGAGAATCGAACTCTCCGCATCAGCTTGGAAGGCTGAGGTATTACCACTATACGAACCCCGCATAAAACTATTTACTTCTGGCCTCGCCACCAGGAGTCGAACCTGGATTTGTTCTTTAGGAGAGAACCGTTCTGTCCATTGAACTATAGCGAGAGAATGGTTGCGGGACCTGGAATCGAACCAGGATCTAGAGCTTATGAGACTCTTGAGTTACCGTTTCTCTATCCCGCGATAGACTTTACTTTTAAGGAGTAGACTGAAGGGAAATTATAGGCCCCCTCGATCGGCAAATCGACTTGATAATGTTACTCTTGCCGGAGTGTCGAAATCTCGTCAATCTACTCATTAAAAGTGTCTAGCTACGGTTCCCTGTTCCGCCCTAGACTGAGTTGTTACCCTGTCCGTTAGTATTTGCATCTTTGTCGTCAGTTCTACTTCTGCCGCCACGGTGTCTCAAGTCGCCCCTAAAGAGGGCCTTGGGGTCGTTACCGTTTGTACCCTGGCATTCTGGTGAAGCCAATTACCCCCTTTAATAACGAGGAAGGGACCCCGGGGTCTGTTACAGTAGGCCTTCTGCTTGTAGAAGAGCTACTGTTTCATCGCTGAGAGGAATCTCAGTTTTGATGTTAAGCTCAAGCACTTCGTCGTTGAGCTTTTGCTTCTGCTTCTTGAGATTTAGAATCTCTGCCTTGGCCTGATCGATCTGACTTTGGCTGACCACTGTGGTGCTCACGGTGTCACCGTAGCCATAGATACGGCTACGAGCTTCGTCTTTAAGGCTTTTGATTTTCTCAAGTTTACCTTTGATCACATCTAATGATGTGACTGCCTTTAACGATGCCAATTCTTCGAGCTGAGCGATACGCTTGTCGATAAACGCAGCCTTGGCCAAGCTAAGATCGATACCGCAGCTGGCATTGGCTGTGCCGACTAGGCCTCTGATGTTGTACAGAGCCAACAACAGTTTCTGCCTACGGGCATCGTTGGCGATGACCAGATCGTTGGCCTTTTGCAGCTCTACAGCCACATCCTGAAACTCGTTGAGTTCGATGCTAGATTCGATCTTGACACTACGGATAGCGTCATTGATGTTGTTTTGGATTGCGTTTGCTTTACGTAGGGAAATATTCATCTCTGTGTCCTTTTTTCTTTCGTTGTACTGTGACCAAATAGTCGTTGTAGGTATACTTGCCTTCTTCGATTTCTTTAAGAGCTGCTACACAGGGTGTAGAGTTCTGATCAGCTATCCTAGGCCTAGACCCATTCTTAATCTCTCTCGCTCGTTGACTGGCTACTAACACCAAGTCAAATCTGTTACCTATCGCTGCTGCCGCTTCTTCCGCTGAAATCCTAGCCATGTAGCTTCCTTGATGTTGTTGACGGGTCGGCAAAAGGTCAAGTAATAGACCGGACAATTGACAAGACCTATTGTTCGAAGTCGTCGGTCTAGACAACGTGCAATACACAGGCGACAGTGGCCTGAATATTTCCGATCAGCAAATGACAGTCTATAAAATCGGATCACCCAAGCACGGAGACGTTTCAAGCGTCTTTGCCAGAATTAGTCTGTACGGCATGAAGCCATACAACGTCTATCCTCATCTACCTTCTGCTTCACCGGTTACAGTATTTCTACCGTAACAAAAATATTATACACTCATTAACGTCTTTGTCAAGACATTTTGGTAATACTGGTGCTCCGTGATGGAATCGAACCAACGACTGATGCTTACAAGGCAACTGTTATACCATTTAACTAACAGAGCAAATTTGGTGGAGGTAGACGGGATCGAACCGACGACCTTTAGCTTGCAAAGCTACTGCTCTCCCAGCTGAGCTATACCCCCAACTTTTTACTTATCAGCGACCTTCTGTTCTTCAAGATACTTCTGAAGTTTTTCTTGATAGACAGTTTCGCTGAGACCGTGCCAACCGATACAATCGCCGGTGGGCGAACGACCACAACCACAAGTTCCAATCTTTTTACCTTCTTCTGCTACTCTTACCTGCATATTATTTTTCCTAAAAATTAAATCGTAATTATCTCGATATGCTTCCGATGCACTTTTGGTTTGAATTGCATCGCCCGTGATATCATTACGTGCAACCATGATTACTGATTACCTTGTGGAACATCACGGCGTGGTTTTTCACGCTTGGGTTGAATAGCCGCTGCTAATTCTGCCTGAACAGTCGAGCGAAGAAATTCACCTCGCTGATGAGAATCAATGATGAGAGCAGCAAATCTTTTACCTTGTTTACTCATTCTATAGTTTGGACCGGGTTTAAGCATTTATTTTTCCTTTTTAAAATTGGTGGTGAGTGTGGGATTCGAACCCACGGCCCGACTTTACATCGAACTCTTTCTTAGCAGGAAAGTGATTTAAACCAGCTCATCCAACTCACCGTACTATATGGTGCATCCTGAGAGACTCGAACTCCCGACAGCCGCCGTGTAAAGGCGGAACTCTACCAACTGAGTTAAGGATGCAAAATTGGTCCGGGAAGTGGGATTCGAACTCACGATCTCCTGCTCCCAAAGCAGGCGCTTTAAGCCAGACTAAGCTACACCCGGAAAAACTTACCATTAAAGAATAACATTGCACCCTATGGGATGGAGCGAATTTCTGAGTGGAGTTCGATTCTCCTCATAAGCCATTGCCCGCAGTTTTTTCAGAAGAGTAAGATGGCCCTATTCTTCGTAAGTCTATGCGTCCATAGACGATACCTGTCAATGTTATTTTTTAATGGTGCCCCAGACGAGACTCGAACTCGTACCCGAAGACTGGCTTCTAAGACCAGCGTGTCTACCAATTCCACCACCGGGGCAATTAACTACTTTGAATTTTTAACGAACAAGTGTATATTATATAGCCTTTGTTTGTTACTGTCAACCTTTATATGGCGCCTCTGGAGAGATTCGAACTCCCATAACCTGGTTTAGAAGACCTGGCACTGCTCCATCAGCAGAGGCAATTTTTTGGTACCCAGAGCGGGACTCGAACCCGCAGCGCCTACGACCTCAACATAGTGCGTATACCAATTCCGCCATCTGGGCATGGTACGGATGGAGGGACTCGAACCCTCAGTACTTAGATTTTAAGTCTAATACGTATACCAATTCCGTCACATCCGCATATCTCTCGGGAGAACTGTGCCTTCTCCCTTCCCTTATCATGAAACGCACAGTACACAATAAGGAGTACTCTGGTGCCGCCTCTAGGGATCGAACCTAGTTCCTCGGTGCTTCAAACCGGTGCTATGACCACATCAGCTAAAGCGGCATTAACATATGCAAACACACTAGCCACCGTCGAAGGACAATGCCGCAGGCTAAGCCCTAAGGTCTACGACCGTTCTTTCACTAATGTGTTTACATATGGTAGTTCCTACAAGAATTGAACTTGTGTCTATACCATGTCAAAGTATCGTTCTACCATTGAACTAAGGAACTATACATGGGGTGAAGTGGGGAATCGAACCCTCCCTTACTGTTTCACAGACAGCCGTGCAGCCATTACACTAACAACACCATTGTTGGTATCGCGTACGGGGATCGAACCCGCCTATCTAGGTTGAAAGCCTAGTGACCTCCCAGAAGTCCAACGCGATATTGTTTGGCACCCCAGGAAGGACTCGAACCTCCGACTCCTACGTTCGTAGCGTAGTACTCTTATTCCGCTGAGTTACTGGGGTATTGATCTTCTCTAATGCATCGCGACGCATTTTAAGCGGACGATGTTCATTGGGTCGATGTACGATAAGATACTCGACACCGTCGATATTCTCGGTCACACGGATATCGTCACAGACAAAATGCTCATTATTAAAACGATTTTTAAACATTGTTGCTTTCATAACAATCTCCTAGGATATGGCCGGCCTGGAGAGATTCGAACTCCCGACAGCTGGTTTCGAAGACCAGAACTCTTCCACTGAGCTACAGGCCGATATATGGTGCTCCTAACAAGAATCGAACTTGTATCGCATCCTTACCAAGGATGTGTTCTTCCATTTAACTATAGGAGCATGGCACGGGTGCTAGGGCTCGAACCTAGAATAACAGAGTCAAAGTCTGTGGTGTTACCATTACACTACACCCGATCAGAAATAAATTTGTTGTAGATGTGCCACCATCGTTATTGGCACCATTCACCTGGATTAACTAGCCCGGGCAGGACTCGGTACGTTACTTGGGATACCGGACCAGATAGTACGCCACCATGTACCCGGATCTTCCGATCCGTCGGGCATCGAACCCGCCACCTTCTACTATATCAGTCCTTCGAAGAAACCTTTATAGCGTGACTTTCTCTTGCTGACACTACAACAAAACTTGGTGCCCCTTGATGGAATCGAACCACCATTCCCGGATTACAAAACCGGTGCTCTACCATTAAACTAAAAGGGCGAAAATTGGTGGAGGCCCAGGGTATCGAACCCTTGTAGTCATGAATCTTGCAAGGATCCACCGCAGCCCTCTGCTGCCCCCAAATATGGTGGTAATGGAAAGAGTCGAACTTTCACAGCGCACCGTATGAAGGTGTTGCACTACCATTATGCTACATTACCATATAGAAACACACTCGACGGAGTAGCACCGTCCACCGACGCTCGTTGCCGGGCGTGGCTGCACCTTCTGCTAGGCTTGTACTTTGCCTTGAATGTGTTTTTATATGGTGCTAACGCTGAGATTACACGTTAGCTAATAGTGCCTCTAGCATTATACTGCACCTTGCGAGCACAGCTTCTCTAGACATCCACATAAGCCCTTGCGGTACCTATGTCCACTATCAGCATCGCCGTTTTTAAAGACAGGCAGTAGTCTTGTCGTCATATGCTATTCTACGCTATCTATTCCGTTAACCTTGCGAGCTATTCAGGTGCGCTAACACCTTACGAAACTTCCAGCATAAACAGATTTCACCTTGCGAGCTACGTCTGACTTAGTTGGCTTGCGCCCTAAGTATTAGATGCTTTTCACATATGACCGAGGCAGTCTTTGCTTTTTTGAACGTTAGAAGGAGTTGAACCTTCAGCCGTCTCCTTAACAGGGGAGATGCACTACCAATTGTGCTATAACTGAACCTACTGCGATGTGCTGCCTCTGTTGCTCAATAAAGTTTTGCTCTACTGAATACAACACACCACGTACCTTTTGCCTCGCGAGCTACTCAGTCGTTCTTCGCGATCGGCGTCAACGTATTGCTACGTTACCACTAACCACTCAAACTGCGCTCGACCCCTTAGACGCGACTCTTCGGAACCGAACACTACCCTTTCTCATACCAACTAACTGATTGGTTTTGTAGTGAGGTCAGCACCACCTGTTACTCTCTATCTGCTTGCGTTACCTTGCGGCGCTTGAGCAAACATTCTTTCCACTACATCAGCTTTGCTGTTACATCCACCGGTCTTATCAGTGAACGCTCCGTCACCGGAGTGAGCAGGCTTGCTTAAATGAACCATCGCTGGCAGACTTATGTAGGCATACATCTGTTGGCTCCCTCACAGGAGTTATTCTTCGTAAGCGGCGAACCGCCTACAGGACATTAAGCTGCCCTTGAATTCTTTACCATATAGAAACACACTGGCTGTTGCTTGTCATTGTCTTTAACTACCTCTCGGTGGCGGTAGACCGGTGTGTTTTTATATGGTAGGAGCACAGGGATTTGAACCCTGGACCAACGGATTAAAAGTCCGCTGCTCTACCGCTGAGCTATACTCCCATATGGTCCCTGCAGTGAGATTTGAACTCACACCTCATTGATTAAGAGTCAAGTGCGCTACCATTAACGCTACACAGGGTCGTCGTACTAGATGATTTACTGTGCCAACCCTGGACCATACGGAGTACCAGGGCGACACTAACGTTTACCACGTTTCATGCCATTCTCCTTTTTTCAGTTTTAGTATTGTAACTTCACTTTAGATGTTTGTCAATCCAAATTAAACCTATGATAACCAAAATAACAACTGCCAATGCCCCATTTTGATTTCTCCTTATAATGGTGCCTGTTCCAGGTTTCGATCCTGGTACCTCCGCCTTATCAAGACGATGCTCTCCCGATTGAGCTAAACAGGCATTATACCATCTGGTCAATGTTGCTACCACGATTATGTGTTTCTAAAGTTCCTTTATCAGTATACAGCGTAATCTGATAGGATCTATGTTCGACTACGGTAACATCATTGCTCTTGGGATAATCGTAGGTAGTGCGTTTTTCTACTGTTTGGAAACCGTCTCTCCAACCGTAATAGGTAACTGCGCTGACTTCCATGACTATCTCCTTATATGGTGGAAGCGGTGAGATTCGAACTCACGGCCCTATTTCTAAGACGTCGGTTTTCAAGACCGGTGCAATAAACCAGACTCTGCCACGCTTCCTTAACTTGGTACCCCTACTCCGATTCGAACGGAGAACAACTTCTCCTTTTGAGAGAGACGACTTTACCAATTTGTCCATAGGGGTATATATGGTGCCTCTGGCAGGACTCGAACCTGCACACGCCGGCTTATCTGGCCGGTGCTTTGGCGAGGTATAAGCTCGCGTCTTTACCAATTAAGCTACAGAGGCATAAACTTGGAGCACAGGGTCGGATTCGAACCGACGGTTTTAGAGTTTTGCAGACTCTTGCATTGGGCCTCTCTGCCACCTGTGCATATTGAATTATTGGCATCCCGGGAGGGACTCGAACCCCCACAAACAGTTTTGGAGACTGCTATGCTGCCATTACACCACCGAGATAATGGAGCGGGAGACGAGTCTCGAACTCGCGACCTCAACCTTGGCAAGGTTGCGCTCTACCAACTGAGCTACTCCCGCAATAAAACTGGTACACCGTAGGAGAATCGAACTCCTCTTACCTGCGTGAAAGGCGGGTGTCCTAACCGATAGACGAACGGTGCAAAACTGGCTCCAGAGGGTGGGATCGAACCACCGACCAATTGATTAACAGTCAACTGCACTGCCGCTGTGCTACTCTGGAATAAAACTTTGGCGGTCCCAAGGGGTAACGATCCCCTTCTTCGACAGTGACAGTGTCGTGTGCGTCCATGAACACTTTGAGACCAAATCTTACATCGTGCCGCGATAGGTTACGCGACAACGTTCTTGACCACCGAATTGAGCCTGTGCAATCCTAACAGCGTCACCTGAAGAATTAGCATTAACTGTAGTTTCGAAATGGTTAATAGTTTCGGAGATAAAAGCACCATCGGTGCCACCGCCTGCATAATAACCAACTTCAACAAATACTCGATGAACTTGCATTTTGGAACCTTTTCTAAGTTTCTCAGTGTTATTAGTATAGCACCAAACTCAAAAAATGTCAACCTAAATTTTGGTGGAGCCTGAAGGAATCGAACCTAATTGCCAGCCACCCTACATATTAAGGCAACGGATTTACAGTCCGCCGTAGGGATCAAGCTCCATGATTTGTAACACTCTCCGCTATGCTTTTTGACGCCGTCGTAAGGCGAAAGAAGAGTGTGTATTAAAGTATACTGCTCATCGGCTTGCGCCATTTGACTGTTCGGCAATATACTTTAATACGCTACCGTTTTACACATCTAGGTTATCGCCCTAGACTTACCATCAGGTAGGCCGCCCACATTAGTAGCAGGATGTTTAGAGTGCCCTGCAGGGTCGCGTTCCCTATCGCACTTTACCGCTGAACCTTATCGATCAGTATGCCAGAGAAGATTACTCTTCTCTAAGGCATCTCTGAGCTTTTGGGCTCGATCAAACTTATCTTGAATAAGTTTGCGTGTCTGTTCATCACTTAGAGTATAAGCAGACACGTAAGCCTGTTCAACGATTTTTTTGTTCAATTTAGTGTAATCAATTTCTTTGTGTTCCATTTTTTCCTTTTAACAAACAAAAACCCCAGGGTTTTTAATCCTGGGGTCCTTTGAAGTTTGAGTTTACTTTACGGTTAACTCATGATCTCCGCGGACCCCGATTCTGGTGTACGATCATTAGATAGACTAATCTCACATACTGACCAATAAGAGGGCATAAAGCCTCCCAACTGGGCTATGTGTTTAACTTGTCTATGTAACGACGTTGCTTTCATTTGCTTCTCTGTTTCCTTAAATTGTTAGGAGAATTCCTAACTCATGTGTCTATTATATACTTAATTAGTTCTGCTGTCAACCACTTTTGGTAAAATTGACTAACCCTAAGGGTTATTGCATCTCTAACAAGTCTATCTATTGTATAGTCAGTTTATTTATATGTCAAGAAAAATATCAGCAGTTTATGTGGCTTTTTCGCCACATTTGGTGCTATTAGGGATAGCGGTTACCATCACATCGTGAAAGAAGTCTGGAAACCAAGGTACATCGACTCCGAATACTTCCTTGAAAAATTTCTGACCGATATGATACCATCTAGCATCGTGCTTCTTGGCATACTTGAGGATTTCGATGTTCATCAGTCTGATATTGTGATTCATCCCGATGCTGTCTACATAATGATCATAGTTTGGATACTTGATAGTGAATCCACCGATCTGATGCCACCAAGCACTGCTGACTTCGTCGGGACGATATACCAAGACGATCCAATCTTCCGGATACATCTCTTTGATACGATCGAGCTGGAAAGCCCACTCGTGGCTCTTTACAATTCTAGTACCACCTGGAGTTTTCCAGGGACTGTCTAGATAATCTGCATCTTCTAACTTGGCCGCATATTCCATGCCTGTTCCGAAATATGCACCTTTGTGTCCTGCAGGCATCCCTGAGTGTGCTACGCAATGAGCGAATTCTCTTTCGTCGTTTCTATCTGAAATATTCATCCCTGGAACATTTGATTCGATATGTTGGGCCAGACCACTCCAACGACTACCAGGAACACCTGTAAAAAAAATTCTTTTGGGAAGCATACGATACCTTTTAGTTAGGCAAGTATTTATGAAGTATTATAGGAGGAGGAAAAAAAATTATAGAGCGTCCATCCAATCAAAATTTTGATTGAATATTCTATCATTGACCTGTAGAAGCTTATCTAGGTCTTCGGGCAACATAGGAACTTCTTGACGTTCTGGATGCCAGATTAGACCCCAGATTGGTTTTTCTTTGTGCTTAAAACCTTCTATGTAACCTTCAGTGTCAACTGCGATGGCATCGTAGTCTTGGCCTAGTTTAGTTATGGTACTGCCGTGGAAGCTATTGACTATGACGTTTCTGCCGTCGAGCTTGACGATGTGTTCTACGTTTCTGTGACCTTCGATATCTACGACTTCGGCACCGGTCAACTGTGCGATGAAGAAAGCGCCATGGCATACACCTAGCACTGGTATGTTATTTTTTACTGCGTAATTAAATAAGCCTGCTTCGGTACGAGATCTCGCAGCAGTGGCATTGCCTCCGCTGAGGATCAACATATCGAAATTATGGAAAGTATCGCTATTGATATTAGGAACAGGTATAATTTCGTGGTGTCCCACGAAACTATACCAATCCTGTGTTAAGCAATCATGAGCTAGTTCGCTGTTTCCGAGGTGATATTCAGATTGGCTGATAGCTATTTTCACGCGATATCCTATTTAGGCAGTAGTTTTCTCGTAACCGTAGGCATCCTTCATCAACTGAAGGCTGCTTTCTAACTCAACTGTGTTCTTGCAGTTGATGTCGAAAAGGTCCAAACGCATCTGAGCAGCAATACTTAGAGCGTGTTGTTGCTTTTCAATTGTATCGCATAACTGCATTAGTCTACGACGACCTAATTGGCTATGGAATTTTTCATCCTTAGCAATTTTTGCATATGTTTCTGCGATGAACTGATCTTCAACAGTCTTAGCCATCATAGCCCAGTTACGTGCTGCGCGGCCTTCTGCTAGGAGTTGATATACGCCTAGGGCGATTTCATCATTCTGGCAGTTGTACTTCTCTAATAGTTTTGCACCCTTGATGTCTTTGTTCTTGTTTAGTTCGAACTCGACAGCTGCCTCTACGTCAACTGGCTCACCACCTAGGTACTCTACTACACCTTTTACCATACGGAAGTGATTGGCTTCGTCTAGAGCCTGCTTGCTTAGAAGCTGTAGCTCTTTTGGATCCATGTCAACTGGAGCATTAGCGATGGTGTTGCAGATTTCGATAAGGTTCATTCTTTCACAAACCATACGACCTTGGAAGTGCTTGGCCAATTGCTTCTTGTCAGAAACACTCTTGTAATATGCTTCTACTTGTGCTTCAGAAGCTTGGAAAAGAGCTTCGCTGTCTGCTTCGATTTTAGCAACAAACTCTTTTACATCTGCGCTAAACTCAGAGCCATCGGATACCATCTTTTCTAGTTCTGCTGTATCATACTTGATCATAATAATGGTTCCTCTATGATTAATAAATTGCTTTTAGTTCTACAGTCTCATGCTTGCCAGCAATCCAATCTTCACCGTAGTACTCTTGGATCATTTTACGACTTTCTTCAATAGCGATGTTACCACCACAGTTGATGTCATAAAGATCTTTTCTCATTTTCTTTGCTAGTTCACGAGCATACTGCTGCTTTTCTTCTGTGTCTAGCATCTTTGCTAGGCTGGTCTTACCTAACTTAGCATGAAATCTCTCGTCTGCTGCGATCTTAGCATATGTTGTGCTTAGAACAGGGTCAGTTAAAGAATCTGCCATAACTTGCCAGTTGCAGCTAGCGTGGCCTTCAACGATAGCTTGATATAGTGCTAGAGCGATTGGATCGTTCTCGCAGTTATATCTTTCTGCTACGCGAGCGCCTTTGGTCTTTAGATCTGCTAGTTCTGTTGGAACTGCTGTAGCAAGATCAACATCGTAACCACTGACGTAAGGAACGATATCAAAAACCATACGATAATGATTGGCTTCGTCTAACATCTGCTTAGCCAATGAAACAAGTTCTTTTGGATCCTTGTCTAATGGTGCTGCTGCGATGGCTTTGGCGATTTCAACCATGTTCATACGCTCGTTGACCATTCTACGCACGAAGTTATTGTATAGTTTTTCCTTGCTGGGGTTACTGTCATAGAAAGCCTTGATTTGAATTTGGCTTGCTTTGTAAAGAACTTGGTTCTCTTCCCATAGTTCTTCTACGAATTGTTCACCGGTCATCTGCATGAAAATTTCTCCTAAATTAAAGCATGAATGCTTATGATATTTATTTATTCGAAACTTTCAAATACCGGATTCTTGTGCGATTAATAGGTGTTTTCCTATCTCAAAAAGCCCAATACTACCAGGTAAATCCAGGGCAGAAACGTGAATTTGCGCGGTTCCGTCAGCGTCCATACTAGCAGCCACGAATTCTTTGATTTCGCCTTTTTCTACTAAATCCCTGACATAGTCTATCACCTCTAGCATATCCTGTTTGCGTTTATCTTGTGTTTCGTTATTGATACTGATAACTTTCATAATTTATCCAAATATATGATCTGCTATGCCTAACTCAATTACTTCTTCTGCAGAAAGGTACACATCACTGGCAGGCAGCAATTTGCTCTTGATTTTTGACGGGGCTAAGCCTGTTGCTGTGCGTAGTATATCAACCATTTTTTGATTACACAATTCACCATCGCGCATGGTCGCTTTTAGGTCGTGATGTTTACCACTGAGATTGTCTGAATACTGATGTATCATAAAACTGGTATTTTTAGCTGCATACCTCTGGCCATTTGTGCCTGCGGCAAAAATAAGGAAGGCCGCACTCATCACAGAACCTATGCCTATCACACGTATAGGATGGTTGCTCTGGTTCATGATATCTATCAAAGCGAATGCCTGATAAAGATCTCCGCCCATAGAGTTAATATATAGAGTAAGAACTTTTTCTCTAGAGTCAAAATTCTCGTAGGTTATCCATTTAATACAATTTCCAACAGTTTCTTCGTCTATTTCGCCCTGTAGAAAGTGTACAGAATTTTCGAGTAATTTTAGGTTGACCCTATCTTCAGCGTTAAAATCGTCGATTTTTTTCACGGTGCGTTCCTGGTTATGATTACTTATCATAATAGCATCAGTTTATACTAGAAAACACCCGCGATGTATCCGATGATAGCGATATAGGTAAGATAGTGTAATAGCTGGTCAAAACCCAGAAGCCACCAAAATTGCTCATGAGTAGTAGGTGCCAATTTATAATGGCTGTTGATTTTTACTTTGGCCCAATCGATATGATAATGGAGCACCATATCAATTATCGAAATGATTATCGCAGTATATAAAGTAGGTACAAAATAAAAGACACAGATCAGCGTACCTAGTCCGTGCAAGTATGAATGAGTGATTCCTCCCAGATGACCATAGATTCCTTTGTTCGAATATTGGAATCTTGTCTGAAGAGGAAAATCGACTATGAAATGTTTAATCGATAACAGAGCAAATAATATGAGAATTTCTATCATACGATTTTGCCTAGTCCTAGCCAAATAAGTTGATCAAGATCTGTTTGGTAATTTTGACCTAATCGACGTTTTTCATAGATCGCGGATAAGATATCTTTTCCGTCTCCGAAGTCGGTAACGCCTGTACCACGGCTTTCCAACTCTTCGAGGAGATCGTCTGTGTCGAACTCTGAGAGATCAACATCTACTTCGACGCTGGTATAGATTGTTTTATACATTTCGTTCCTTGGCAAGTTCACACATTAACATAAAATGATCGTAGGCTCTGCGTACACTTTCGTGCTGCATGAGTTTATCTGCTTCTTCTTGCATGGCCTTGATGCCTGCTTCTGCACAGTCGTGAATACTCAATCCGCGAAGGGTACTGATTTCATCTCCAAAGGCTTCGGACAAAGCATTCCACGCCTTTTTTTGATTTTCAGTGATAGGAGTGCTGGGAGGACGTAGTTCCGAAGCCTTTGAGATAGCTCGACAGATAGCGTCCTCAGCGACACGGCCGGCAGCGATCATCGGAGCATATGCAGGATTGATGTTAAAACGACGACTAGTTCCTCCAGGATAAGACATCACCAAATGACTACCTTTAGTAAAACTATCCATGAAGTCGCTGTCGTATTCTGCTACCGGTACATACTTTCTACCGACTTTTTCATAGAATATTTTTTTCATCGTACTTCTTCCAACAGTTGTTTTCTTGATCCCAATGTCTAGTATCGTAGATTGAAAAACCTACAGCATAGCCAAAAACGCCCAAGCTAAATCTTATTCCTGCATGATCTTGTTTAGTAGTAAATTCAAAATCCAAATCTACAAGCATACCGTCGTAGAAAGTATGTTCTAATTCCCAGGCTGTATGTTTGGTTATTTTACCAAAGACACAGCCCAAATTTTTAAAACGATCTTTGCTCCAAGGATTGCGGATTTCTAAACGGAGTTTTATCATTCTGGTAGCGGACTGAAGCGACTTAGAAAACTTTCTTTATAACAACTGTATTCTCGTACTTCTTCGTTCTTTAGTTTTTCAGCCCTGTAATAGACCCAATCATTGCCGTCTATAGTTGGTGTTGCTAACACCACAAACTGTTCGCCATTACTGGCCCACCATCTGCTTCCTGATTTTATCTCCATATACGCTCTCCTTAGGTTTTAAACACTTCCGTAGCCTCCATGTCTACGTTCTCTACCATATGTATCATAAATCTATAGGCATCCCAGGCTTTCTTGACACCTTCACTATCACTGTTTGTGGTAGGAAAGATATCGACCCAAACAGAGTTTTCAGGTTGAGCATGTCGATGCATACCTTGTGCCCGAGGTTGTAAAATACGATTAGTATCCCAGAGCTGTCTAGCTACCTCTAGACATTTTTCATTATCCAGCCCAAGCAGATATCCTCGTTCAAACATATAGTTATTAATAACATTATCTAATTGTTCAGACGTTTTGACATACGTGGCGGTGATAAGAAATGCTACATCATCTATGCTAACTTCTCCGTTTACAATATCTCGAATACAACGACCTAGACTAAATCCGATTTTCATTCTTTAACTCCGAAATGTTCTTTGATGGCTCGACCAGTTGCCGCATCGCCGTTGAACACAGCAAGTTTTATGCATTCAAATACGATTAAATCTGCTAACATCTCCATACGATGTTGACAGTCTTCACTTATATTTTTATGTAATCCCTTGCTACGCATTAGATCAGCGATTCGCTTGTTCATTTGGATTGTTGTATCTTGTTAAGAGTATCCATCATCATTTTCATGCTGGACTCAAGTTGTTTTTGAAGTTGCTCGGGGCTTTGTGTAGGCAAGCAGGCTGTAGAATATTGAGCTGTTTTTTGCAGCATGGCCTGCTCTCTAAGGCAATTACCTTGAGTATCAAAAGTGGCCAGTGGAGTGACGATACCTAGATTAGTAATAAGCACCAATTGGTATAACATGTTAACCTCTCTCAGCAGTGAATATAATACATTATACAATCAAACTGTGAGAAAGTCAACTCCATTTAAGAGCGAACATAGAAGCATCCTGTTCGCTTTGGAAATACCATGCTCGGCAATCCGATTCTCTGATATCACGGAACTTGTTTTGGCAATGCTCCATACACCAAGTTAATTTTTCGTTGAAGTCGTCGTCGTTTTCCAAACGAACAACAAAATACGAACCTAGGATAGACATCAGTTTATTATCTTCCAACAATACAGACCCGATCTTTTTATGAGCCATATTCAAGAAAGATTTTGGACTATCACTTACCATATCTCAACAACCATTCTGTAAGTGCCGGCCCCATTAGTTTAGCTCTTATCTGATATCTGTATCCATAGCTTAACTGATCTGCCATTCTATACCAAGTAGGAGTATCGCAGGCATTCTTCATCACCCACTGCCCTATTTCGCTCTTTTCCCATTCATAGAGAGGTTGAGCAGCATAGAGATCCGGGTCGTCGACATCCCCCATTGAAAATTCATGAACTACAATAGTCTTGACTTCTTCCACTCTATCTCCCACTAGCACGTACTTAGTCATCGGGGGCTTATAGATTCTGTCTTTGTGACATTCGAAGTACCGGTCCGCAAGATACTGATCAACCTGGGACGTTCTATCCGTCGCATTAGGCCAGGCGATACTTTCCTTAACACGACCCATAATCTATTCCTCAATTCGTAATATATCAAAAAGCTCGGCATACTCTACCTCTGGTTCCATATGAAATCCTGTACCCCATACTACCCAAAACTTACGTTTATAAACTCTACGGCCCCAGATATAATTTCCACTGACGGTTTTCACAGGCCACCATGCGAATACTTCCATCCAGGGATAACAGTCGCAGCCGTCATATATTCTTTGTGTTATTTCCATTTTAAGATAAAATTCACAGCATCTACATTATTTTCAAAGATATATTCTGAACCCTTACGTTCATAGGGATGCTGACAATTATCTTCCACCCATTTCAATACATCAAGAGCATGATCTCGATTCTCAAACCTCGGCAATAAAACTCTCGTCCAGCCCAAACCTACAAGCATACCCCAGAGTATTTCTTTGTCTATTTCGCTCTGCATCTGACTGCTGAGTTCTTCCACAATCCATTGCTCTAGATTCGACATTTTATATCCTTTTCGAACACCGCCCAACCTAGTCTACTCTTGGGGGTGTTCTTGCGAGCCTGCACACAGATATAACCGTCATCATCTACAGTCACACTCCATTGATAATACCTGTCACTGTAAAGATAGTCTCGTAACTGTGCTACCAATATAGCAGGTCTTTTTAGATCTAGTTCTACTTCGGATAGTTTAGAAGTTTTACTCTTAAGTATTTCTAAGAGTTTCAGCTTTTCTAGATTATCTTGATTAATAGGAGTGAACTCCGCCCGGTCGTAGAGACTGTCTATGATCCCCATACAAGCCAGAGGTGCAAATGCTTGATCTCTAACTTTATTGAAATCATACTCGCGGATGATGACTTTGCGTCTTAGAGTTCTTACAGCCATCTTAATATAAACCTCACACGTTGTTCCTCGTCACGAATCCGCCAAATGTCCATGCCAGCGACACCATACTTGTGACCTTCTAACACTATGCCGTGTTTTTCAGACCAATCCCAAACTTCTTGTCTTATAGTAGACGGTAAGGGAATGTCTTTGCTGTCGTAGTTTAGCACATAACCTCTGCCAATATCTAAATGATTTAACGCCATTTTAATACAAACATCGTTCTGTCTGCCTCATTCCGAAACCAAAACTTACGAGCATTCTTATACCAACGCTGTGCTGGCTCCGGTGCCTTACTCTCTCCCCAAATCGGCTGTGTGTCATTGCCGAATGTTTCGTAGCACCATGCTTCCATCTCTAACCAGTTACCACCAATGGGTTCTGCTGTATAATAACGAGCACCGTAGACTTTGCCTTCCGATAGTATGATATCTTCTATAGGACGACTATGGATATCATTCATCATTCGTTGAAGGGCAGCGGCAGAAACGGCACTCTTACCCGAATTACGTCCTGTGATTTGTATTAGACCACGACCTTTATATTGTGTCATTTTCTTCAATAACTCCGATTGCCAAGGTTGTAAGTTCACGATGCCCACCTTAGACAAAACATCGTAAACTCTTTGCTGTCTTTGAAACACCAGGTACTGGTCGAAGCGTTGAAATACCAGTTAGGCTCGTAGTAACCACCGTGATAGAGTTTTTCCTCACACCAGCGATAGGCTTCATCACTGTCGCCTTTGATACGAGTTTGAAAGGGCCAAATGTTTTTGTTCATCACTCTCATTTCAACTTATTTCCTTCTGCACCACCCCATTTGAGCATGAACAGCATGGCGTCTCTTTCTTCAGCGAATTGCCAATAAAGAGCATGTATCGTTTGTGCTCTCCAAAGCCCTTCACAGTTTTCTTCGCACCATGTTTTCATTTTAGGAAGAGTTTCGTAGCCTACTTGATCGAAGTTTATGCGATGACTAAAGGTGGCACGAGCTCTTGTTGCCAAGATCTCGTTCACACTAGCCACCCTTAAACCTTTAGTTAATCCAGTCACTATATTTCAATAGGAAAAAAGTTTTCTTGCTTTCGTCGAAGAAATCGAGATATATCTTGATAGTCTGCCGACCCAGCCCACTCCAATCATTTTCTATATCAGGATTCCAATCCGTGTGTCTGCGATCGGTAAATCCTAAGACTTCGCGCATCTTACTCCTGCTTAACATCACACTTTTTGGCTGTGTCTGGATTAGATGCTGACGTAATTTTTTCCAACTGTCTTCTGATAAAACAACAGATTTCACAACCACCTCAATTGAAAAATCACTGCTTCCTGGGAGTCTTTGATGTAAACTGTGTACATAGGATCTCCGCTGTTAAATCTATGAGTGCATTCAGCAGTGGGACAGTTATTAAACATCCAGGTTTCGAACTCGCAATCGTCTTCGGGATATACCCAGCAGTACCAACCACGAGGGGGAGGATCTGCCGGCCACTGACTACCCGGATTAGGGCAGGTCTTGCCGTCTTCGAATCTCCAATGATGGATGAGCGTTTGTTTTTTAATTTTCAAGACCATGTTCTATGATTTTCAGCTACCCATTCATTGCCGTCATAGTCGCCGATGTGCCAGTCAACATCACTAGGTATTTCTACGATTTTTAGATTGGCATGAGCACCGTTAGCGGACATACCCAAACTCTTAACGACACTGACTAGATAAGGATCATCTCGTGCGATATCAGACTCATAAAAGCCGGGATCAGTGATTCCTGCTAGTCTTTTATATTCGTCTATGGCTCTTTTGCTCAGACTAAATCCTCCGTAACAGGTGTTGATTACCACACGGCGAAGACCTCGCATTTCTTCTATGAGCTTTTCAGGAGTTATTTCCATTTGAGAGAAAACCATTGTGCATCCTTTTCGTCAGCAAAAATATATTGTGCGATTTGATCATATTCATAAGACACATCAGAAACATCCTGAATATAAAAAGAAGTAAAACTAGAACACTGATCCTGTGCCCAGGCACAGGCTTCTTGAAAATAATTCTGTGCCTGGTCATAGTCCATGTTGCGATCATTTAGATACACATCGATCATATTTCTATGACTTTCATCATGTCCCAACCAGTATCCTCATAGCCATCATAGCCTCTGGGATTACACACGATCCTAGTACTGCCTATGACATAGTCAAAAGGATGATGTGTATGACCATGAGTCCAAAGAACGATGTTAGGATGATCTAGTATGAACTCACTTAGATCGCTGTGATAACCACCGTTCATGATATAATCATGTGCATACTGCGGATGACAGCTCAAGTGACTCGGGGTGTGATGTCCCACCACCACAAACTTTTGTTCAGGAGCCTGTGTATCTAGAACAGTCTTAAAGTAGTCTAGAGTCTTGCGATGTCGTTCTGCGATATCAGCAGGTTTAAGTTTACGGAATCCGGCATAGTCATGTCGAATGATTCTAAAATCGTTCATCATATCTGCTAGAGCATGAAGTGTAAACGGATCATGTTTGTTACAGTCAGTCCACAGAGTAGCACCCATAAACATAATACCATCTATGGTCTTAACATCTTGTTCTAGAAAATACACATTATCGAACTTGGCACATTCTTCACGTAGATAATCAAGACTGGCAAAAAACTTACCATGATAAAATTCGTGGTTGCCGGCAACATAGATAACGTGAGGGAACTGAAAACTACAACGCTTGAGGAAGTCGCGAAAGCGAAGAGCAGTTTCTTGTCGACGTCCTATGCCCTGGGCATTTGGTGGATCCCAAAGGCTATCAACCGTAGGATGATCATGGAGATCTTGAGCGACCATGATGTCTCCGGACAGGATCAACACATCAGTGTCGCCTGCATTTTGGATGTTGATATCTGCGAATTCTAGATGCAGATCTGATACGATTTGGATACGCATTTTGCTCACTTTGTTAGAAATATGTGTATATTATAGCACCAGTTAAAGATCCTGTCAATCAGTTAAATACACGTACATAACCCGGGAGCGAAACGATGGGAGATTTTTTCAAACTGGTCGCGGAATTGGGATTTCCAATCGCGGCTGCAATGGGAGCAGGATACTTCGTATTCCTAACGCTCAAATTTATTTTGGCTGGTGTTACATCTAGTGTTAATGGTATCAAAGGTATCATTGGTGCATTGGATAACAGAGTCAAAACCATGAATCACGATGTGATTCGAATCGACACAGTGGTTTCGAATGCATTGGGTCTTAGACCCGATGTAGAACGTATCGCTCGTGCAGATGGAAAGAATGATGCTAGAAGAGATTAAGCATGGAACTTAGCCTGCTGTTCGAATCCTTTTTGGTTTTTTATCTCCTCGAATGCTTGGTATTGGTTGGAGCAGCATTATACTATTATCACGAACCCAAAATGCAACCTAGGAAAATTTGGGATCCGTGGGGATTTTGGAAGGAATAAAAATGTTATACATTGATTATACCTGGGATTGTAGCGAAAGAGGCATCATCCTAGACGAGGAATTTAACAGTGATAGACTAGGTTGGAAAGGCGGTGATTATTTCCAACTCATCAATATTAACGGAAGGCAAATTTTAAGAAAGGTAGGAGATGTACAGCAGTTCATACTCAAAGGAGCGGAAAAAAATGAACAAGTATGAAGTATGGTGGGATTCTTTATCTCCACAGATGCAGAAGTATATCAAGGAGCAACCGGTTTGGCGCGACAAAGATTTGTATAAATCTCTAGCCATAGGAGTGGTCATAGGATTTTTAGTTGGTCTCGTAGTAGGCTATGAATGGGCATGGAGACCAGTTGAACAATCTTTTAGACCTTTGATCGGATAATGGACTCGACGATCATATTATTCGGAATAACTTACATTTTGGCTACGATCGCTCTGGTATTTGCCGTCTATGCCTGTATGTCTTATAAAGAGATAGAAAAAGAACTTAATGATACTAAAAAAAGGCAGTCAATGAGTGCATGGAATTATTATCACGACAAAGCCAAAGAAAAACCCGTGAAAAAAAATCCAAATACACCATTCAACAATATCTAGGAGAAATAAATGGATCCAGTAGAATTAGTTAACAAATACGGTTTTCCTATCGTCGCTGCCGGCGGTATGGGATATCTTATTTTCTACGTATGGAAGTGGGCCACTACTGAAATCAAACCTGTGCTCAGCGAAGCTAATACTACCTTAATCGCGCTTATTGATCGTATTCGTATGCTTGATAATGATCTTATAAGGCTTCAACAGAAGGTTAATACTACTCTGCATCTAAGAGGCAAGATTATTGAAAGCGAACGTGTGCTTGAACAGGTCAAGGTAGACAAAGAAGCCAATCAAAAATTTGACGAAGCTGCTCACATAGATGATAAAAAGTCAGCGGCCAGCGGAGAAGGTTAATAGCTACTGGCTAGCTTATAGGCTTCAGGAATACGAGTTCTAGTATTCTTTGAATTCAATAGGACGACTATGCGTCGTCCTATTTTTGTATCTAGCATCATAACTATACAGCCCCCTGATGCTCTGATATAACCAGTTTTGCTAATGATAAAATCATTTTGAGCGACTAACGGATTAGTATTCTTAAACACTAGGAATTTTTTCTTGTTCTGTATCTTAACCGCAGACATATTGCTGGCTTCTACGATTTCACTATAATGCTCTGCTGCTCTGACCAATTTAATTAGATCGTAGGCTGTGCTAGAATTCATTACTCCCAGACCAGTGGGGTCGACAAAGTTGGTATCAATCATGCCCAGATATCTGGCCTTAGCATTCATAGCCGAGACACAGGCGGGTCTTCCTCCCGGATAATGATTGCACAGTTTTTCCGAAGCTCTATTATCAGAATGAACGATAGCCAGTTGTATCAGTTCTTTTCTAGTATAGGGTCGGAAGTATTGATCTAGATCTTGATGAGCATCAAGTACCACCATGACAGTCATCAGTTTTGTAATACTGGCTATGCTTCTGCGTTCATGCATGTTTTCACTCTGAATGATATCCCCATCACCGTTGGCTACTAACCAAGCTGTAGCAGTGATATCTTTAGCATAGCTCTGTACTGATAACAATATCGTAAATAGAAATAAAGTTATTTTTACCATGGTCTGCAAATGTTAACGGTTTTGATTCCGTTAAGACTAAATTGTTTTAAGAAGTTTTCCATGTCTTCGTTGACACTGATCAACTTAGCTGGATATATAAACTTATATTGTAGCATCAACCATACAGAATAGTCAAACCACCAATCCAGTGGAGTATACATCATTTTTCGTGGGCGATAAATTCGCCATTCCAATTATCGCCTAGATCTTGCTGTTTCATAAAACTACAACGGTCAATCCAGATATCGTAGTACTTGTCCATTTGTCCACCGAAGTTACCCTTTAGTTTTTCGCACATAGCGGCTGCTTCGTCAAACTTCTTGGCCTTGTACAAGGCATGCATCCTATCATGTTGTTCTCGATCTTTTGTATAATCTTCACCATGAGTGCGCAACACAGTATAGATCAGATCTGCTACACTCTTACCTTTTGGTTGTAGGTTGTCTAGTAGCAAATAAAAGAAATCATCCTTGGTACGCTTATAAGTTTCAGCACCAATGATACACAACACACCGTAGGCCTTACAACGTGCTTCTAGACGAGCCGCAGTTGAAACCATATCACCTAGGATGTCGTAGCCGTGTCTTGCAGTTGATCCCATCTCACCGATATATCCGTCTCCTGTATTGCAACCCCACCCCATTGCGGCAGGTGGTAGACCTTTTGCTTCCATTTCTTTTGTATAAGCGTCTACTCGATCTAACATCTCTAGTCCTACCCTTACAATAGTATGTGCATGGTTAGGATCTTCTAAAGGAGCACCATGTATGTGCATTGATGCATCACCTACATACTTGAGCACCATACCGTTGGCATCAATGATAGGAATAGTAATAGCATCCATATATCCGTTCATATACTTGGCCAGACCTTCAGGCCCGCCATTGCCTGGCTTGTCAAAGTGTTCACCGATAGGAGTAAATCCACGCAGGTCACTGAACATAACTGACACATCTTTCTTAACACCTTTCTTGATTAAGTCTGGATTTTCTTGTAGAAGTCTAACAACTTCAGGTGAGCAGTAGCCAGCGAACTGTTTCTTGATTGCCTGCTTCTGTAAGAACTCACTTACAAACTTGACGCCATAGGCATGCAGAGCGACCATGAGTAGGCCAACTCCAGGGGCAGTAGCGTCAAATAACCATAGATAGAGATCGAACACAATCCAACTGCCAACAGCAGTGCCAGAGATAAGAATAATCGTCGTTGCCAAACCTGCATATACATACCTCGTTAAAAATATCAATAATATACCTGCTAGAGCCAGTGTTAAGATTTCAGCACCGTCGGCATAATCAGGGCGTTGAATAGTGACATTGTTGAACATCGTTCCAACTACCGCAGCCTGTGCTTCGTGCGGCCATATGCTGCCGACTGCTGTGGGCACAGGATTACCTAGACCGGCTGCGGCTACTCCTACGATAACTACAGCACCATTTAAGTCTTTAGGAAGATCTGTCATAGACACTGAGCGACTCTTCTGGCTCCAATCAATCCACACACGGCCTAGAGGATCTGTAGACACAGGACCGTAGGCAGGTATACGCATCTTTTCAACACCACCTTCAAACAGTTTGATCTGTGTAGTAGTATCCCCAGATGCCACTCTTAGTATCTCCATAGATAGGCTAGGATATACTTTGCCGTCGACAGACACTATCAGTGGCATGCGACGATTAACTCCATCTACTTCTGGTAGTGTGTTGACCGTACCTACTCCTACTGCTCTGCTTTCTAAATCCGGAACATTAGCTATGATACCGGGATACTGCACTATCATATCCTGGAAGTCTGCACCTATCACAGCCGTACCTGGTTGTCGAGGCATATTTTTATTTCGATCTGCGGGCATGTTAGGCAACACCACAGGAAACTCATTAAGTGTGGCTGCTAGAGCTCCGTCACCACCTTGTCGATCTGGTTCGGTCATCAGCACGTTGAAAACTACTAGACCTGCTTTTCTTTTATAAAGATCTTCGATTAGATCGGCATAAATGTCTCGCTTAAATGGCCACTGGCCGTATTTCTCTAAGGCCGACTCATCTATGTTTACAGTAACGATGTTATTTTCTGTAGGTGCTTTACTAGTGATCAGCGTGTCGAAATAACGTAATCTTATACTTTCTACAAGTACAGGATCGGCTATTCTTATACTTGTAACAAGTACTAATGTGATCAAGGCAGTCCAAGGACTTAAAAGTATTTTTTTCATCATTTTATATTTAACTAAATGCATAGTGGGCAGGTATGGCACTATTGGTAGCAAAAACACTACCTTGATTAGATGCATTAGTCGTTATTGCTGTTCAATACAACAAGACAAGACTACACCTACATAAGAAATTTCTTTTTAGGTCGAATCGCCAATCGAACTAGATTCTTCGCCAACGCCGAGAATACAGGCTATGTCCGGAGTCATTTGTAAAAGTGTCCAAGATCCGGTTTTAGAATTAACGAATAACCCAAATCTTGTATGGTCTACGGGATTGCGAGCTGTCCAAATGGGTTTTTCGTTATAGTTTTCCGTAAGGCTCTTGATTAGAGTTTTGGTATCATCGCAGAGCACAGGTTTACGGCTCTCAAATGGCTGGGCGTTGGCTACGGTGCCGGATAGGCAGAATAGGAACGCCACGGTTAAAAAACGCATGGCTCACTCCTTAAAACACTATTTAGTTTTAATCCTATCCTTTATAAGCATGCCTGCATAGGTTCCGCAGAATGCGCCCAGTAACGCAGGTATCAATGCCCAGTTATCCTGGGTATAATTAATCACTGCGATACTGGCGGTGAAGGTAACGAACGCCGACCAGAAGCTAGCAGTCATTGGTTGATTTTGTTGTATAGAATTTACAAAACAAACATAAATTATATCTGTTACAAAAATCGCAATAAAAGTTATAAGATATGTTAACATCAGCTGTCTTTTCTGTGTTGCGTTTCGGGCTGTGACTGTGCCGGGGGAGTTTCGGGCCAAACTTTATCTTTGATATAACTAGCACCAAACCAGCCCCACGCAGAGAAAAATCCCCACATCATTATTTCTAAAATCATAGCTTGTCCTTAAAAAAACACAGCTATTTAGTTAGAGGATTATTGCCCTTGTGTTACAGTGATTGCTGCACAACTAGCTTGAGCGCAGTTATGAGTGATTGAATAGTGCTGCTGTGTAGCACCAGTCTGTGTGGTAGTGATCGATGTAGCACCACCGCTGAGTTCAATCTTGGCCATGTGTGCTGCTGATCCACTCTGTGTTACATTCACGGTCTTGTTACCACCAGTGAGGTTTATTTCTGAATAATGATTGCCCGTACCAGATTGATTAACAGTTACAGAGTTAGAAGAATTATCCACAGTAGCCATTATGCCTTTGGAACCACCTGTATTATTCTGTGTGATGTTAAGAGTATTACTGTTTCCTGTAACGTTTAACTCTGTGTAGTTTGTAGACGAGTTAGCAGTAGTTTGATTAGCAGTCAATGAGTTATTGTTGCCTGTGAAATTAGCTTCGAGATAGTTTTTGCTGCCTGACTGTGTAATGTTAGCTGTGTTATAGTTACCTATCTGTTCTATGATAACACGGCTGTCTCCTGCGGCAGAAAATACTCCTGCTCTAGTAGCGAATCCTGTGTTAGCATTGAATGGAGTGCTAACTCCGCCGCAACAAAGATCACTAGGGTTTGACACCGATCCCGATCCTGTGGCAGTTGAAGTTGCTGTATTACCAGATTCGTAATAAAAAGTGATTTCAGCGATCTGCATACTGTCACAGTTTAATCCGCAACCCTCACCTGCTTTGGTTGTAGGAAAGAAAATGTAGTAGTAGACATAAGGGTTGGTATTGGTCACTGAGATCATACTGCTGGTTGTTTTTCTACTGTCAGTCAATGAAAGACTACCTTCACTGATCAGTGTCCAAGTGACGCCGTCGTTAGACGCATATAGTTTGTAACTGGTTGGATCTCGTCCCGGAAAGTCGTTGGCAGTGGTCAATGTAAATCCTGTTATGACTTTACCAACGTTTAGTTTGACCGTAACACCTGCATTCTTCTTATCAAAGTTCAAATATTTGGTATCGGGATTATTGTCAAAGGCATTAGCAGCACCTTCTCCTGCAGGTGAATTATTTGATGTAGGATAGTGATTAGTTATCCAAACATTTTGACTGATGCCCGAGTTATACACGGCTGTGGGCACAGACGGTGTAGGAGGTGGAGGTGCATCTGATCCCGGATTAGGATTAACTGGAGTAAATGTCTGTCCGTTTAGTGTAGTTGTTCCCTGTACTTCGTCAACTAGTAGGATAGGACTCAATGCTGTATCACCTAGGTTAAATGATGTAAAACCTAGAACATATGTGCCCGACACCGGCACAGTAAATGTAGCTACCTGCCAACCTGTGGCACCGTAGCTGCCTGTGGCATAGTTACCCGTTCCGGGATTGGTAAAACCTAGTAAAGAATATCTCTGTTGTTTATTGTTTAGTGTAGGAGTAATGTTTCCGTCACTGCTATGAACCAAAGTCATGATAGAACCATCATTGAACGGAGTATAGTCTGTGGAAAGATACTGCCAGGCCATGGTATAGGTCTGACCTGCTTGCAGTGTGACTTCCCGTTTCATATAGGAACCTGTGGTAGGTGTTGGATTGCCACCGCCACCATTCTGTGACTGATAGGTCAACATATTTTTGATCGCAGTGTTCTCTACTCCCGACAGCCCTAGTCCCGAAGTGATCTGATCAAAGGCTAAACCACCGCCTTGTATACTGGCCATTTTAGTACCATAGGGAGTTATGTTCCAAGTATTACCACCGCCAGGACTGTAGTTTGTAACACCAGTAACTATACTTACACCAACTCCTGTATCATTCCAGGCAGTTGCAGATTGTGTGCCGGTAGTACCTCCGATCTGCCATTCAGCTCCTAGGCCGCCTTCAAATCCGTAGTTAGCATTAGCTATCGCAGAATTCAATACAGACATAACACCGAACAAAAAAATCAACAGATTTCTCATTTGTTCCATATCCTTACTGTAACTTTATTACTGCCATCTCCGTTGACGCGAGTTTCTATGTCGTTGCTGTTGATAGAAATATTATAGGTAGTATTATCGAACTTTTCTCCGGACCTAATAAAGATAGTATTGCCGCGATCGTCATCTTTGCGATAGTACCAGTTCAGTCCTTTTTCATTACCACAGTCATTGAAAGGCCAACAGGGATTAGATGCAGGATTACCTAATGCACCATTATTATTACCATTCAATCCTATGAGTTTCGTACCTTCTTCTTCTTGAGCTTTCTTTTCCGACAGAGATCTTTCATTAGATTCGCCGGCCTTTTTACGTTCGTCATCACCGAACTTTGATTTATCTCTTGCTGCGTCTTTCTTCTCTTCTCTATCAGTTTCTGCCCGAGCGATGTTTTCCGGTTTTTTAAGATTGCTGTCATTGCTAACAGCCACAGGATCGACCTTTACTGGGGGCAGTGGAGGCTGTTGTGCATCAGTTACATAAGTCGCTGTATAGGCTTGATTGAGGCTGACTAGACCTGCATCTGTAATAACATCGATAGCCCCTACCACGCAGTTACCTTGTATCTGGTAGTTGTTTAGTTTGGTGGGATCATCGCAGCTAGGTAACAATACAACAAGACTACGTCCAACTTCATCTACAGTCATGGCAAAGTCTGTTCCACGTACAGCGATAGAAGCTGTAGGGGTTTTTATGTTTACATTTTGAGGATTATTTTTAGCTACCTGCCCAGATGCGTAACGTACGGTGCCTAGAGCCACTTTCATGCCTAGTTTACCAGCATCTGATTTCTTAGGGTCGAAGACGAAATCGTCTATGACCAGTCTAGAATTTTCTGTGATCTTTACTTTGGTACTATCTTTGAAAATAATTCCGACCTGTGATTTTGAACCTACGGTTACTGCATCCATAGATTCTACTTCTGAATTTGTTTTGCCTACGATGGCAGATTTGTTTCTTTTGATTTCAATGGCTGTGCCCTGGACTTCGCTCATCGTGCCAATTGCGGCATTAGCGTCCAGGGCAAATACGGTCAATAGTAGCCATGCATATTTCATTAGTTTCCAGTACTTACAGTTACATTATTGCTGTTACCATTGGTGGTAACATTAACCGTGGTATTCACGGTACCGCTCTGTGTAATAGTATGGGTATTGCTGGTACCTGTAACAGACGCCAGCAAATGATGTCCTGCGCCTGCGCTGGCACCAGTCATCGAACTAGTAAAGGTATTACTGTCGCCTAGGATAGTAATAGAACTAGTGCTATTGTTGGTAGTGATAGTCTGTGTTACAGTATTGCTGTCACCGGTGATAGACAACATGTTAGTGATCGAAGAACCTTTGATCGTACTAGTAACAGTATTTTGATTACCAGTGAGTGTCATGGTGCTGGTCACATTACTACAGCTGGTTGTTCCATCGCCGCAGATAAAGGTGATTTGATTGGTATCTCCTGCTACAGTTTTAGTAATAGTGTTGCCGCTGCCTATTACTGTGTAGTCTATGATATTTCCGTCGCCTGTTTGGCTAGCAGTCAATGTGTTGTTGCTGCCTGTAATTTTACTCTGTTGATTTAAACCGCTGTTACCCACTCTATTATTAGCGCCTATTTGAGTGATAGTAACTGTGTTTGTGGAACCTACTTGTTCAATATAGACTCCGTTGTTTGCCTGAACTGATCCTGAACCGGCAAATATGGCCGCCATAATGAAAGCCATTTTATAATTATTTTTGATCATTTTCTTCGCTCCGTGGTACTGTTATTGTTATTTTTGTACCTTAATAAATTTTCTTACTACATAACCTTCCTTTCCGTTGACTCTAACAACGTAGTGATCGCCTTTAGTATCAAGTACTTCTACTTGCGTTCCAGGCCTAAGATTGGCTAACTTTTCGCTGTTTATATCGCGTTCTTTTCTTACGTTTACCCAATCTGTGACATTTCCTAAAGTAACTTTAGGCTGCACGGTTATTACTGTGTTTGTGTCTGTGTTTTTTGATTCTGTTCTTGCTGGCTCTTCTGTAACAGTTTTTCTGTCATCGGGTTGTGGTACTGCGGGTGTCGCAGGTGCTTCAATTTTTTCTTCTTTAGGTGCGGAGTCCTTTTGAACCAACTCATCTTTCTTTACCTCCTCCTCTTTTACAACCACAGGTTCTGGTCTTGGCTGAGGTGCCGCAGCAACATCGGATTTAAATGCCCAATGACCTTTTCCTGCTCCAGAGTTAATAAGTTCTATGACCGCAGCATGTATGGCTAATTGTACCGCTTTGTTCATAGATTCGTTAGTAGCAGAACCTGTTTCTAACTCCAGTGCTTGTGTTCCGGCATCTACAAAACGCAAAACTCCTAGCTTGTCTTGAAAACTGTAGACTTTTTTGTTTGTGTTCACAGTCACTAGAACTTCTCCAGTGGCTACTGAAACTGCTCGTAGGCTGATAGTAACTTCGTCCTGTCGATATTCTGTAGAAGCGCCAATGCCTAGGAATCTAGCACCGGATCCGCCGCTCATTGTGTTAGAATCATAGCCGATAATACCGCCTTCTAATATGATTCCAGCGAACAGCATAGGAGGTAAAGGCTGTGCATCTTTACCTTGATACAGTTCGCGCATTTGACGGATAAGCTGACGTTCTTTGACCAGATTATCTAATCCACCTCTTTCTAATACTTTGAACCAACGACCGCCACCTACTTCTTGTAGGCTCTTAACAAGGTAAGCATCTGCACCTTGTGTTACAGCCGAACTAAGGCTGGCAATGTTTTGGCTGGCCTTACGCTGGCCAGTCATATCACGGAAGTTGTAGACAGCTATGGCGATAGCCCCAGCAGCCGGTTCTTTTAAGGTTGATTCTACTTTTAGTGTAGGTTTAGTTACAGTAGGCTCGTCAAATGATCGGACAGCATTGCCTATTGTTCCACAGCCAGTTAGTGTGATAGCCAGTGCTATCGGTGTAAGTTTCATTAAGGTGCTAGCCATCCGAAGTCTCCTACTGGCACAGTCATGGTAGTTACACTTCCGTCTGCACCTGTTATTGTTATGGTTATTTCGTTACCTGTTTTTGTATAACGAATGGTGCCACCGTTGAACGCGAAGGTTCCAGTGACTTGTGTGCCTGTTCCTTCGAACAGTTTTTCTGTGATTTGACGTGCAAGTTCGTTGTATACCCTACTTTCTAAGTTCGCAATAAACTTGGCCTGTGTGGTATTTTTAGCATCTTGCTCTGCTTTTAACTCTTCTGCCTTTTTTTCAGCGGCAATAGCTAATTTTCTACTTAGTTCCTGGGAATAGATTGTCAACGTATGACTAGAGAAGCCTATTCCAGAAAAAGAAGGGCTATTGAACTGATGTACTATTTCTGCTCCGTGTGCAGAAACGGCCATAGAGGCAACCATGGCCACAGCTATCAATTTTTTCATCTTTTCGCTCCCGGTAAACGGTATTAGTATTTACTGAGCGGGTTGAAAAAATTATAACACTAGATATAGACTACCAACTAAACGCGAACTTGTTTATGACACCGGTAGCATAATAACTCTTGCCGGCATTGAGAGATACGGATCCTTTGAACTGTGGAGGCCATATTGTTTTGAAACCGGTTACTGAAACAGTATTACCGGATGCTTTGGTATACAGATGTATCTGTAATAATGGAGAACTATTTAGGAATGTTATACACGCTTCACTAAACTTTGGAACACTACTGTTGACTTTTTCTTGTACCATTTTTGCCAATCCGGCAAGAGCATGATACCCTATGTTATAGTTAGATTTAGACATGTCTCTAGGAGCAAATTTTTTCATTAATGCACCTATGTTTTCCCATTCTGGTCCTGGAGGTAGTTTTTGCATTCCCTGCTTGATTGCCTGGTTGATCAATGTTTCGTCTTGACCAGTAAGAAAACCATATTCTGTACCTAGTACCATAGGTCCTCGGTATTGAGATTCTCGCTTGATCATTTCTAATACATGAACAGCTTCTGGGTATTGATCGACAACATCTTGTTGTCCTGTAGAACGTAGCAATTCAACACCTGCCCATATGTTCGATGCAGATGCCTTAGCTCCTTCTGCACCCTTACTAGAAATACCAACAGCTACGCCTTTTGGAGGTTTAACATAGCTATCAATCAAGCCTGCATTCTTAGTTGATGAAAATGTTATAGCACAGGCACTCCATGGTGTTGTTTTCAACAAAAACTTTCTAGCTGACTCTGCTTCTGCAGATATCATGCCTTGCCATAGTGCCATGGGAGCGATTATTTCCCCTAGGTCATCTCTAATAGCTGCTTCCATGCTAGCATCAACATTAAACACTGGTAGTTTCTTTTCAACTATCATTGTCAATCCTGCTTTGATAGCAGGATCTAAATCTGGTTTTAGAGCTTCTATAAGTGCCTGTGGGTTTGGAAATTGCTGCCCTAATGGAATTAGATCGTTGGGCTTAAGACCCGATCTAGATTTCTTTGAAGATTTAATTTCTAGACTATATCCGGGTATACCGTCATTTTTCCATTTACCTGCCATGTCCGGTGATATTTCTTTGAAAAATCTACCAAAATGTACCTTCTTCTTTGCGACAGGATCGTCTAAGGTAACCACAGCAAATGCTCGCATCGAAGCATTTGATTTATTAGTCCATGTGATCCCCGGAAACTTTTTTTCAGCAGCAGCGACTTCTTGATTAAATGTTTCAGGATCGGGAAATTGAGCTGCACCTTGGCCCGGAACTGGGGCGGGAAATGTCTGCGATCCTGCATAGGTCAGTGTTTTATTAGGGTCCGCAGTGGATTTAAAGGGATCTCCTACTGTACGAAATAGGATTCCTCTAGATGACTCGTGTAGATTAAATTCAAAAAATCTCATAACAGAGTATTTATCGGATCTCTGGGAACAGACAATCCTGTATAAACACCTGTACATCCTCTTCGTTCAGGCCTAGGCTAGCCATTACTTTAGGAGTATGAGGATTCATTTTTTGATTTTGGGCGTAGAAATTTTGATTAAAGGTAGTATTCTTTGCAGTATGATTCGTATCGCCCACGTGCTGTAGATAGACTTTAGTGGTTAATTTTACAAGATCTGTGAGCTGTTCTAGTTCAGCTTCATCTTGTACATTACCGGCAGCTATCATACTACCTGTAAAAATACGCTCCGCCCACTCGGGAAGTTTACGGGTTTTATTCCACTCTAATCTACTGGCTTCATCTGCGAACCAATCGATTAGGTGATGCTCGCTATCACCTGCGGGACTAAAATCATGAAAACAACCTGTGATTTTGTTCTTACCTGCGATAACATCAAAACCAAATATGGGTGCCGGGTTATGGATATGTGGGAAGATACAGCAGTGCATCATCCAAAGGCCCTTTGTGGATCGGGCATCGACTACATCGATATGAGCTCTACGATAACTGTCACTGGTCCAGACACGATTTACCCAACCCGGCTGATTGAAACGATCCATTCCTGGCTCGAATACTTCTTTACCTGTGCGGTTAAAAGAATCTTCTAATAGAGTTTGTATTTCTATCAGTGTATCCCAGACCTTACTCTGTGTCATATAATTTTACCACTTCCATCATTTCGTCGAAAAATCTAGCGGCAAAATCAAAGCAGACTTTGGCTTCTTCAGCCATACTATCATCTAGTTTTGATCTGATAGCTTCTTTGATCTTTTCCGGAGAATCGCCGAATTGATAATACTTACCGGTACCGGGAACACGTTTAGCTATCATCTGTCCGCCGCTGAGATCTCCCATATGACGAACATAGATATGTGCCATTAATTTTTCTGGGTTATCCTTGATACCGAGAATGTATTTGATATAATCATCTACTACAGGACACATATATGGCTTTTCATCTGAATCTCCCCATAGTTCGGAGAAATCCTCGAGTATCGCCGGTGCTCTGCGTATTTCGGATAGTCCATTTAGTAGTCCATGCGGCATGGCACAGACTTCTAAGATTTCGTACATAGGATGCTGATTTTTTAGATAGGTCGCATAAATCTTAGGATTTACATTACCTGAAAATAGTACCTTGACAAAAGGACGAGTTTCGGCCCTTCTGTGTTGTTCGTGAGTGAGTTCTTTTAGATTCATAGTGAGTTATTTACTATCACTTAAACTTGAGGATGAGAAATAAGAGATCTTTTTCGTTGTCTAATTTGATAAAATAATCAAATTGATTGAACTTTTCATACTGCCATTTTTGTCCCATAGGACCAAGGCTTGTCTCTAAAAATTTTCTGATTGATTTTTTTCCGGCTACACCCACAGATAGATGATGCGGGCGTTGGTCTCTAAAATGAACCCAGTAACCAAATTTTCTTGCGCCTGTGCTTTGATGTTTAATAAGTTTTACATCGTCAAAGGTCATTGCTCTTGTTCAAGAGTGATTCTCAACGGAAATCCATTACTTCTAGCTAATTGTGTAGATTCAAGACCTCGCTGCTCAGCAATCTCGTGAGTATAAACTCCAACAACTGCGCTGCCCGAATTGTGGATTTCTAGAGTTATCGTCCTAGCTTCTTCTTCACTGTGTCTGAAAATAGAAGTTAGCAATTCCATGACAAATTCCATGGGAGTGTGATCGTCATTAAGAAAAATGACCTTCCACATCTTAGGCGGTTGAAGACCAACCTTTACCTTTTCATCAAATTGGATTTCAGTGCTCATAAGTTCTCCTTCGATGATATGGGGGCTTTGCCCCCATATATATTTACTTAACCTCTACGATATCAACGACACGCGGTTTGGCAGATTCTGGAATGTTTCTAATCAACTTAATGGTTAGCATACCGTTCTTAGTTTCTGCGCCTGCTACTTCGATGTGCTCTGCAAGAGAAAATTCCTTGACAAAGTCTCGGGTAGCTAGTCCACGGTGTAGATATTGTTCAGCAGCATAATCAGTGGTCATGCTTTCACCCTTGACAACTAGAACGTTGTTTTCAATAGTCACTGAAATTTCGCTTTTATCAAAGCCCGTGACAGCCAGTTGAATGGCATATTCATTGTCAGCCAAACGTAGGATGTTGTGTGGGGGATAGTTATTATTAACGCTGTTAGCGAAACGGCGTTCCATTTGGTCGAACATGGTGTCGAAACCAATAAGAGCTCTGTTCAGAGCATCTAGTCTTGCGAGTTGATTGTTCATAATAGTCTCCTTATAAAGTAAGAACAATTAGGGCCCCGTAGGTACCCCTAAACATGATAATTAGTCTTTTTTCTCCGTAAAGGTAGCATCGACTACATTATCATCTGTACCAGCAGGTTGAGCCTGTGATTGCTCTTTGGCCTGCTTTTTTTCCAACAATGTTTTCATTGCCGGATAAACTTTTTCAAGCTCGGATTTGATCTTGTCTGTGTCGTCTGTCTTGGCTGCTTCTTGAACGGCTGCGATCGCAGATTCAATTTCAGCCTTTTCGGCATCACTGAGATCATCCTTGAGTTCTTCCATATCACGCTTCACTTCGTGAACTGTAGACTCTGCTTGATTTTTAGCTTCAATAAGCTCTCTGGATTTCTTATCTGCTTCTGCATTAGCTTCAGCATCGCGAATCATCTGCTCGATCTGTTCTTTGCTCAGACCGCTGTCGCTCTTGATAGTGATCTTATTTTCTTTACCTGTGCTCTTGTCCTTGGCACTGATATTCATGATACCATTGGCATCGATATCAAAAGCAACCTCGATCTGAGGCTGGCCGCGACGTGCCGGAGCGATGCCTTCTAGATTAAATTCGCCCAAGAGCTTATTGTGCTGACAGAGTTCACGTTCACCCTGGAAAACCTTGATAGTTACCGCAGGTTGATTATCTTCTGCTGTAGAAAATGTTTGTTGTCCCTTAGTAGGAATAGTTGTATTCTTCTGGATGATCTTAGCCATTACACCGCCCAGTGTTTCAATACCTAGGCTCAATGGTGTAACATCTAGTAATAGAACATCATTGCGGTCACCGCCAAGAACAGCACCTTGGATAGCAGCGCCCGCAGCCACTGCTTCGTCTGGATTCACATCTTTACGTGGTGCTTTACCAAATAACTTCTCAACTTCTTCTTGTACCTTAGGCATACGTGTCTGACCGCCAACAAGAATAACTTCGTCGATGTCAGCGGCAGTAACACCTGCATCTTTCATAGCGATGCGGCAAGGCTCTAATGAGCGTTGGATTAGATCGTCAACTAGGCTTTCTAGTTTAGCTTTGGACAACTTGACTACTAAGTGCTTAGGACCGTTGGCATCTGCTGTGATATATGGAAGATTAACTTCTGTTTGTGTGCTGCTAGATAATTCAATCTTAGCTTTTTCAGCAGCATCTTTGAGTCGTTGTAAAGCTAACATGTCCTTGGTTAGATCCACTCCCTGCTCTTTACGGAATTCGTCGACCAAGTAGTCCATGATACGTTGGTCAAAGTCTTCACCGCCCAGGAAAGTGTCACCGTTTGTAGACAATACTTCGATTTGCTTATCACCATCAACATTCGCGATTTCAATAATCGAAACGTCAAATGTACCACCACCTAGGTCATAGACTGCGATCTTGCGATCGCCTTTTGATTCCTTATCAACACCGTAAGCTAGAGCGGCCGCGGTTGGCTCGTTGATGATACGCAGTACTTCTAATCCTGCGATCTGTCCTGCATCTTTGGTCGCCTGACGTTGTTGATCATTAAAGTACGCAGGAACAGTAATGACTGCTTGAGTAACTGTAGTACCAAGATAATCTTCTGCGGTCTTCTTCATCTTGCGAAGGACTTCTGCGGAAATCTGTGGAGGGGCTAGTTCTTTGCCCTGTGCTCTAACCCATGCATCGCCATTCTTGGCTTCCATGATTTCATATGGCATGAGATCGATATCTTTTTGTACAGCCTGTTCTTTGAACTTACGACCAATTAGTCGCTTGGCCGCATAGATTGTATTTTTAGGATTAGTTACTGCTTGACGCTTGGCTGATGCGCCTACGAGGATTTCATCATTAGCATAGGCAACGATACTAGGTGTAGTTCTTGCACCTTCTGAATTTTCAATAACTTTGGAAGTTCCGTTCTCGACGATAGCCACGCATGAGTTGGTGGTGCCGAGGTCAATACCGATGATCTTAGACATAATATCTCCTTGTAAAGTAAGATCTATTTGGGCACTATGCCCTATAAACTGCCCACATATTGGTACAGTTTATAAATTTTATTTATCTCTGATTAGCCAAGGGCATAATCAATTTTCCGTTAAGACTAGAGCTCGATGTCCTTAAAATTTTAAAAACATTTTGAACTCCCACAGCCTGGTTCCAAGCATCTTCTAGGGCATGATGCTTTAGTACAGGCGGACGATGAGAGTCGATACCTAAATCAAACAAAGTACGTGTATCTCGTACTTCCCAAAAACTCCAAGGAACTGCTTTTCCAATTTTATGGAATAATGTTTCGCAGATAATAATATCAAAACCTGCGCCATGACTCCATACACGCTTGGCTCCCCAGCAGAATTTGTAAAGTTGATTCATTGCATCAACAATGTCAATCCTACCATTAGGATCAAATGCTTCGTCCTGTGCAGCCTTATCTTGGCCGGCCCACCAATCTAGAGTAGATTGGCTAACTGTGCAGCCTAGTCGATCACAGCTATCAACATCGACTCTAACATAAAATTTTTCCATTGAGGGTTCTTCAATATCAGAACCAAAAGGATCAAATTTTACAGCGCCGATAGTCAATACTGTTGCTGAGGGTCGTACATCTAGTGTTTCTAAATCAATCATTACGTCAGTGTTCATAGTATTATTATATTGTTTTTTGTTATAAAAGTCAAGCATTATTTTAAAAACACATCGTTGATTTGTCTATTCACTCTAATAAATGTAGTACACTTAGATAGCTGCTTTAGAGTCGGAGCTCCGACATAGGTACATGCAGATCTCAAACCTCCCAGGAGATCTAACACTGTGCCATTAACTGAACCCTTGTATTTTACTTCTACTGTCCTACCTTCAGATGATCGATATTCCGCGACACCACCATGATGTTTGTTCATAGCGGTATCTGAACTCATTCCATAGAAGATTACCCTAGGATTGTATCCGTCTTCAGAAACAATGGTACCACCACCTTCATCATGTCCGGCCAGCATACCGCCCAGCATCACAAAGTCCGCACCAGCGCCGAAAGCCTTAGCAACATCACCAGGGCAAACACATCCACCATCAGCAATAATATGAGCGCCAAGACCATGAGCGGCATCGGCACACTCAATAATAGCACTAAGCTGTGGGTAGCCCACACCAGTTTGGATACGAGTAGTACAAACGCTACCAGGGCCAATACCCACTTTAATAATGTCCGCGCCACGTAAAATTAACTCCTGTGTCATGTCTGCGGTAACAACGTTACCAGCGATAATTGTACAATGCGGAAATGCATCTCTAACATCCGCTACATAATCTCCGAATCTTTCCGAATACCCGTTGGCCACATCGATGCAGATAAAATGGATTTCGGGGTAAGAATTGATGATCCGACTTAATCTTCTAAAATCATTTTCGCTGGTGCCGGTACTGACCGCAAAATAATTTCCACCAATCTTTCCTGTGATTTCGAAGAGATCGTCTTCCTCATATGATTTGACCAAACAGGTAAACATACGATGATCGTATAAAGTTGATGCCATGGAAAGTGTACCAACTCCATCCATGTTAGAGGCCATGATTGGAACACCGGTCCATTCTGCACCGCTATGCTTAAACTTATAAGTACGATTGAGATCTACTTCTTTGCGACTTGACAGCGTAGAACGCTTAGGACGGATCAGCACATCACGGAAGTCTAGCTTGACTTCGTCTTCGATACGCATAGAATACCTTTCTTAGAATAGTTTGGGAGGTAGTTGTTGATCTCTGAGTTTCTTTTGCCAACGAGCCTTAGCAGCACCCGCTTTTCTCTTTTTTACAGTCGTAGGCTTTTCATAAAACTCTTTTTTTCTAAGAGCTTCTAGTGTGCCAGACTCTTCTACTTTCTTCTTAAAACGGCGTAGAGCTTGATTGATATTCTCGTGTTCTTTTACAGTAACACCTGTACCTTTTCTGTCTTCGTAGAGTTTTTTCATATTAAATTGTGATCTTTCCTAGAATTGATAAAACATCATCTTTAGTATATATAACATTTCTATTAGCTTCTTGTAAATCTCTGAGATTACCAAAATAATAAGATCTAGATTGGGCTGCTATATAACCTGTGACTAATTCCGATATCACAGTGTCTGCATTAAAAAACGTGCAGTCGGCTTTGACCTTTTTATCTAGTAACCATTGTATGGGATCACCTGTTTTCCAGACATAGCAGACGACGTTGACATCTGTGTCTAGATTCATCAGTGCTTGGGAGATCGTATTAGACTGATCGTGTGTGAGATTTACTGTTAGGATTCTTACAGCATCCAGATAGCAGTCGTCGGGCGGTGTTGCTATAATGATCTTATCAGTCATCTTTTAGCATCTTTTATCTTTTTCCAAAGAGTGGATTCACTTTGTTCAGCATTCTGTTCGTAGTTTTCTATCAATCTTTGGTTTTGGTTATCTGTTCCTTGCCCACTCTCTCTATCCAAGTCACTGCCTTTTTTTTTGGCTTCGAGTTGTTCAGCGGCCCACTTGGCTGCTTCCTCGGCTGCTTCGTCGTCGCTGAAATCTGCCTGAGGTTTTAGATAACTTTCCCAAGGTAATTTTGAGATGATGCCTTTTTCGAATAGCTTTCGATGACGCTTCAACGAGTCATTAGGATGATCATGTTTCCATGAAGATTTGGCTGCTTTCATTTCTGCCGAATCGTCAGGATGATTTAATTCATCCTCGTCGTCTGTGTCTAGTTCTTCTTCAACCGCAGATTCAGGAGTGATCACTGTATCAGTTTCTGGTTTATAAACCAATGGGCCTACAGGTTCAACTCCCGGCACACGGCTTACCCATGGTTTGAAAAGATAAGAGTGAGTTTCGGGAGTGATCTTGTATTCGTTTTCTTTTTCTTTTTCTTCCCAAGGTTTTCCTTCTGGATAAAGATCCTCATCTTCGGCCAAGAATTTAAAGTCGTCCTCTTTTTCTTCTTCGACTACTGCTTCTTCGATTGGTGCCTCTTCGACGTTCTCTGGAGGTAATTGGTTTTCTTCTTCCTGCTTGCGGAACCAAGAGAAACTATACTGACTGGCCAATAACAGAATCACTGCTAACGGATCAAATACAAAAACTATGATAATGATGACCCATCTTACCGCAGCTTCTAAAAGATTTTGATCTGGATTATCACCGTACATCAATGCAGCGATATATTTGATAGGTCCAACTTCGGCTTCTACTTTACGAAGCTCGCTGGCGATTGGAGCTCGTTCTTCATTTAGCTTTGCGATACGTGCCTGAGCATCGCCAATTTCTTTTTGTAAGCGGCCGCGCTCTGTCTGTTGTTGACGACGTATTTGCACAGCACGTTCTGCACCTTTTTCGTCATCACTGCGACTTAATCTCGCTTCGACCTGTGCATCCATTTGTTTTATAGCGGCACGGGCTGTTTCGATATTGTCTCTTTCTGTTTTTATCTTTTCGTCTAGGAGAGCGACCTTGGCAGCTACATCTCCTGTAGGTACTGCTTGATCTAAATGCGCCTTAGAAAGATAACCAAATATACCCATGCTGGTAATCAACATCAGCACCGTGATAGCGATCATTAGGTAGGCCTTAAGGAACCTAGGTGCCACAGACCAATTTTGCTTCAACCAAACAGTGGCCGATAGCTTGCCTACTTCTAAGACCACACCCATAACCGTGATAGGAATCACTGCCGCGGCAAAGATAGACACTAGGCCTGCAACAGAGTAATAGATAGCCACTGCGGATATTGATAAACCGCTGACTAGGGCCAAATAGGCAATGATACGATCGCTAATATTGATTTTCATGAAAAATTATTTAGTTATCCATCCATCTCCAATTACTGCTAGCATTTGAATAGCAGGCAGTCTTACTCATTGTTTTTTCTACACCGTAGGCAATGGCCTGTGCATGTATTCTTCTACAGTAGCCAGAACCCGTGGGCCAGGTCATAACAGGCACTGCCATACCGCTGGCTGTGCCCTTAAACCATTCAACTGCTTGCCCATTTTCTGCGTACATTACCGCATGAGTCACGGCCTGTGTGTAAGCATCTTTCTGATCGTCATTAAGTGTTCGAAACCAACCAAACCCGCCAATGACTAGATCGTTAACGAAAGACTCACCTCTATAATTAAAAAATCTAGGATTATTAATATCGTTGGCCAGTGCAGGACTAGTTGCGACCAGTATTAACAATTTCCCAATTACCATCCAACTTTTGGCAGCTGACGCCCTTACGTCTAACATCCCTGTCTCCAATCTTCATCCAATAAGTGAATTCACCGCAGTTAGCAGCCATTCCGGATTGAGCCAAGAATAGTCTGTCAATTTCGTTGTCGTTGCACTTTAAAATCTCAACTGTTTGCTCTTCCAAAACACCGTGTTGATTTTTCACCACAACAGTCGTTGATTTGAGATCGCAGTACTGTTCTGACTTGGCCTTGATCGCGGGCTTAGATGCACAGGCCGACAAGGCCAAAATCAACACGGAGCAGGTTAAGATCCGTGCTGTTTTTGGATATAGTGTTTTCATCGACGTGATTGCTCAAGAACTTCTTTGGCTGTTTCATCTAGAGTCTTGCCAGCGACTCTGCCTTGAAGCTTGACCTGTTTGTTTTGATCGAAAGTTGCAGCCAATGCCTGCACATCTTGCTGGCTGATCTTCAACATCACGAATGCTCTATAATTTCGAAGTTCTGGATTATAGATGATCATTTTCTTTTCAACACCGTAGGTACGAAGTACGCTTTCGGCGATAAGATTAACGATCACATCCTGTGCGCCACCTGTTCCGATCGGATTGGACGGAGGACCAGATTCGTCATATTTGATAGTAGTACGGTTGTTCATCTCACCGTTGACCCTATCAGCGATCTTGGCCTTGGCTTTGAGTGTGGCCTTTTTCAGCGCCATTTCCATCGAAGGGCTAACATCTTCTGCGACAGCATAATACATGCCATCACGGTCCCAGGGCTTGTACCATGATTTTGATTCACTGCCTTTATCTGCATGATCAAGATACCAAGTGGGGACTGTTTTCTTTTCTAGATTTTCAGTTTGAAGTGTGGTCATCGAACCGCAGGCGGTAAGAGCAATTACCAACGGTACAACAACAAATGCCTTTTTCATGTGTGCCTCTCTATGAGTAGTTACGACTTACATATAGTAACACCATAGCCGACAAAAGTCAACTATGGCGTTTACCAAATTACTTGAAAAATATCAGAGCCATTAATACAGCCTGTAGGATGAATCCCAAACCAATCGTGACAACGTTCAGCATGTCTTTCTGCACCGCGGCCTTGACGAACAACAGTCCGAGTCCTCCCCAAACCAATAAGACTAGGTCTACCGCAGGTAGTCGATCGGTTAGACCGCTCATTACTGCTAGCATACTAGGAATAGTGGCTGCGTGAAGAACGATAACAGCTAGCCATCCGAATGTTTCAGAAGAAATCGAACTAACCTTGGCCACTGCCCAAGATTTAAATTCTTCCATGGATTCAAAATGTGGTAGGATGTTAAATTTATTAAACATTGTTGCCTTTCTTTCCTCTGTAGAAAATGTGATTACCGATTGATCCAATCTTTTCTAAGGGCCAACGAGGGTTCACATAGTTTGCATGATAGTATAATGCATCTTTGAGAACACTCAATTGGAAACCTTCCAAAAGAACTTTCTTAGCTACTTCGTAACTTTCTTTGTAGGCTGTGGGATTCACAGGTCTAGTTCTGGCTGCATGATCGCAAGCCCATGAGAATTGGCAAACGACCTTGTCCATCACGACATTTTTCTTGTAGATCACTCCACAGACATCTTCTCCAAACCTACCGTCCTTGACACGATTCATAGTCACTTGTGCGACTGCGACCTTGCCCTCAAAATTTTCATATCCGGCTTCACGATAGATATTCATGGCCAGACAGTCTAGTTGAGTTTCACGGGTTTTGATAGAAATTACATCTTGGCTATAGTAGCCATTGACTTGTTTGAGATTTTCAAACTTTTTGTTAACCAAAGATTGGATAACAGTTACCACGGCCAAAAAGCCGAGAAGGCAACAGATAAAACGAATTGACTTTTCCATAAGTCCTCCTTTCACTTGGTGTCGCAATACTTCACGACATTACATTAAGGGAGTAAACTTCACGAGGCTCTTGAAAGAACCCTGGGTTCGTGTAGTTGTCTCCATTGGACGCATGATCTCATAACTCATGTGCCTTTGGAGCCTTGACCGCCCGAATCTCACGGGTTTCTCATAGGCCAAGACTCGCGGAACCTTTTCAGCTTTTGACATACTTCGGTTCTACTATCTCAGTTTCTTTGCGAAACGTAGTTATATATAGCATAACATCAAATATTCTAGTTGTAAACCGGTGATTATCGACGCATTTTGGCGATATCTATCGCTTCTTCGTCCGAAAAGATAGGTACAGCGTTAGATTTATGCATAGTACCAATACCTTTGATAGCAGTTCCTGTATAGACCTTGTCTGGAGTCTTAAGGCAAGGAGCCATATCGGTGGGATTCAAACTAGGAATCCTTGGACCTGTATCTCGCCTATAAGGTTCGGCCTTAATTGGCGTATAAGTAGGGACAGCTAGAGCTCGATTCTTACGGCGCTGTTCTTGCTCAATACCGTGACGTTTGAGAAGATCTTCCCATTCTTCTTTCAACTGTCTAGCCTTTCTCGCTTCATCAGCGTTTCGAAATTTGCGTTTGCCTTTCTTTTTGCCTGTGGTGCTGAGCCACGGGCCTTCCAAATGCATACTCAAAATTGTTCTCCAGTCGTTACTGTTGATATTATTATAACACCGGTAGGAAAAAAAGTCAAGAAAAAGCCCACCGAAGTGGGCTCTTTTGGATTAGCGATTAGCTACGTACATTGTTACTTCAAAGCCAAAACGCATTTCGGTTGCTTCAGGTTTGGTCCACATAATGTGTCTCCTTTTTATAAAAACATACTTCTATTGCATCAGTATGTATCATTATAATACGGTAAAATCACCGGAAAAAACATACGTTAAATCATTAAAGATGACTAATGAATACGGCCCATAAATACACTAATGAACATATCCGATCTCGATGATTCTAAAGAAATTATCGCACACCTAACCAGTGCCGGTTTTTACTCCGAGCAGATGATTTCGGATTCATTGCAGAACTTTTTATTTTATGAGTTCGATTTGAGAGAGCTAGGCTTGCCTAGCCATACCGAGCTACTAGAGTCAACTATGGCTGTTAAGAATCAAATAGGACTACAGCCATGGACTACTAAATTTGGTAAGAGCAGAAAATATTCGGGATTTTCTCTCACCTATAATCCTGACTATAAAGATACTGGCTCTTCTAAATTTCATCAGACCTGGGGTTCTGGTAATTTGCTCCAGAACTATGGAAGGTCTGCGGGCATGGGCGAGCATGATAAGATTAGAAATACCTATTATGATACATTTGCATTTAGAAAAATCGATCCCATAATAGAACGATCGTTTGGTAGTTTATTTTCAAAATTGAGTATGCCTATATTTCGCAGTCGAGTGGCTTTTTTAAATATGTTCGGAAAATCTCGTAACGACAGTGATCCTCACGTAGACGAGCCGCCTACACACTTACTGAGGATCAATATTCCATTGCAGACATCTCGAGAATATATAATAGAAATCGATGGTCGCGATGAATACGGAAACGAATTATCTATAAGAAAACATCTTGAATTAGGGAAGGCTTATATCTGGAATACTAGGATTCCGCATAAGGTCACTGTTAACAGGCGCTGCGAATTTCCAGAAGATAGAATCCATATTGTCTTAGGTCTAGGCACATGGATCGATTATGATCCCTATGCTGACTGTTACACAAAATCGAAACTACACGGAATACCTCTTAAAGAAATCGTAGAAAAAAAACTATTTCTCAAAAATTAGTCTTTGCCCCACTTGATACGATTCCATACTCGTTCGTGAAACCAATACAAGAAAGTATTGACGATCATCTGTATAACAGCCACTCCCGAACTTACACCTGCACTACCCGTGACAAGATAAACGATAATGAATGTAGAAGCACTACCTGTGACCCGCCAACTAAGTGTTTTGGCCAGACTGCGTAGTGATGATTCTTGCATATATTACTGCACTTTATAGTTTATTTGGTTTTGGCAGAAATTTCTTTGTAGCCTTTGTAGGTAGGATGTACCCCATCAGGACTCATAGAATGCTGTCTTGCGTCAATGACAACATCATTGTATTTTTGAGAAATTTTTTGGACTGCTTCCCGTTTATTTTCTTTGATAGCAGGCAAGATCCAATAAACTCGATCTGCTTTGACTAGTTGTCTCAAAGTGTCTAATTCTTCGTAGGTATTGATGTTCTTGAGATCGTTTGATCCTAAGCTGATTATCACTGTCTTGGCTTCTTTGTTATTAGAACCAGTGTATAAGATATGTCTATTAACATAGTTATAGCTACTGATACCACTGACGGCATAGGTCGTACATTCTTTGCGGATCTGTCCTATGCCCACTGCAAGACTATCACCTAAGATCAAACACTCTAACATTTTATTCTCTCTTTAATAGATAATTTAAAAACCCACCAATGGTGGGTTTTTCTTAAGAGTTCAATACCTTTGCCACTGAGTTCATTACTGCGGCGATACGTCCAATGTCACGAAGTTGTTCTACTGTGTAGCCTTCCTTCTTCAATGTGTCGTAGTGTGCCTTAACACAGAAATGACATTTGCCCACAATGCTTGCGGCAAGACTAAACGCTTCAAAGTTTGCCTTTGTAGTTCCGCCATGACTTGCAATAGCGTTCATGCGTAACTGTGCTGGCAATCCTTTTAGGCTTTCATCGTCTGCCATTTCAACATATGGGTACCAAACGTTGTTCTGTGCCATGATGCTGGCAGCAGTCATCGCCGACTCTGCGTGAACAGGTGCATCGGCCAGCATAACAGCAAGTACCTTACCGTTACCAGTTGCGGCCAAGGCGGCCACAGCACATCCCATAGCCACATCAGCATCTAATGTTGAACGCAAAAGGACAGCGTCCAAGTTTAACTTGGTGTCCTTTGCGTATTCTGGCAACGCAGTTTTAATTGCGTCAATGAATGCCATTATAGTGTTTCTCCGCCTACTGTGCGGTTACAAGCACAAAGTTCGCCAGTCTGTAATGCATCAAGAACACGAAGTGTTTCTTCTGGTGAGCGACCAACATTCAAGTTGTTGACAGTGACGTGTTGGATAACATTATCCGGATCGACGATGAATGTCGCACGGAGTGCGGCACCTGCTGGAGCATAGAACACACCTAACTGATTAATTAGGCTTAAATCTTCCATAGTCTCATCATTCCAACGCTGTGTATCGGCAAATTGGATGTGCTTGATTTTCTTGAGATCTTCGTGTGCGGCCTGCCATGCTAGTTTGCAGAATTCGTTGTCTGTGCTACCAGTGAGCAATACTGCGTCACGATCAGCAAAGTCTTGAAACAATTTGTCATAGGCAACGATTTCTGTGGGACAAACAAATGTAAAGTCCTTAGGATAGTAAACGATTACCTTCCACTTGCCTGAAAAACTATTTTCATCGATAGTAAAGAAATCATCCTTACCTGGGTTAACTCCTGTTACTGCAAATTTTTCTAATTTATTACCAACTGTTTTCATTTACAATCTCCTTTGTGTGTGTTTGAAAAACTTTAGAACTCCATGTCCTATGTAATTACTATACATTTAATTATCCTATTAATCAACTAATTTTAATAGATTTTTTATTGTATTTTTCAATGAGGATAATATAAAAAATTAATAACGGTCGTACAAAAATAACCTTTATCTAGGACAAGTATATAACAAACTATCAGTAAAAGTCAAGAAAAAGCGGCCACAAGAGCCGCTTTGGTATTTTTGGTTACAAGGCATACCTGCCCCGGAAGTTTAGGCTGCTAGAGCGTAAACCTCGTCATTAGCTGCGTTTGCAGTTATAGTTTTGCTTGATTTAGGGTCATCGCCTACCCTGCTGTCCACTCTGTTACTCTTTGCCCTGTCGAAACCAGGTCCGGCCCATTAGAAAGAACTCTTTAGTATAGTCTATAGCACTTGTCTGTCTCTATACAGGGTGAAGAATTCTTTCTGGTGGACCGGGCGGGAATCGAACCCGCGTCCAGAACACTTTTCTCTTTGCTTCATACAGCAATACAGTTATTTAACACTCATTCGTCATCCTCGTCAAGATCTTCATCTTCCCAAATCGTGCCTTTCTGATCGTATCGCTGATAGTAGGCCTCATTTGGTTTGAGAACACGCCAACAGTTTGGATATTTCAACGCTGCTAATGTAGCTTCTTCTTTCTTTAGTAGATCGCAGATAACGAAACTAGTTCCACAGCCTCCTTCAACATTCTTGAAAGGACTGTGTTTGAACTCGTTTCCGGCTAGAGCTGTATGCATCTTGGATCCCCAAGAGAAGATTATCCTAGTGATACCCAACTTTTGGTTGCGTAAGCGGATTTTATCAAATACTGAAAGATTACTGATAGTAGCAGAGTTTTCTTCGTCAATTGTCAATAGACAATCTTTGACTTTGATACTGCCTTTGGTATGCGAGTTGTCTGGCGTTTCCTTGGTAGTCCAAGGTATCTCGCAGGTCACGTGATTGACGTAAAATGATTCCCCATGTGTTTTTAGGACCCACATAGGTATGGTTTGGTCCTCTAGGTGTTTTTTGTTGAAATGGAACACCACGTCCTTACAAGCATATTCAATCTAGGCCATTTTGATATCTCCTTATGTCAGTTTTGGCTTCTTTTACACGTTCTTCGTGTTTGAAATTAATCAGCATACAACAACGGCAGGTTAGCATCGCGGTCTTACGACCACGCAACTTTGAGTTGGCTGCTGCTGTGCCGTGTCGTATGCTTTTCATTATATACTACTTATGCGAATATTTCAAGAGCAGTACCGCACTCTTGGCAAAACTTGCTGGTAGCTTTGTTCTGCTTGCCGCAGGTCACACATTTTGGTTTGTGCTTAACTGTAATCGGTTTTGGCATAGTACCACCGAAAAGTTTGAACACCATTGAGTGTTTGACACTTTCTAGTACGCCAACATAGGCAGTTGAAAACTTCTGTGTGCTGTGACTACCGGGAACAGTGATACCAACATCGTTTAACAACGAGTGGCTGCTGTTCACAGAAGTAGCATCATAGCTGGCTGTAGAACAAGTCACACCGTAATGAACATCGTTCACACCGCGAAGGATTCCGCCCTGCGGATAGATACTGTTGATATTAGAAGTATTCCAAAGGATAGGACGTGGTGGTTGTTCGAACTGGAACTCGATTCTTACCAGTCCGTCCTCAATACCGATTCCCCTGTGCTTTTCCACACTCCCTGTGCGTTCGATAAACTTGAATCGATTGCCTTCTGTGAGATTGCCGTTCTTGACCGATCGTTCGAGGTCGACTTCTCTGCCAGGATCCAGTACAAGTCCACCAGGGACCATATCGTTACCATCGATAAAAACATTAACGACAGCACGGGTCGTATTAAGGTTCTTAAGTAGGATTGTATATTCACTGCCAAATGGGATATGTACTGTGTCCTTGAATTCTCTTAGGACTTTACCGTCTACTTTGATTGCCGCGGCGAGCTTTGATTCATACATCATGATTTCTCCTTGTTACGGTACACACTCTAAGTACCTAGTGTTTAAAGAGTGTTGGTTTGTAGGACCACCCTACAAATTCTATTTATTCTTGAATAAAGGAACGCCATCGCTTAAATGGCGGATGTATTCTAGTTCAGGAAAAGTATCAATTGTACCTTTGTGACTTTTTATTTCTACCCTAGATTGATCTGCATTTTCAAGTGCGTAGAAAAACATTTCTCTAGCACCTTGCTCTATTTGATTTTTAAAATGTTCGTTATACATTGCTTAATCCAATACGACTGTATCCTAACTTTGATTTGATTTCTTTACTTTTCTTTTCTGGTTTCCAAGCCCTAGGGTCAACTGTTTCGCCTGTTGGCTCATAACGAAAGTCTGGGTCATAGACCATATAGCCTAATTTGTTCCATTTGATTACACCACTATCAAAAAGAAAGATACACCCGCGACACATACAGAAACTAGCACCTTTGTTAGTCATTACATTGCCATTCACAGTGCCAACATATTTGACTACTTTGCCCTGATGCATTTCTTTAAGTGCTTCGTGATAATCAATCATTTAGATACTGCTCAATAAAAGGTTCTTCGTTTGGGAAATAATGTACATCATACATAATTCCGCCAACGTTGTATTCAGCACACCAACTATGCTGATTGTTAGTTTCTCTAACAGGTTCTGTCATCTGCAACATCAACCAAACCCGATCGTGTTCTTCGCCATGGAGAATACGCTTAGGAGGACCCATAATTGAACGGATCCAGGCCTGCGCTTCTTCTTTAGTTTTAAACATTAATGCTGCCATTTTAAATCCTATGCCCCGTCTAGTTCCGAGGTGCCACTCACAATTTCGTACTGTTGCTTGCCCTAAGGATTAGGCGCCTACCTTAGCGACTCATACTGAGGTTGTGATAGTCTCGCTGCTCTGGTGCGCTGAGTGGGAATCGAACCCACGCATCTGGAGTTTTAGAGGCTCCTGCTGTTCCATTTAGCTATCAGCGCATTGTTCTTTTCTTGCTCGACTGTAATCGAACCAGCCTAAAACTTCAGAAATATCTCGACCCGATTCGTCAATCACTTTTTTACAGTGTTCTGCCAACAGCCTTTTCACATAGGGATAAATTGGCGAACTGGATACTTTAAGATCCCATGCTCTTGTATTGAAACCATTCGCATAGTAAATCTTGCTGTAGTTTTGCTCCATAGCTGATTTCATTTCAGGGGTAGGAAAGATACCATAATACTCCATGGCTAAATTTAAAGCCATTAGATGTGTAGTGGCGATACCGTTCCAATATACGATGTATTCATCTAGATTGGAAAGATACAGCATCACTGGTTTCGGATCTAGAAGGCTCCATGATTGTTCAGAACGCATTTTCATAGTCCTCGTTACTTTGGAACATTTTCTTTCCTATGGGATTCACCCTAACAGCATCTAACAGCCCGTCTACTGGACGATAACCATAAGTCCAGTATTTCGCTAATCTTTTCACAGCATCAGGCTGCAAAGGCATGTTCATACGCAGATTTCTCTCACGAATATCGCGAGCGGTATTCTTTCCTAATAACCAATCATTGCCCGCAGTTCCGATTTGGCAGACAGAGATATCAAAGTTATCGATGATGTCTTTTAGGCTGGTAAAATATCTACGCTTGATGATCTGTAATGTCCAAGTCTTATTAGAATCTTTACTGTAGTAACTCAACGTCGTAGCATTTTCGCTTTCATACTTTATAGAATATCTACCATAGCTCTTGATATCATCGATGATGTTCTGTGCCTGTTCTGCACTGGAGCAGAATATATCAATGTCATTTTCTCCCACAGGCTGTCCTTGATACCAACGCAGGCAGGCGCCGCCAGCGAGCCAAGGACCTTGTTTAAGATCAGGCCAAATTATACTCAGGGGTTCGCTGTCATCTCGATGTACACAAGGAAACTCTACAACATCTACGGCCTTGCCGTGATTCTTATGTAGGGGTTTCGTTTCAAGATCTCCGATCCTTTCGAAGATGTCACTGAGTATAGATCCCATCATGCTGCCTTTGCTTGTTCAACTTCTTCCGGTAATGGCAAACCACCATCGGGATCATCAGAGGGGCCGCCTTCGTCATGTAACTGACTTTGAAAGAAGGCGATCTGATCAATCATTTGCTGACAACCCGCTTTATTCATTAGTATTTCACTGTAGCCCATACTAAAAGCAACACGGTTGTTATCGGTTATTCCTAGTCGATAAAAGATTTTAGCAGGCTCTTCTTTTGGTGGAGGTGGTGGAACTTCGGGCATCTTAGGAACTGCCTTGGGTTTTGGAAACTCTAAAACTTCTGCACCATCTTTGACCATTTTACCAAATCCTAAAAAACTTAGAAAACTCATTTTTTGTTTCCGATCTTATGATTACGAAAATCGCAGAGATTATGATAGCCCATCTTGTAGCAGGGACAATGGCGACCCAAAATCCAGCGAGCGAGGGCTATCCTAATCCTGGTCATTTAGGCTCCGTAGTATCCGTGTTCGTGTTCAGCAGTTCGTTCTCGTAAGATTCGATCCACTCGTTGAATAGCTTCTTCACGCTCTTTATCAGTGAGTTCATAGCACCTAGGATTCCGTTTGGGATCCCGTGTCACGGGATATCTATTATTAGGATGAGGTCTGAAAAGTTTCTTGATCATTCTCAGAGCCATATTACTGCTTAGGTAACATCAAAGCATTAAAGTTAGCAGGAACAACGATAGTCTGGACTTTACCGTTCTTAATACCTTCGGAAATATTAAGTGCGGCCTGTGCGTTCATGAATGCGATAGAACTTGCTGAATTGTTAGCCAATGCGGCCATACGTTCTGCTTCTTTCTTGGCAGTTTGCACTTCGACTTCCTTCTGCTTGTATTCGTTCTTGGCACGAACAAGAGCATTAGCGGATTCAACAACTGAATCAGCAGGCACTACATTACGGATTAGAACTTGGCTAATGATGATAGTGCCGTCTAGTTTTTCTTCGGCAAGATTACGAGTGATTTCTTCCTGGATGTACTTTTCCATAGGCTCGCGATTGTCTGCCATGTCCAAGGCTTCATACTTACGTGCTGCCTTGTAGATAGCGTTACGAGCATTCTGTACAACATAGTTATACATCACGTAGGTGTCACCTTTGAACTCTGCGTGGAATGCCTTGTTCTTGGTGCTGTAGAGTTCAGCTACGCTCTGTGGATTGATGTTGTAGACTACCACAGCATCAAAGTCTTTCATAGTGCTGTTGTCTTTGGCCACAGGAGTCATGTTCTCAAGAACAACATTAACATCCTTGATCGGAAATGTAAGCACATCACCGATGATAGTTTGGTTGAATGAGCCGGGCAAGAGTTCGCCGGGCTTGACCTGCTTGTCGAAACCAACTCGAACACCGACCTCACCGGTTTCGATACGAGTGCAGCCAGTGGCCAGGACGGCGGCGGCGAGAATAGAGAGAGTGAAAATACGTTTCATGTCTGTGTCCTTAAAAGAGAATTACGATAGAAATCATCGCTAGAACAGCCAGCGATGCGCATAGTATAGCATAGCCTACGGTCTTGGTCAATGCCCATTTTTCCTTTTTATTCAATGTCCGTACGGCATTAATGGAAAAATAAAAGATTACTACTAAAAGAAAAAATGTCAAAAAGATCTTGGCCATAGGTTACCTTCCAAAAGTGATATAGATAACTATACAATCTTTTTAGAAATTAGTCAAGAGGTTTGAATACAGTTATGGCTATCCTAGTTGTTTTGATATGTTTTACAGTATGCAGATGTGTGACATCGATTCTGTGCCAGCGGTGTGCTTCGATTTGAAATTGGGCTGTGATATTTCCGAGATTGTCATAGTAACACAGAGCAGCTTCAGGGCCACCCGTATCGATTAGATAATTGAAGGCTTCTAGTCTAGATTTGTCTATGTGTGCATGTAGTCCATTTTCCACTCTCTGTACCTTAAACATGTATTCACGAGAAAAGAAAGTAGACAACCAATCTGCTAGATCGTTAGTGATAGCATAGGTTCCATATTTGCCGTGTATTTTTTTATTCGAAAAAAGATTATCCGATTCTAAACATTCATAGACCTGCGCTATTAGATGTTCGGGTATTTTAGGCAAATGATCAAGATATTCAAACATTGTTAGCTGGAGCGGCCGGGGGATTCGAACCTCCGTCTCCAAATTGGACATTTGGCGTATGCACCACTCTACCACTGGCCGCAATTTTATCATAAAGATAGTCTGCTACATATTGATTGGCTTCTTTGCTTATTAGATTAGGGCCCCGAGATTGTTTGGATTTGATGTAGGTCATTAATTCGTAGTCAACCGGGCCGGATTGTATCTTATACCACGAAGGTAGGAAATTTTTATCCGGATCGACAATATGATAACAGGGAAGATTTTTAAATTTGAGATAATAATCTATAGAGATTACAGCACCTTCGAATCTATATTTGAAAAGGTCTGGATCGTAAAAATTTTGTTTATAGTTTTGTATTACATTCTGGAACTCAATAGCAGTTGAATATTTTTTGTAAAATTTTGGATGTTTGTCTTTATCTATGAGTTCGGGATTCTCGAAATCTCGATAATGTCTTGGATACAAATATTCGGCTTTTTCCTCTATATTTTTCGTAATGTCGATATCACGATCTACATCCAGTATGTAAACGTACCAGGGATACGAATGGAATATGACAGCAAAGTCGATCTTTTTGGTCTTTTTTAGTTCGTGGAGTATACGCTCTTCGCTGCCGTGTGATACACCAATATTGACTATATTGGCCGATAATCTATCAGCTAATAAACTAGTGTGACTGTTTTCTTTTTTTGATCTACAGGCACTGTGACCGTAGAAGCCTAGGTTCATTTCCACCAGCCAATTTTCTTGCCTTCTAGTTTACGTTGGTCATGCTCTTCGGGGGTAGCAGGATATCTCCATGCCCAGACTGCAACCAAGGCCATGAATACAGCAGTGCTGGCGATACCTATGGGTTTGACTCCCCCTGTGTACATTAGTACCAAACTTAGGCTCATCATAAACAACATCAGATATCTTAGTTTGGTTGGGAATACACGCTTTTCGTTCCAGTTAGTGAGGAAAGGCCCAAAGATCTTGTGATTATAGATCCATCGATGCATACGTTCGCTGCCTTTGCTGAAGCAGTAAGCAGAGAATACGATAAACGGACTGTATGGGATACCCGGGGTGATCAAACCTATATAGGCTAGACCTAGACTTAAAAATCCTAAGATGTTCCAAAATAATTTTTTCATATTAATTTACGATTACATTTCCTGAACCGGAAGCTGCATGACCACAGGTAGCTGTGTCACCTGCTCTGCACACAGGAATATTGTTAGCAAAGACATTTCCGCTGCCTGCCGCCATCACTGGTCCGGCATGAGGACCTTTGCCGTGAGGCACAACTGGGTCGCCAATTCTTGCTACAGGAGAGAGGTTAACAAATACGTTCGGTGATCCGCCGATTATAACTCCGCCTGCTGTATCTTGTCCTTGTCTCGCTGCGCCTGGCATATTAAAAGGCCTTTGGAATGTTCTGTCTGATCTTGTCTATGTACTTGCCAAGATCATTGAGAGATTTACTTAATTCTTTATCTGTGGGCTGGAGATCTCTCCAACTTAGAATCTTACCTTCTTCGATCAAAAGTCGATATGTGGTTATGAATCCAACGTACTCTAGAGGACTCAAAAAGTGTATTCCTTCACCCTCTGCCAACTCTTTTATTTTCTTTTGATAGGACTCCATCGCAGTTTGTTTTTCTTCTATGGTCTGCAATGATGATTTAATACCTGCAGAATTAGCTGCTAGTGTTTCTAACGATGCTGCGATTCTATTATAATAAGAAGAATAATCTATTTGTAAGTGGCCGGATACATCATCATAGATCACTGTCACGGGGTTCGACGAATCTTCCCCGACAACAGTGCTTGATTGTATTCTATCTTGCAGAGCCATCTATTATCTCGCCATCGCGATACCTGTAGTACCTGAAATATAAGAATCAGCGAACTGTTTGTCTGTGGCTTCACAAACCGTAACATTACTCTTAGAAATCTTGATGTCTTTGTCTGGATTGACCGTAAACAGATAAGGAGCCATGCCTAGGCCCTGTTGTCCAGCTGTCAACACCATTGGCTTTGAAATCTTATAGTGCATAGGGCTGTCTTCTACTAGCTTGCCGATTAATTCTTCGCCGCTGGTCAATTTCAACGTGATTACTTCTCCTGCTGCCACACCTTTATCAATTAACATTTTCTAACCTTTTCTTTAATTCTGTGAATCCACCAATTAATTCTTCTCCTAGAAAAATCTGTGGCACTGTTCTTGCTGTTGGTACTGCTTCTAGTAAATCTTCTTTGGTATAACCATCACCAATTTTACGCTCTTCAAATGCGATACCCTTTTGGTTCAATAGCATCTTGGCCTGATCACAAAATGGGCAGTTGTACTTGCTCCATACTATTGCCTTCATGTCTGTTTCCTTTCTTCTTATATAGCCGGTAATTCTTCGTAGTCGATTTTTTCACTCATCACACCGATTACATAATTGGTACTTTCGCTTTCCTGTAGAGCGGTCTGCTTTTTGCTGGTGTCGCTATGCTTGTTAAACCAAGGAATCGGAGTTGATTTTGGAGCAGCCTGTTGATAACGAATACCAATTTCTTTTAATCCGGTGGCTGCGGTATAGTCGACAAAATCTTTTAGGATGTTAGCGTTCAGACCGATCACAGGACCTTTCTTGAACAGATAATCTGCCCACTGTTTTTCCTCACGGATCACATCCATGTACAGTTCATAGACTTCAGCTTCACACTCTTGTTTAGCTCGAGCAAAACGCGGGTCTTCCTTAACTACTTGATTGATCAACCAGGCAGTCCAGCCTTTGTGTAGTAGCTCGTCTTGTAGGATTAGGCTGATGATATTACCGTTACCAATAAAGATCTTATTCTCTACCATGGCTAGGCTTGTAGCGAATGATACCATAAAACGGAACGCTTCTAAGGCATAACTAGCGTTCAATGCCAGCCAAATAGATTTGATATGTTCTTCTTCGCTGACTGCGATACCATTGTCATTGAGTTCTTTCCGGCAGTTTAATCTATGTAGATAATCATAGTACTTGCCAACACTACTTGCCATGTCAACAATTTCTTTAGTGTCATGGATAGTGTTAAACACTTCCTTAGGCACGTTGTAGATGTTACGAATGATGTGGCTGTATGAACGACTATGAATATTAGTTTCAAAGAATGTCCAATTGTAGACAAGACTTTCTAACTCAGGGAGGCTTACGACCGGAGTAAAGATTTGACTTGGGCCGCGACCTTGCAGACTGTCAAGAGCAGTTTGCCTAAGCAGATTGCTAGTGAAGATATGTTTGACCGCATCTGATGCATCCTTGAAATCTTGTGCGTCTTTGGTTAACGAAATTTCTTCAGGAACCCAAAAGAAACCACGTGCAGTTTTTTCAAAGTCTGCAATCTTGTTATACTTGACTTCTTCGAATCGTTGGATGGTAACTGGACCCGCTGGATCTAGGAACATCTTACGGTTAAGATAATCTGTCTTTGTTTGTAAATTATATTGTTGTTTGCTCATTTATATTTTTCCATTCGATATCTTGTGTTGGGATCCATCCATTTTTACAGAAAACTTATAGTTTACAACTTGCAAGATTCGCAGTCGGCATCGTCTTCGATTAGTTCTCTTTCATTATGAAAACCATTGTAGTGTACTTCGGGTGTAAGATCTTGACTCTTACTACCTGCTTTGTTAATTAAACTATAGTAGAACGTTTTAATACCCCATAGTTGAGCCTGCATTAGATTTTTAGCGATCAATGTAGTTGGTACTTTGCGATCCGGGAAGTGTGCCGGATTATAAAATGTATTTGTTGAAATGCTCTGATCAACATAGGCCGCTAATACTGCCGCAGTCTTGAGATATCCTGAACAGTCTTTTTGATCCCACATCAACTGATATTTGTTCTTCAACTTGTGGTACTCAGGCACGACCTGTGTAAACGATCCTGCTTTGCTTTCTTTAGTTGAGATCAGACTCATGGGCATTTCTATTCCATTTGTGCTATTAATAACAACAGAGCTAGACTCAACTGGAGCAATAGCCATAAGAGTAGCATTTCGTACACCATGAGTTTTCATCTCCTGTCTCAGTGATTCCCAATCGAGTTCGGGCGAAAAATCAGCGAGCTCGTTAACACCTTGCGATCTTCTTTCCCAGGGGAAGATTCCTCTTCCGTACCAGATTTTGTCTGAGTCTTTGCATCTGCCTCTTTCTTTTGCGAGTTCAACGGTCGCTTCCGTAAGGTAAAAGGCCTGATGCTCCATCCAACTTTTAACTTCTGCCAATGCGTCCTTGTCGCCATATTTGATACTCCTCTTCGCATGCCAATAGGCTAGGTTAGTAACACCGATGCCCAGCGGTTGGATTTCATCGTTTGACAGCTTGCTCTGTATCGATAAGAAATCCTGGTAATCAAGGATGTTACACAGGCTACGCTGTAGAATCCTACAGGCTCTACGCATATCCTCTGGATTTCGGAACGCACCCCAGTTGATAGATCCCAGTGTACATAACGCTATGCGACCACTGTCGTCGTCGAGTCGTTTGAATGGACGTGTGGGTAATAGGATCTCACAGCACAGGTTACTCTGATATATCGTATGATATTCAGGATCGAATGGTCCTTGATTCATTACATTATCAATAAACACCAAATAGATGCGACCCGTGTCTGTGCGTTCTTTCAGTATACCACCCTTGAAAACTTCTTCAGCACCCATGACTTTCTTACGTAGGTCGCGGCGCTTTTCATATTTTACATATAATTCTTCAAATAATTTTGTGTCTTTGTAAAATGCTTCGTAGAGATCAGGCACTTCATTAGGATCAAAGAAAGTAATATTTTCTTTATTTTTAAACCTACGCCAAAAGAACGCTGATAGTACAACTCCGTAGTCCATGTGTCGAACGCGAGTTTCTTCAGTTCCTTGATTGTTCTTAAGAACGATGAGGTCGTCAAACTGATGATGCCAAATAGGATAAAAAACTGTAGCAGATGCGTTTCTAATACCACCTTGACTGCAACTCCTTAAATCACCAAACCATTTCTTCAAAAAGGGAATCATGCCGGTGTGCATGATTTCGCCGCCTCTGATGGGGCTACCTAGCGATCTTAGACGTCCAATCTCCAGACCAATACCAGCACGTTTGCTGGCATATTTGGCCATCATTTCGCCACTAGCAAAAATGGAGTCAAGATCATCATCACTGCGAATGAGCACACAACTACTGAACTGCTTAGTGGGAGTGCCAAGGCCAGCAAGAACAGGAGTAGCGAGAGTAAATAGACCGTCTGAAGCTGCATTATAATACTCCTTGATGTAACGCATACGAGCTGTGTTGGGCTCTTCTTTGTGAAATACCGTAGCAGCCGCTATCATGTATCTGACCTGGGGTGTTTCATAAATTTCTTTAGTAGCGCGATTACGTACTAGATATTTTTCAATTAACTGCTCAATGGCTGCATAAGAATAGTCTTCGTCTTTGCTGTGGTCGATGATGTCGTTCATGCGATTCCAATCATCTTCACTGTACCACTCTAGTAGTTCAGGAGTGTACAGTCCCACGGCTACATTTTTTTTGACTAGTTCGTATAGATGGGGCGGTTCGTAGGAACCATATACATCTTTTCGTAGCATGCTGAGTCTTTGCTTGCCTGCCACGTATTGATAGTTGGTATGACCAACATCTGGATTATGTTCTACATCGATGAGATCGACGATGGCTCGAAGAGTTATCTCATCGATTTCTTTTGTAGTGATACCATCGTAAAAATTTACCTGCGCTTTGATTTCAATCATTGACTGACTTACGTCAGCTATACCTTTACAGACCTTGTTTACCTGAGCCTGCCATTTTTCAATCGTTAATAGTTCTTTCGTTCCGTTTCTTTTAATTACTGTTATGCTCATTTTTTTTACCTTGGTCTGATATTTATTGTATAGCTTTCCCGGACCAAATTATCTTTGAATCGTAGTTTAATTGGCTCTTATCAACGACTTTTCTTGGCTCTATGTTCAATACTAGCCTGCCATCTACGATCAAAAAGAATTCTGGATCTAACTTTTCGTCACGTACAGACATATGTATCTCGCAATCGCTGTCCATAAACCGCTGTGTTAACTTTATAGTATACAGCATCCCTATTACGATTGCAAGGTCATCATACCTATCATCTAATACCAAATGCCATGGGTCCGGCCATGAATCTGGATTCGTAGGTTCTAGAAAAGGATTAACCAAAGGCGCTCTCGCCCAGAGTTCAGCTACCAACGTCAAAGGGTCAGTGGCTGTTTCGATCTCATCGCGTATTTCTTTCCATTTGGTTAATCTATTATTACCAAATAGATCAAACACCGTAGGTCACAGAGTAGGAAATCGTTCCGATAGCGCCAGTACTAATAGGGTTCTGGTATGACAATAATAGGGTTTCTATACCGCTGTCTAGGTCATTGTCTTTTAATTCTGCTTGAAATTCAAAGTTTGTCATTAGAACTCCTCCTGGGGATGTTGCGAAAGGTGTTGAATAGGTATAATTATCTGCGAAACTATATTCTCCTAGTGTAGCATCAACCATGATAGTAAGTCTACCGGCTCTAACATGATTGTTCAATCTAAGAGTATAGTCTACATATGTAAACCTATTGAAAGCTGATAATACGGCCAACGGTCTAAAACTGTCTGATAAAAAGATATCAGAATAGTATTGATCATTCAGTGATGTTAGACTAGAGTTATATACTTCTACTTTAGCATCAACAGTGCTCACAGACACGATACCGCCCGACTGGTGTCTGTTAGTCGAACACTCTATGACTCTGTTACCTTCGCTTTCGCCAAAGTAGATCATTTCGCTGACTGGGTATGCTGCTGTGTTGGTTAAGTTGCCGCAGTTGGTCAGTGTACAGTATCTGATCAACGTTCCTCGACCGTTTGATGCTCTAAAAGCGTATTGAGATATCTCTTCGAAATGGCAATGATCAACATGCCACTTATTGCCCTGTGATGCTATGCCGTTGATCACGATAGCAGAATCACAGACGTAGAACTTACAGTTGGTAATATCTATATGTGTTTCAAAATTAGGAGGAGAACTAGAGTCAACAGTGATCTGATCACTCCTAATAGCCAATGCTGTGCTTTCGAATAAACAATCGTCGATGCGAATGTCTGTTACTTTAGTTCCCGGTAAAGAATTTTCCCAGAATATAGAAGCAGGATGAGATTCAACTGCTCCAATGGAGTCGCCAAGCACATAGCTAGATTTAAATCTAACTCCGGTAACAGAACTATCGGCCAAGCCAGTGAGTACTAGCTCGCCTAGATTATGGCTGATGGTTAGGTTTGAAATAGAAACATTTCTTGGTCTGTTGCTGCTGTTGAAATTTGCCACACCTTCGCCGTCTTCGGTCACAAAAAGAATGTTGTTGTCACCTATTTCTAATACAGCACCATCTCTGGTTTCTCCTGCGATCTTAGCGGTGCTAGGAACATTTAGGTTTCCTGTGAGTAGATATACACCGTTTGGTATCAACAGTGTTTTCTTAAACTTGTCATCGGGATTTCTAAACAGCTGATTTAGCGCATTCTGGAAGCTGGCCAAACAATCTGTAGAGCCGTCTGGTACTGCTCCGAAATCTAATATACTCACATACTCATCTAGTTTACTCTGTAGGGTACGAGAAATGCTGAGAGAAATGCTAGGATCTACACTAGCGAATCTATAGCTAGATGCTAGTTCTAGAATATTGTCGTGTTCGGTTAGGACCTTGGTGTTGCCCACATAAGGTGCGCCCTCAGCAACACTGCCGTTGCCGATGTATAATTCCTGCGTGTCAACAGCCCATGCAAATTCGGCCGAACTTAATTGAGGTATGCCTATACCTGATAATTTCTGTCCTCTGCGGACTTGTATTTTAGAGATCTGTACGACAGCCATAGATAAATTTCCCGTTATAGGGTATTTATCTTAAACTGTTGTAGTATTCTTCTACTTTGCCCAGCCACAGATCTTGATATTTGTTGAAGTCTGAGGGCCATAAATCAAACTGCTGATATTCACAGTTACGACTGCACATAAACACGTGGCCTTCACGGATGTCTGTGCTGTAGACTTCATTATGTGCTAATATATAAGCGATCAGCTGAATTTTATAATCTTCGACCCACTCTTCTTTCTTAGGCTTATTGGTCTGCTTGTAGTCGCAGACGCTAGGATTATCTTTATACACTGCTACTAGGTCGGTGGTTCCCGAGTACAGTCCAGGAAAATATAAACTCTGTTCCATGGCCCAAACTTCGTTAACATGGACAAGTCCATTAATTATTATTTGATCAGCCATGGCATTGGCCTGCACATGTACAGGATTATTGCCTGGTTGTCTCTGCATGCCTGCGATAAACCTTTCTAGATTACTGTGCATGGCTGTGCCCACTCCTGCGGCTTCTGTGGTAATCTGTTTGGCTTTTTCTTCACCTATACGCTTCTTCCATTCGTTTAGGTGTGTCATATCCTTTGTAGCCGAAAGGATAGTGGTCACTGAAGGAAGACTTTCTCCGTCGGGAGTAAGGTAAACTCGTTTTTTGGTTACAGGGTCGTTGATCTGAGTACAGTTCTTATATTGGAACCGTTCAACGAATGGAGGCGGTGTAAATTGATTAGTCATTCTGTATATATTACTACAGAATTTTCATCGTGTCAAGCCTGAGTGGCTAATTGTTGGGGAGCAGCTGAAGCGGCTATTTTATCTACGGCTGCTTGACTGTCCTGGGGTGTCTGTGTTCCGTCACCCTTGGGCTGTTCTTCTGGTGCGCCCGGAACATTGAGTTCTATTCCGTCGTCATTGAAATTTTTGACCATTGATTGTATGGCAGGATTTGAATCGTAGATAGCCTTGAAAGTTTCATAGTCAGCGGTTAATTCAAAGCCGTTGGTTTTAAGGACTTGATTTAGTCCGTTCCAATTCAGTTTGGCTGGAGATTTTTTGCTGGCAGCACGACCAATATAGTTCCTAAGAACCATTACAAACTTATCGCCAGTGTCGCCGTCGCCGGCAAATTCAAAAAATCTCATCCTAGGCTCGCTAATCTTTTTCTTGCGTCAGCTATCTGCTGCTCTAATTGTTTGATCTGATCTTGTAGTTGCTTTTTCTGTTCAGCACGATCTTTAACCGCCTGTGCAGCCTGGGCCGGATCCATCTGTCCTCCAGGTAATCCTGCTGCGGGTTTAGCCTGCTGTGGAGCTGGCTGTCCGGGAGCAGGTGCTGCACCGGGTGCAGGTGCTCCGACAGTCGGGGCAAGCTCTTTAATCTTTAAAAAGTCGCCCTCGTATGCAACGTCTTGGAATCTCATCCTGCTAGAACTTTCAGTAGACGATTTTCAAATTGAATGCTTTCACGCTGTTCTCTGCCAGCATCGCCCATTCCGCCTGCTGCCGGTTCCGCTGCGGCAAAATCGTCTGCTGCTGGCTCTTCAGCAGGCATGTTCATTTCATCGGGAGCTGCTGCGGCCATATCATCACCGCCTTCTTCGGCTCCGGGTTCCGAACCCAACATCTCAGCACCCTGTTCTTCACCTGTGAGTGTGCGAACACCTGTGGCTAGAGTTTCGCGTGTGGTCTTTAGATTTTCTAGAGCTTGCTGGATCGCTGGAGCTACAGCAGAGATAAAATTCTTTGCCTGCTCTGAGCCCATCTCATCACGGATAGAATCGCCTAACTGTAGGAGTGTGTCGTTCTCCATGCCACTTAGTTCTTCAATCCAACGACCTACTCTGTCAACCATTGTTTTTGCGGTAACGATCGCAGACGCTTGCTGGATCTCACCTTCTGTGACTTTAGTCATTTCTTCTCCTGTTTCGACTGATTCTTTCTTGTCAGAGCCATCTGCTTTTTTATGACTCTTGTAACCTTTGTTTTTCATGTGCCATGCTAGTGCAAAAGGATTATCAACTTCCTTGTGTTTCTTCATAGCTTTCACTGTGCCTGCAAATCCCGGAGGACTTACTTCATCAACTTGTTCACCGGTCTTATCTACGATAAATTCTTGACGTTCTGCTAGTTCAGAAACGATAGCATCCAACATCCACTGGGCTTGTGTTAGAGTTTCGTTTTCTACAGTTTCGTTGAAGTTGCTGTTAGAACGCACATCGTGTATCTGGGTGCGTAGTTTATTCCTAGCATCTTCTAGCTGCTCAGTGGTGAACTTTTCTAGATCAATACTTTTTCCGAAGGCCTTTTGTAGGGATTCGTTAAGTTTCTTAGAAGATCTGTTATTTGCAAATAAGTCAGTGGTTTTCATAATAAAGGGTCCAGATTGATACTATATTTATTCAAACGTTGGCCAAAAATTCAGCTAGGTTTTTAGCTGCTACGGTTTTGCTCCTGCTTTCACAGTATCTAGCCCATAGTGTATCTGATTTTTCAAAGTTACCAATATTTACAGCTCGCTGATACTGATTCCTCAGCATCTGGCTGTCGGCAAACCATCGTCCATATTCTTGATCGGCCCTGTAAATTTTATCAGTCTGATATGTTTGTCCGCTTCTGGCCAGCATGTTGGCTAACCTAATAGCTATCTTGTTTAGACTAACATCACTGTAGATACAGTTCTGATCATGATATAAATCTTTCAAAGGTCCTTTGCTGACAATTAAAATACTGCCTACCAGAATTCCCTGCTCTGTTTTTACAGGCAAAATCTCTTTGGAATTCTTGATCAGTGATTCTAATTTCTTAGAAAGTTGTGTCATAAAAAAAGGACCTATGGTCCTTATTTAAGTGGGTATATTTTAAATACCAAAAAACCTGAAGATCGTCTGTATATTAACCTGTCCTGTCCAGCCTAGACCTGCTATGAATGCTAATCCAATCATTCCATACATCATTAACTTGTCTTTGGATTTTTCTAATTCTTGGATCTTTCCGGCTAGCTGATCGTGCTGACTGGTAGCTTCTGCTCTCATATCTGATAGAGTTCTAGATAGATTATCGCCTGTACGATCTAAACAATCGTGCAGTTCTTTTACATCTACTTTTAGGTCGTCGAGTTTTTCGTCTAGGTTAGTGACTTTTACTTCTACTACACTGACTCGTTCTGCTACTGTGGCCATCTAAGCCGTCTCCTTGGTTAAGTCAAGTTCCCGTTAAGGACATGTGCCTAATGAAGAATGCCTAGTGATTTGCCTTTGATATCGTATTTAGCAGAGTTATTCCAAAATACATATCCAGGTATTAGGATTTTTACCTTCTGTTTGAAACGCCGAAGGATGTATGTCTGCTGAATTATTTAGTTGATCTATTATCGGTACGCCATGGAGATCTTCTTTGAGCAATGCTACTGGATCGTCGTCTTTTTTGTATATATCATCTCGCTCAATGTCAAACTCCCAGGTCCAATGATTGCATTTGCCGGTAAGAGGTAAGGGTAATCTGCCGGTATGCATCTTAGGATCTTGATACCAAGAAGGATTGGCTCGTATACCGATGGCCTGTATTAGAGAATTGAAATTCGCCTGCTGACCAACTTTGATCCGATCGGTCTCAGATCGATGGGCTTGACTGCGTGTGATGTCAACTAAGGTAATTATCTGGTATCTTGGCATAATATGCTACTATTTACGCAGATAAAAAAAGGGCGGAATAAATCCGCCCTCATCTTCCCATCCCTAGGAAAATACGCTATTAGGTTGAGCTTAGACCAAATAGTGATGTTACAGAACCAACTTCAACGATAGCTGTTGTAACTGGAGCTGCAACTGTACCTGCTACTGCGGAGCCTGAACCTACTGTGCCTAGGTTACCGTTTTCAGCAACGTAGTTAACCAATGCGCCTGTACCGCCTAGAACTTTGTCTGCACGACGAGCAATGATATTGCTGCTTAGGGCGTGGCTATCGCCAATAACAACGAAGGCGTCTGCATCGAACTCGATGATCGCACCGGTTGTACCAAACTCCTGAGCTAGACGCTCCATCTTACCACCAATAACACCAGACTCTAGGTCTACACCAGGGGCTTCTACTCTGAATGCACGGATTTGTAGTGTATCGTATAGAACGTCAACTGTAGTAGTTGGGTTCGGATTTACTCTTGTAAATGCTGCCATGATATTTTCTCCTCTTTATCTATAGTCCCGCTCCGGGACTGGCAATCTTATTTATTGATTTTGGAGAAAAATATGGTTATAGGTGCCTTAATCGGCTCGATATGGTGTCCAACGATCTCTGGGCACTAGTTTTACGCTGTCTTTGCCCTTGACATAGCCTTCTCCGCCAGGCTTACCGCCCGTGGTAGCTGTGATGTCACCTTCTGCTTGATCGAGCTCAGCGATGACTTCGTTTTTGGCTTTCATTAACTCTTTGACTAGGTAGAAAAGATCAGCCATGGCTTCTGCATGAGGATGATCTATTATTTTCTGTTGTTTGCCCGGACTTACTTTGCTGGTCTTTAACCAATTGAAAAAGTCCTTGCTGTCTATGCTGTCTAGTGCTTTATCCTTGGCTCTGGCATTTACATAAGTGTATATGATGTTCTGTAGATCGCTGAGTCCTGCTATAGGAGCAAGGAACTGATCGATTTTAGAACTGCTCTTGTTAGCTACTTTTTCTATGGCTCCAAGATTATCTGCATTGACCGCAGGCACATGGCTAACATAGGTCTGTCCAAAGACTATCAGCTCTGGATTGCCTGCAAATATTTCTGGATTCTCGAACGGCTCTCCACTCTTATCTCCGAAGTAACTGTACTGTTGATGTGCAGCCACAGCTATCTTGGCCTTGGCTATCTTTCTACCTACCTGAGAATTTCCGTTTACTGAATATGTGGTTTGATTTGGCGTGAAGGTCATGCGTCCATCGGCACCTTCATAGGGCTTACCTGGATGGAACAAGATATCACCGTAGACATAACCACGGAAATCTGCAGGGGTCGCCTTTTCAAACACAGACCACATCGCTGCCATGTCTCCAGCAAACTTGGCACGCCACTCTTCGCCCTTGCCACGACTGTTGATAAACTGTTTTAGCTCTTCTGGACTAGAACTCTTGCCTTCTTCACGACCCCAATTGTTCTTACCTACCATACGGAAGGTACCGTCCTCGTCGCGACCCCAATACACTGTGGGGTTACCGTCCCATTTGATAGCAACATCTGACGAATCCTGGCTCATTGATTTTAGAACAGATACTGCTTTTAAAGCACCTTTGGGTTCTGTGAACACTAGATCTTCTAGATGGTTAAATTCACGACCTACTTTTTTAGGAGCAGGAGCTTCTGCTTCATTAACACTTTCGTTTTTCTTGCGGCCTGCACAATGAGCCTTCTGGCTGAAACCCTTGGGGTTTGAGCAGTTTATAGAGCGTTTGTACTTCTGGCTCCATTCTTCTGTTAAAAATTCAAATGCTCTCATTTTACGATGTCAATAATCCTACGCATCCAGGACGGACTATTAGGTGTATAATGTTCTAGTGCTTCTTTTTTAGGAAGTTCGATGCCCGACTTGCCAAGTGTTTCTTGAGCGGCTGCGATCAGCTCTTCATAGTTAGGCAGCTTCTTGATGTAGTTCGTGATGCTTTCTACAGAACGAATGTCTTTGACTGTGGCGGTCTGTCCTAGCAGTTGTTTGGCTATGGTATTCCAATCATCACCGCCGGGTACTGGCTCGTTGGTTTCTGGATCAACAAGTCCGAACTTAGGGGAGTATTTAAGACCTCTAGCACGAGCTATACTGCTCAATAAGATGTGTCTATGCTCTCCTCTATAGGGGCTGTCGGCGCCGCCTCCTAGCATGCTTCCCTGTTGGAACTTGGGATTAGTGCTGAACATAAAATCTGTTTGAGCGAATCCGTTACTGGGATCTCCGTTGATGGGAGTTTTTAGGTGAACACTGTCTCCGCTGAGTTTAACTGATTCTTTGCCGAATACGGAAATCAGTTTGGCTGCAAATTCTTTTTTATCAACTTCATTGGCATCAACAGAAAGATCAAGGTCGCCAGAATCAGCTTTACGTCCGGTGGTACCTAGCCACTTAATAGGTACACCTTCTTCGTCCTTGTCCATCGTAAAGTCTACGCCAGTTTCTTTCTCTAAGAATCCTATAGTGGTAGGTATTTCCTCACGCTTAATTCTGCGTGTCAACGGTTCTTTATCTGGGCCTTTGAATACATTACCGCCCTCTAATAGCTTACTCTGATTCATTTAACGGTCTCTTCTGTCTACGAGATTCTGCTATCTTGCGTATACCTCGTACGAACTTGGCAGGATCCTGTCCTCTGATAGCATTTACAAATCTGCGCTCTAGTTCATCTGCCTGCTCGGGCGTGTAGTTCTTGTGCAGACTTTCTAGTAGATTTATAGCCGAGTTGATAATATTAGTGGCGCGGCTTTCAAACAGCGAGTCCTTGTTACGGACTTCTGCGATTTCATTAAGTTCCTGTAGGATAGATCTTGTGCGTAATTTCATAATTTACCCGTGTACTGAGTATATTTAACTCAAATGTGTTCGATATTAAATTTAACGATTTTCTATATACTTTTGCACATCAGCATCGTGACATAAATAAATCAGTAGAAACACTGATATACAGAGTCTACACACACTTACAGAGGACCACAATGAAACAACTATCAGCCAAAATGCTTGGTATCCTGGAACGATTATCCGAAATGTTCCCCAAGCAGCAATATCACAGCGATCTAGAACGCTACATCGCATCAAAATACCCCCAAAACGCCGCAGATGTCGAACATTATACTAAAGAGTTCGAGCACAGAACCTTACAGGGAAAAATCATATGAAAGAAATCATCAAATCATTCTTCGCAGTTTGCGAAAGCTTCGGTAAGGCCAGAGCAGCCGCATATTACAGCCGTATGGGCAGACACGACCTGGCCAGGGATATCATTCTTAGAGACTGAACATGCAAAATTTCAAGGAAATTCCTTTTAGTCAATGGGGTCCTTGGAGAAATCAATGGGGTTATATAACTACCATCGCTCAGTTTGCTGATGATGATATAATCCTTAAGAGCATCACCCCATACAAAACTAAGATCGTGAAACGGTTCAGTGATTGGGAAGATTGTCAGCAGGAAGTAGAGCTGTTAGAGGCAGATAGGAGATTTTAATTCATGTTGGGTCTTGATTTCTTTCCCTTAGGGATATATAATACTACATACACAAACACACAAGGAGGAGTTATGTTTTCACCAAGTTTCTATATTGAGTCTTTTCAAAACACCAAAAAGGTAGTGGCTAATCAGATTTTTAAGGACGCCACACTCAACAAGGCAGCACATGCCTACATCGATGCACAGACCAAATTCGCTCTAATGTTAGCAGACAATACTGTTGCATTAGCTAAGTATTCCGTCGATTCAGTATCTAAGATGCTGTTTCCGCAGAAGGAGCAGGCTGCAACCGCTCCCTACAAAGTAGACAAAGCAGCCGAATAAGACATACACACACAAAGGAGAATATTATGTCAAACAATGGACTAAACCTACCAGAAATGAAATTACCCGAAGTTAAGTTTAATAAGAACGGTTATGAAATCCGTACAGAAATCCTTGGTATGGCCAAAGACCTGGTCGCCCAAGATTTCCATGTCAAGTTCCAAGGTTGGGAAATGACTGCAGAGCGTGATGAGAAGACCGGTCAGATCGTTAACAAGGTTTCTATGCCTGAGTTTCCAGGATTAGACAAGGTTCTTGAAACCGCTGAAAAGATGTACGCTTTTGTAAATAACGGTACAAAGAAATAATTATATTATTCAAATATCCCGCATAGCGGAAGTATACATATTAGTGTGGTAAAAGAAAGGGCTCTTCGGAGCCCTTTCTTTATGCCCTAACTTTAGCTAGCTTAAAAAATCTCAGGATACAAATGTATATCCATCCAATGTCAACTTCATACCATCGTTGACTAAATTTTGCATTCGCTCCGTCACTGTGATGTCCGTTATGTAGTTCTTCACCGCCGATCCATATAGCCAGCGGCCACAGATTCCTCGAAGTATCGTTAGTATTTGATACTCTGTAACCCCACCAATGACTAAGCCCGTTGATTACACCTGCAGCCCAGAAAGGTATCCATAGCATTTGAACTCCCCATACCACTATTCCTACCGGGCCAAAAAGAATAAGGTCTATGACCAACATCAATAGAATCCCGAAGTAAGGATGGGGAGTATAAACTTTTTCTTCAATCCAATCACTGGGTGTGCCATGACCCAATTCGTTGACAAGTATCTTGTTTCTCTTGGCCTTGACATATAACAGAGCACCACCAAATAACACACGCCAAATACCGTATATTTTTGGGCTGTGCGGATCTGCGCTTGTATCAGCAGCCTGATGATGTTTGCGATGGACTGCTACCCATTCTCGAGTATTCATGCCTGTGGTCAGCCATAACCAGAATCTCATGAAGTGTGCGACCGCTGGATGAAAGTGAACTGATCTATGGGCTTGGCTACGATGTAGATAAAGTGTAACACAAGCAATAGTGATTTGTACCATCACTAGGGTATATAAGATTGTTAGCATTAATAATTCCCAGAGGCTAAAACTATCTTACAGATATGTTCTAGACGCTCTATATGTTCGAAACTACGCCACGGCGTAGAATCTATGGCCACGACCCCGTGACCTTTTATTCCTACGATATCATACTTAATCTCTCCAGTTTCTTCATTTAAACCCAGGTTTTTGTGACACTGATCGCCTAGTTCTTGTGAAATAGGAGGTACATCACCTACATTAGGTGCTACTCTAGTATACCGACTAAGTTCAGGGAAGTCTTTGACTAATTCACAGAGTTCGATACCAGCATGCATGGCAGCTACGATATAGGTAGGGTGGATATGAGTTACGACACGAACTTCGTCCGTATGAATTTTTCTCTGGAGGCCAAAATGTAGAGGCATTTCTCCTGTGGGCCTAAGCCCTATGCTGATATCGCTATAGGGCAATTCAGTCCAATCTTTGCTATTAATTATGGCTATCTTTTTAAACTGATCGGGCTGCATGGTCTGCTTACGAACACCACTGGGCGTTACGTAAAAATGGTCTCGATCATGATGGCGGATGCTGATATTACCGTCTCTGCTGGTAATCCAATTTCGTTTATAAGATTCTACTAGTATATCACATATTGTTTCTAACATTGGTCTGTCCTTACTGTGTTCAATATTTATGGCAATGTCCTAGTGGTTGACATAATCATTAACTGAGTATATAATAGCAGTATGAAAAATAAAATTATTTTAACCGATGCAGACGGTGTTCTCCTTGATTGGGAGTTCGCATTCTCAGTTTGGATGGAACAACACGGCTTCCAAAAACAAGATGATTGGCAGTTCAAATATGACATAGCCAAACGCTATGGAATCGAAAAAGAGCAGTCAAAAAAACTAATCAAAATCTTCAATGAATCTGCGCACATGGGTTTCTTGCCCCCTCTGCGTGATGCCATGTACTATGTAAAAAGACTACACGAAGAGCATGGGTATGTGTTCCATTGTATCACATCAATGAGTTCAGATGAAAATGCCCAGGCTCTACGCAAGATGAATCTCTGTAAGCTATTTGGTAAGACAGCATTTACCAAATTTATCATCCTAGAAACAGGTGCAGACAAAGATGAAGTTCTTGAGCAGTATCGAGGCAAAAACTATTGGTGGATTGAAGATAAGTTTACCAATTGTGTCGCAGGTCTAAATGTAGGTCTTAGACCCTTGCTCGTAGAACACGGACATAACATGGACTTCGATCAAGAAGGTATCCGTAAAGTCAAGAACTGGAAAGAAATCTACGATACTATCGTAGCGGAATAAGATTTTCTTTGAAGATCTGCCAGCAGGCATCCCAAGACCATTTCTTGCTGGCTTCTGCTACTCGCTCTCTAGGGTATAGCTTGGCTATCTCTATACTCTGCTTCAAATCCCAACTCATGTGTCCTGTGATACCTGTTTCTAAGATATCTATAGGACCTTGCACGGGATAAGCAGCCACTGGGGTTCCAAGGCTAAGAGCTTCGATGATAACGATACCAAATGTATCAGTCTGGCTAGGAAAGCAGAATACATCTGCTCGAGAATAGCTGTTGGCCAATTCTGCACCTGTTTGATATCCTAGAAACTTTACCCCGGGATACATTTTCATCAATTCTTCTCTATAAGGTCCGTCACCCACGACTTCTATAGAGAACTCATCTTGCAATCTACACAGATCATCTAGACCTTTTTCTTTGCTGACTCTGCCCACATAAAGAACTATAGGCTTCAGGTGTAGGTATGCGCTGTGAGAATATATCTTAGTAGGTTTGAGGTTAGCTCGATCTACTCCGCGTGTCCAGGGCCGTATGTCTCCCTTGAATCCGTGTTCTCTAAGTTCATCGACCATAGACTGCGTTGTGGTCAATACTCTACCGCTGTGTTTATGGAACCATCTCATATATGCGTAGGTCCATGCCACAGGAATGTTGTAGATTTTGTTTAGAAATTCAGGGAACTTAGTATGGTAACTAGTATTGTAACGATAGCCGCGTTGGTCAAGATAAAGTCTAGCACACAGACCAATAGGACCTTCGGTGGCGATGTGTATATAATCCGGAGCCATCGCCTCAATCTTCTTGCCGATCTTCCAAGGAAGGCTAAGTTTAACTTCAGGGTAGCCTGGGCTACTAAAATGTAAGAACTGCCTGGGATCAAGGTATAGAATGCTATGCCCGTCCAGAAAAGCACGTGCCTCAATATTCTTAAAGGTCGTAACCACGCCATTTATCTGATCCGGTAGGTTATCTGTTATGATTAAGATTTTTTTATGCATTCACCCTTGATCCTGAAGCTGTCAAATTTAAGCCAATATGTCATAGTTGATAATGTCTTTTCGCATTGTTCCTGGCTATCGAAGTTTAGAACTATTCTTCCCGGCACGTCTTGCGGATTGTTTGCGTGTACCGCTAGTATTATCAGCAACCACATCGTCTCGCTCCTTGGTCCAAGTTACTATCTCCCAACGACCATCCCAGTGTTCTACTAAGGCCGTCATTGACTCAACCCAATCTCCGTCATTCATATATATAATACCGTCTACTTCTTTGATCTCTGCGTGATGTATGTGTCCGCAGATCACACCGTCAAACCCTCTTTTCTTGCAGTAGGCAGCTAAATTTATTTCGAACTGAAATATAAAATCAACTGCTTTCTTGACCTTGTGTTTAAGATACTTACTGAGACTCCAGTATCCAAAACCTAGCTTATGCCTTATCCAATTAAATCTGCTGTTTAGATATAGAACGAAGTCGTAGGCCTTGTCACCTAAGAAACTCAACCAAGGTGCCAATCTGGTAATACCGTCAAACAGATCGCCATGTACTACTAGATAGTGTTTACCATCTGCACCTATGTGTTCTATCTGATTGTGGATTTCAACCAGCCCAAATGAGAAATCATATGGGATCATAGGTCTTAAAAACTCATCGTGATTTCCCGCGACATAGACCACACGAGTTCCTCTCTTGGCATGTCCTAGTATTCTTCTTACAACATTTGTATGTGTTTGTTTCCAACGCCACTTGTTCTGTTGTATTTTCCAGGCATCGATAATGTCGCCTACGAGATATAGCGTATCGCAGGTGTGATGTTTGAGAAAATTGTTCAGCGCCTCGGCCTTACAGTCCTTGGTGCCAAGGTGTACATCCGAGATGAAGATACTGCGGTAAGTTCGCTGCATAGCAGTATTTACCGCAGCATCAGTTTTAAGATGTTACAGATCGATTATATCTGAACAACGGTCCAGCGGTGTGTAAAATGCTTACCTTCGGCCTTGCGTTTCAAGATTTTTTGGAACTCGATCTTTTTGAGTTCTGCCATCTTCTTGGCGTCGTGGTCGAAGCAAGCCTTGTACAGTTCCATTACGAGCTTTTTCTGTCTCATGGTCTTGCCCCTCCTTGTACAGATATTTATACGGGACTACCTAGACAGTAGAGAATCTGTGAAATCTAACAGTAGTTTGTGATGTGTATTATGATGCCAATGTTTGGGCATCCAAGAGTGGTAAGAGTACCAATTTTTTTGGCTTTCTGGGTGGCATCCTATCAACCCAACTTTCCCTTGTATAATAGCCATAGGATCATGGTTGCTGTAGGTAGCCACAACGTCCATATTATCACCAACAATAGCACAGCCGTCATAGAAATACATCCTCTGTTCAGTACCCCGCCAATTGATCTGCATGCCCTTGGCATGTGGTCTTTTGGTGCAGGCATTGGGTCGTTTGATATACTGCATTACCTGTGTACCTGGATCTAGGATATCAAAGTAGTGATGTCCCGCCCAATAAGCACCTAGGCAAATTCCTAGATAATGTCCACCGCCGGTGACAAATTTCCTTATCGATGACCTGTGTTTTACTAAAAGATTATCGTATCTATCAGAATCACCGACACCGCCTGGAAAGCATACACAGTCTACATCATCTAAGAAATCATCTTCGATTTCGTGTCTAGTGAAAATTTTAAATTTGTAATGGGGAGTTAAGGATTCTATAATCCCGTTTACTGATTGCACCGAACACAAAGGATGGTGTGCAAAAATAGCAATGGTTTTCATAAATCCCAAATAAAGCTCACTTGAGGATGCCCTCGGGCACGACTCCTACTATCATCCTCGCCCAGCAGCCGGGCACACACACCGTAATTAAACGGGTCCTAAGGTGTGTTAGGTTGCTTCTCGATAGTATAATCAGCTTCTGTACTATCGGGATAGCGTGTGGTTAACTTAGTGACGATGTCTTGGCGGCTTTCGCCCTCGATACGTGCAGTTCTACCAGATGCTATCTGTGTTACCAAATAAGTTCCTGGGCCGTCATTGGGATCCTCTTCAGCTTCTGGTTCTTCAGCTGCTGCTTCTGATGCATAGGAATAAGGCAGCTTGTCTTTGATATCGGCGATGGCCTTGTTAATATCATAGCCCCCTTTGACGATCTCTGTAGAATTAGTCTTGATTTCTTCTGCTTTAGATTTGAGAGCTGCGATAATCTTTTTCAATAGTCCCGGGAATAGATCGGCAAACTCCTTGTCACCTCTACTGTAACTAAGACTTTGATCTCCGTTGTTCATCTGTCCTGTTGGACCATGCATCTGCCACTTACCATTCTTCTCGTCTGGATTCTGTTTGTCGAAAATACTGATGATAGGACCTTCTGGAGCATATCTTTCAAACCAACGCATGCCTGAGCTAGATCCTGTACAGAAGCTGGCATTGAAGCCGTGGCTATTATTGAAAGTATAGCATGCGCCGTAGTTATAAGGCAATGTTACTAGGAAACGATCATCATCGATCAGTGTGGTTTCTTTCTTTTCACGCTTGTGTTTTTCAATAGTTTCTGCATCTTTGATCTTGCGCAGTTCTTCTCGATATTCTCTGTCTTGTACGATCTGCTGGATCTGTTTTAGGCTCTTAAACCTGTTGAAATCTTGATGAGGTTCTTTGAGTTTACCTCGTGTGCTCAGGGCCTTCCAAGCACCAAGTGCATCACCGCCTTCTCCGTTGATATCTTCGTAGTCAACAACACCGTTGGTATAAAGACGTGTGAGCCAATCATCAAACTTACCATCGGCACTTAGGTCGCCGTAGTCTGTGCTGCGAAGACTGTCATCTAACAACTCACTCCATAGTTTAATCACTTCCTCGTCTGAAGGTTTAGTTCCTAGTTTAGCTACTCTGTTCTTAGGCAAAGTACCATCGTGACGCATGGCGATGGCCAGCATCTTGATAGTCTTGGGATCTTTGAGTTTGGCCGCGATATTGGCCTCTAATACGATTTGAGTTAATTTCATCCTGATATCAAAGTCCTTTTGAAGAATCCAAGAACTGTACCTAGTTTCTTTTGATCGCCACCGGCAATGTCTTGTAACAGTTGCCTGGCTCCTTCCGGAAACTGTGCTGTGAAGCCTCGATTATAACCGCGTGTGATATTCCCTGTCTGTTCAGGATAATGGTGACTTGCTGCCATCAGTACCGCGGTATTGATAGCTGTGGCAACAGACCCTGGTACATCTGAAGAACCTGCTTCTAGGCTTTCTATGGCATTCTGCAGATTTCTAACTTGGCTAAGTTTCTTTTCTGCTTTATCAAAGGCATCGTTCTTGATCTGATTAGCGATATGTCCTTTGATATCTGCTATGGCGGCAGTGATGGCTCGTACCCATAGAGGTTTGAATTTTTTAGTCAGTGTATCCACAGTGACTTCGTTACTAGCACCGGCTGCATTATCACTGCGTTTCTTACGCTTGTCAGCCACTGCGGTGGTATTCTTTCCTACATAAAACTTTTGTAGTTTACCAATCTCGCCTTTAAGAAAATCTAAAATATTACCACCTCTACTATCAGTGGTAGTTTGTATAGGACCGCCGGAGCTGGCCACAGCGTCGTAGTTATCGTTTCTAGATTTGATAGCGCCTGTACCTTTGCTGCCTTTGATAATAACCCATGCACCTCTGTAGCTGCCTTTGAGTTCCGACCAAGATATCTTATCTACTTGACGATAATCTTGATCGTGCGCTAACTGCATGTCTTTGTGCAGAGCCATAACCACTTCTTTGCCTCCAGGACTATCTGTGATTAGATTCAAGGAGGTTGACGCTTCGTCAACATACCCTTCTAGAAGTTGTGCAAAGATTTGATAGTTCTTTGTCTGCATTTTAATTACACCAAGATTGCTTTGCTTCGCCGAAATACTCGCGGGCGAATCCGTTGCGTATCAACTCGGCTCTTAAACTGACACCATTTAAAATGATATCTCCCAATACACGACCACCGAACTTATCCCATCCGTATAACGTGACCTGATGTTTTTGAGTAGTGGCGACTGCGTTTTTGGTAAAGGCAGAAGCAGCTTGTCCTCGTTGATTTTCACTCGGACATTGGGCTCTGTGTCCTTTTTCTGGAGTGTCAACTCCATAAATTCTGATCGCGAGTTCTGGCTTAAGGGGTGCGGGTAGAAAGGGAGCTGCGATCACCACCGTATCGCCATCGCTCACGCGAAGAATTTTAGCATCGTAGGTCACACCCTGTGGGGCTTTCTGTGCGAATACTAGTGCAGGCACAGCAAGTAATAATAGTAGCAGTTTTTTCATGTAAGGAATCCAAATAAGATACTATATTTATACGGTCTTTTCAGTATACTCGGCCTTTTTCCAACCTAAGAGATATTCAGCTTTCCAATTATTCTGATCAAAACCGTGCAGATGCTGCCAAGATTCTCTTTCTGCCCATATACGTCGAGCAGCATCTGACCAATCTGTGTGGCGGACGATCCACTCAAAATTAATCATACGATTTTTAAAATTTTCGTAGTCATAGTTATCGTACTCTATATGTAGTACTTCGTAGACTGTGCCTTCTCTCGACACAGCATCTAATGAAAAATCAAATCCCCACTTGCGTTTTGTACGCATTAATAGGTCAGCCAAGGGGAAAGTATTTTTTATCTGCTGTAATTGATCTAAGGCTTCTTTATCATAGTCACATCTACACAAGAACAGAGAATGATCTAGTATTAAGTTATCAACTCCCTTTTCTAGTTCGAACCAGGGCTCCTGCCAACAGGTATGATTGAGACAGGGATACTGGATAGGATAACTCATAGCAGAGTAAAACTTCTGCTCTGCTTGATTGAGCTCAAATCCGTCTTTGTCGTAATACCGAAAATCTCGATCTTCTAGATTATCAACAGCTCTGCTACAACTAGGATTTGACATGAGAGTTACATCATGTCTACGAAACATTTTTATTTCTCTGTTTCAGTTATACATGCCGGACAGACACATTCATTACAATCGCATTCTGAATCTGTACAAGAATGCCCGCAGTGTTGCGTATGCCAGCACTGGCATTCTAGTTTTAATCTTTTATATGTATCGTCGCCGTCTATAAAATTTTCCATAATACGCTCCTTATTGTGTTCGGTCTTTGTTATCTATGGCGCCGCCTGTGACCCACGCTGTACAACTTCGATCGCCTGCGCATTTGAAATGTAAAAAGTTACAATAGCCCAAATCTGCCTTGTATATTGTGGCCATAGCATCTGTTTCTTTGCTGTCGCCTTTGATACCGTCCTCGATACAAGACCACATCTTATCTGAAACATCAAAGGCCGCACAATTACCGCACTTCATAGTCTTAGCAGTCTTTTCTGTAATACCCCAACGGCGGGCAGCATCTTTCCAATAACTTTCTGGTGCTTCGGGATTGGCAGGACCGTAGTGATATTCATCTATGGCTTTTTGACGATTCTTTAGATTAACATCGATGTCATAGGTCGCTATAGGACAGCCTTTGTTGGCTGCTTCTACTATTTTGATATACTTTCGATACATTAATAAATCTCCCGCCACTGTAGTCCCGCACCTACGTTGGTGCTCTGTGCTCCAATATTAGTTGCTACTACCAAATAGATTTCACTATTAGTACTGTCATAGTTTTGTACAATGTAGTTTTTCTTAGCTTCACTGGGCAGGTTAGATGCTGGCGCACCGCCTGCTTTTTGACTACCTTGTGTACTAGCACCAACCCATCCGTTGTCCAGTTCATCACCGTCGGTCCAGGTAGTAGCATCTACGTTATACTGAACACCACTGTCATCATCTACATCAACCCAATTGGTATCGTTGAGATAGGTACTGTCTGGTAGTTTTAGCAAACGCCACTTGATACTGTCGCCATCACTAAACATCTTAAGATTACCCATGCGTACAATCATACGATTGGCATAGGTTCTAAATGCTGTTTTCAATCTAATAGCTATGATAGGCAAAGTAGCGCCAGAGGCAATCGTTTTTAATGTAGGACTAGTTACGGCCCAATCAATACCTGCTTCTACATATCCCCCTTCACTAGCCACAGTTGAACATATCTGATCAAAGTAAGCACCTGTGGTTTCGCCTGTGTTTACAATTTCACAGCGTACAGGCAAGTTAGGTGTACTCATATACACAGTAGACAAATCATTAGAGTGATGGAATATGTGACAGGGAATAAATGCACCTTCGTGTACAAATCCTACAGTAACTGAACCCACACCTAACCATTGAAACTCTATAAATGATAGTTGTGTTTTAGTTATGTCTAAGTTAAACAGACTGCCGCCTTGTCCGTTACACTGATCAATATTCCACTGCGATTGTGTTTTGCGAACTTCTTGTGGTGCTCCAGTTGTATAACTGCGTATAACCCACGATAGAGTGCCGTCGCCTGCTTGTTCAAAGTAGATACCATTGTTGTCGTCAAAGTAACCTGTACGCTTAGTTACGTTAGGTGTAGCCGCATAAAAGTTAAAACTACTTAATATCTGTTGACTCTTGCCTGGCATGTAGTGATGATAGAATTTAGTCTGATGCACTACTCGACTGCTAGGATCGTTTGAGGTTGTTAGTCTAGCACAGGCTTTGTTAGGTTGAAATGCTACTGTACCACCGTTAACTGCATAGTCAATAAAGTTTGGATCTAATCCATATAAGTGTTTGTAGTCACCTAAGGTAAACGGACTAGACATACGAATACGACCAAACGCATCTGTCTGTCCTACCTTAAGTGTGGTACGAAGCACAGGTTGCCCTAAAGCATTGTACTCCATAGCCTTATGGACGTTTAGAAGATTACTCTCCTGAGGATGCTCGTAGTTTGTGGTATTGCTTTGATTACGTTCAGCCATATATTAAGCCCAAGGCCGACTTTGTAGTAGTCCGCCTACATTTGGATTGTCTTCTACAGTGTTGTCTGCTTTGTATTTTGTAGGTAACTGAGAAATGTCTGCCGTAGTATCTGCGTATCTTCCAGGTTCGATAACATTCTGATCTGCACGATCTTGTCCTGCTAAGGCAAGTTTAGCTTCCTGTCTTAATTTTTTATTTGCTAAAGTTGAAATCCCGTTTGCTGACATTTCAATTACCTCCGTGTACTCTAATACTGTCGCCTCGAATATCGTCTATGTGCTTAGGTTTGTTAGGGCCACCGCCGGCTGCTGTAGTAACTGCTTCAATACCTGCATATTCTTCTTTGGGAGTATTTGAATATTCTGTGGCATTACCTTGATCTTTTAGATCTACGATCTGACGAAACCTGCGAACATCGTCATCGTAGAACTGTTCGTTGGGAACTTCTTGGTCGGGACGTGGAATATTTTTTCCATCGATGATATCCAGTATTCCCCGTATGATCTCAGTGACTCTCATTCTACACCGCCTAATTTTTTAATCCTAGACAATTCGTTGTCTGAGGAATCGCTGCCCTGTTTTTTCATAAATTCAACTATGGCATCGTAGTTGGCCATAGTTACCGGGCCTGCCTTGCTCATCTTGATAACGATTTCTGCCACATCGTGGATGTCTGCATCGTCCTTGATTTCTTCTCTAGCAAGCTCGAGTAACCTAATAAAAAGGGGAACATCTAATTTAACAATATCTGCCATGGCTCTTTCCTTATCCTATATTTATCGGCTTAAATACGATTATGATAAACAAAGAACCCTTTAAAAAACTCATACTAGATCTCAAAGACACGGGCAAATATCGCGTGTTTAACGACATCGTTCGCGAAGCGGGCAAGTTTCCTCGTGCTATTTGGTACGGTCCCTATAACATTAAAACTATAGTTAATTGGTGCTCCAACGACTATCTAGGCATGGGGCAGCACAAAGTGGTTCTAGATGCCATGCACACTGCCTTAGATCAAACAGGCGCGGGTTCGGGCGGTACTCGTAACATTGGGGGGACCAGCCATTATCATGTGGCCCTAGAACACGAACTGGCCATGCTGCACAATAAGAGCAAGGCTCTACTGTTCAGCTCTGCGTATGTGGCCAATGAGTGGACTATCATTGCCCTGAGCAAGATCATTGATAACATCCAATTTATCAGCGACAGTAAGAATCACAACAGCCTTATCGTTGGCATACAACATTCTAAGGCCCCCAAACAGGTTTTCAAACACAATGACCTAAACGATCTAGAAGATAAACTCGCAGCCTCAAAGCTCGCAGGCTATACACCCTGTATAGTATTTGAATCAGTTTACTCAATGGACGGTGATGTATCACCTATACGAGATATCTGCGATCTCGCAGACAAGTATCAGGCCATTACCTATATCGACGAAGTACATGCGGTAGGGCTCTATGGAACCCACGGAGGTGGAAAAGTAGAAGAACTCGGACTAGAGTCTAGGATTGATATAATCAATGGTACCCTAGGCAAGGCCTTTGGAGTCCAAGGTGGCTATATTGCTGCCGATGCAGATGTCGTTGATGCTATCCGTTCGGTAGCTGCTGGTTTTATCTTTACCACTTCAATGAGTCCTGTGGCCTGTGCAGGAGCATTGGCTGCGGTCAAATGGCTGAAAGATCACAACGAGATACGTGTTCGCCATCAAGAGCGGGCTACCAAGCTCAAACAACTGCTGAAAGAGAATGATCTACCTGTCATGGACAGCACTACTCATATCGTTCCTGTACTAGTAGGGGAAGCTAAAAAATGCAAGGCCATGAGCGATCAACTACTGGCAGATTATAATATCTATGTACAGCCTATAAATTATCCAACTGTGGCGGTAGGCACCGAAAGACTAAGATTCGCTCCTACTCCCTATCATGACGATGCCATGATGAGCGACCTAGTATCTGCACTCAAGCAGATATTTTAATAGTAAGAATCATTCTTGAGATAATCTATATATAGAGGAATACCATCTTCTATGCCCAAGAACTCTTGAACCTGTACGCCTGCTTCAACTAGTCTATCTGTGTTAGCCCGTGTGTAGGTCTGGTACTGTGCCTTGAGATCTTCAGACATGTCTACAAACGTTTTTCCGCCACGTCCAACTGTCTTTAAGACCAAATCAGCCACAGACTCAAAGTCTCGGGGTTTCCCTGTGCCTAGATCGTAGATGCCTGGCTGATAATTAGTCATGAAATAATAGATAGTTTTACAGACATCTTCGACCCAGATAAAATCTCTAAAGTACTGTCTACTATTTTGGAAGATCCTGATATTAGATGACGACTGTAACTGCTGATACCAATGGTAGATTGTACTGGCCATGACTCCTTTGTGATGCTCGTTTGGACCGTAGACGTTGAACAGCCTAAGACGCACCGCAGTGATTTCGTTTTCACTGACATGTTTAGAAAATGCATATTGGTTCATCGGACCGTGACCATTACCATAGACCGCCGCAGACGATGCAAAGATCAGTGGAATGTTACGTTCTAGACAAAATGCATTCCAAAGTCTAGTAGATTCTACGTTGGTCTTATAGATACTACTCCAATCTTTTTCTAGGGTATTGCTGTTGGCTCCTAGATGTATCACACATTCTATGTTATCTAGATCAGGGGTATCCTGTGTCCTATAGAGGTTAGTGTACTTCTTGCCAACTAGATTTTGAAATTGATTGGACTGCGGTAGATCATCGAAAATTACAACGTCATCTCGGCCCTGTTTGTTGAGGTAGCCCAACATCACACTACCAATAAAACCACCTGCTCCAGTTAAGACTATCATTTAAGTTCCTCAGTTGTGGGTGCGTATACACCAAAGTGCTGTACCGTGATACTAGCTGCTCGTATAGCATACTCCATGGCAGATCGTAGATCTTTATGTCTAATGAACTCTACGGCAAATGCTGCGAGAAATGTATCACCTGCACCTGTGACATCCGCTACTTCTACCTTGGGTGCAGGCAATTCAAGGTCATGATGTACAGCACGAGCACCTTTCGATCCCTGTGTAACGATCAATCCAGAACATTCTGATTTAATCTTACTATATTCTAATTCGTTGATCTTCACCCACGCACCCTGCATGTGTTCGAGGTCAGGCTTCTTAGTATCTATGAATACCGGAATTCTAGTAGCGATGGCTTCCTCGATGATATCGTAGGAAACTGTGCCTTTGTTGTAGTCGCTGATGACAATAGCGTCGTAGGCTTTAGGTATCTCTGTTTCAAAGACGATCGGCTTCGATGTAACATCATTGTCGATTCTAACAATATGTTGTTTGCTTCGTCGATCAATTAATCTAGTTTTGATCGAAGTTTCGCCGTGGAGGTAATTAACTTCACAGCCTAGTGCTTCTAGATTACGAGCCACGTTACCGGCCATACCGGGTCGACGTTCTTCGTGACTAAACTTAAACACCGGCACAGGTGCTTCGGGTGATATGCGATCTACAGTGCCGTATTGGTACACATCTTCGCAGTTATCTCCTATTAATAATATCTTGTATTTTGTTTGTGGTTGAGTATTTTTCCAGTCTGTCATAGAATATAATCTTCTTGCAGTATTCTGCTCCAATGATAGGTTTATCTTTATAGTCGCTGCCCTTGACCATGATATCTGGAGCAAAGTTTTTAATGTAGTTTATTAGTTCGTCATCGGTGTCAAATATATCTACCCTATCGACTGCTCTTAATGCTGCTAAGAAACTTGCACGTTCGTATTCGCTGTGTATAGGCCTGTCATTACCTTTGAGTTGTTTAACTCGACGGTCACTGTCTATGAGAACATATACATAAGAGTCAGGTACTGACCTTGCGTATTGCAATAATCTAAGGTGCCCGAGGTGGAAGATATCAAAAGTTCCATTTACAATTACTTTCTTCATGGTAGGCTTTCAACAAAGGCCGCAAGATTATCATAGATCTTTGTGCGTCTCTTAAGATCTCTGTAGGTAAACTTATTCAATTCTTTTTCTGTTTCTAGTCCGTAGCCAGTTCGAACAAGGATAGGTTTTGCTCCCATGTTGACTGCGGCTTTAAGATCTTTGATCTTGTCGCCTACATAGTACCCTTCTTTGAATTTGATATCGGGATTTTCTTTTTCGCAGCGTTTGAACATGCCCGTGTTAGGTTTGGCAAAAGGATCTTCCTTGCGACTACTAGCAGAATAGTAAAGAGCATCAATACTAGAGCAACCGGCCTGACCCAGCATCTCAAACATCTTCTCGTGGACTTTGTCTACATCTTCCATCGTATACAGTCCTTTCTCAATACCGCCCTGATCTGTTATCACAACTATCTTGTAACCTTTCCTGCGCAGAGTAGCAACAGCTTCCATACTGCCTTCTATGGCTTCAAAGTCTTCAGGTTTATAACAGTATGTACCAAGGTCTTTGTTGATCACTCCGTCCCGATCTAAACCTATAACACACTTAGTTCGGAATTCTCCCCCTATCCAACTAAGTGTTGGTTGATTGTTCTGGCGAGCTGGTTGCACTTTGACTATCTCCTGGAATAATTCGATAATTATCTTCTACCGAATCGGGCGTACTAACTTCAAAGACCATTGAGTTAGGTTGTAAAGCTATAAGTTGATGTGGCATCATAGGAGGATTTCTCCAAACATCTCCTTCATTTAGTATCTTTTCATGATAGGTCGCTGTTTTTGTATCACAATATATTAATTTGAAACTGCCGGCATTTACGAACCATGTTTCGTCTTTTTCTTTGTGAAAATGCATACTGAACTTGGCACCTACCTTTTCAAATACTAGGATCTTACCTGCATATTTGTCATTGGTAGCCCAAATGATCTCGTATCCCCAACCCTTGTCTACTTTACCTTCTAATCTCTGTGTCATGGTCGCTTCTCAATAATTTTGTCAATGAGTCCGTATTCAAGAGCTTCTTCTGCGCTCATGAACTTGTCACGGTCCATGTCTCTTTCGAACTCTTCGTAGGTCTTGCCTTTGGTATTGTGTTTAACATACAACTCCGTAAGGCGCTTTTTAACATGCATGATCTCTTTATAGGAAATCTCGATATCTGATGCCATTCCTCTTGCGCCTCCCGATGGCTGATGGATCATGTGACGGGCATTAGGCAGCATGAATCGCTTACCTGCTGCTCCTGCATTAGCTAAGAATGATCCCATAGAGCAGGCCTGTCCCATGACGTAGGTAGCCACATCGGGCTTGATAAACTGTATAGTGTCGTAAATCGCCAGTCCCGCAGTGACTACTCCGCCCGGGCTATTGATGAATAAATTGATATCCTTATCTGGGTTTTCGCTTTCGAGAAACAATAATTGGGCAACAATCAAATTTGCCATATTGTCCTCGACTGGGCCATTCAGCATGATGATCCGCTCTTTTAGAAGTCTGCTATAGATATCAAAAGCACGTTCACCCTTTGATGTTGATTCAACTACCATTGGTACTAGTGTCATGTTTATTCCTTATAGATCTGTTTATTATAAAGTATTTGTTGTTCTAAGTCAAACCTAGTTTTTGACAATTTTCATAAATGTGTTTGGCCCACCGATCGTGTATATGTCGCATTGGATGACCTCCTGCATGTATGTCGCTCAATGATGTTTTTTCAAACAGGTTGTATGTAGAAAGTATCAATCCTGAAGATTTGAATTCTGAAAAAATCCGTTGGATGACTCTGTTATATTCTTCGCAATGATTATCTTGCATACCTCGGAAACCTTCAAATGGATAACATTCCACAAAATAAAGCCTACCCGATAGAGTAGTATTGGCAAGACGTAACAGGTGAGATAATAAGATTGTTTGAAAGAATTTTGAAGTTTCTAGGTTAAACCAAGTAACGAAATATTCATGGCCTGATTTCAATTCTTTAGGAAATGAATCTGGCCATGCAAGATGCATGTTCGCCGGGTTTATAGAAGAATTTATTTCTCTCAACCAACATAAACGATTAGGAGTGGTTAATCCGATTACGATTAAATCTTCTGAAGTTATATTGCTCTCGGAAAGATCTTTTTCTATCTGATAGACTAACCTTAACATACTATTTCCGGGCACGGCCAGATTTGAACATTCTAGATTCATTTTTTCTGCTAGAATATTCGCCCAGGAAAACTTTTTTGAATCATTGAGGTATTCCCATAATTTTCCCTCATTGCCTAATTTCGTTTTTGTTAAATCGTTGAACTTAGACATACCTTTTGATTTTTTAAATTCTTCAGCTCCGGGAAACCAATCTTCGTCTACGAGTTCGCCACCTTGGGTGAAACTACAGCCGTAGGCCACTAATCTTTTAAATTTGCTCATAATCGTACTTATGATAAAAACAGCTTTACAATGACGTTATCTGAGTATATAATATGAATTGGCTTAAATACTTTGTCTTCGAGCAATACAATCATGAGTACACTATTATTAAACGCAGACATGCAACCAATCAGCCTGCTTCCACTGTCTATTGTGGATTGGCAGGAAGCCATACGCTACATGGTCTTGGACAAGGCCGAAGTTCTAGAATGGCACAATGATTGGATCGTTCGTTCAGCACGTTGGGAAACTCCCGTGCCTGCTGTTCTGCTGCTCAAAGAATACCAAAAACCAAAACATACTATGCGTCTTTCAAAACGCAATGTGTTCTTGCGAGATGAGTACACCTGCCAATACTGTGGCTGTGAAGTCACAGAATCCACTGCGACATTAGACCATGTGCATCCTGTGAGCTTAGGCGGCAAGACCACGTGGGAAAACTCTACCACAGCCTGTAAGCCCTGTAACTATCGTAAGGCTGCTCATGTGGGTAAGATGAAGCCAAAACAGGCTCCTTATAAGCCTCACTTCTGGGATTTGGTAGCCAAACGTAAGAAACGAGGTTATCATATCCATCACCCAAGTTGGGCAGACTACCTGGGTATTGAGTAAATTGACAGCTTGACAGGACCTTCGGGTCCTGTTAAAGTATGTACTGTGCGCCGAAACGGTTGAAGTAGGCTTAGCACAAAATTTTGTTCTACAAATGACAAAGGAAAAATATGAAAACTCAAACCGCGGCGCTGATCGCCAGCAAACAACGGACGCCTGTCTGGAATCAAAAGACAGCAATTCGTAACTTTTTACTCAACTACCAGATAAAGTTTGATATTGAATCAGATATCATCGATCTGCGCACGATGAGTCAAAACTATTCCGTGACTCACGGAATCATTCCGCTAGAAGACATTCATCAAGCACTGCTTTGTGTTCTAGGTCCTAATTATAATCCTAACAAGTTTCAACCCAACGTTAGCAACAACGGCTATTTGGTTTTCAACGCAGAAGTCAAAGGTGACGGGCTCCGTCCTAAGTTTGGTTATGTTAAGTGGGACGAACTGTTTCTATATTCCATCTTCCAGCGTGATCTAGCCCCCAAGCATGTGGCTAAGATTTACAAAGACTGGGACGACACTGCTGTGATCATTCCCTGCGCGATCAAGTTTACCTGGGAAGGAAAAGTTTATTACTGCCTTTGGGACGGGCATCACACTGTACAGACTGCTCGCTTGCGCAACTATTCAGAGTTTCCTGTATGGTATATCGATATTGACGAAGTCGACGGCAAGGTCGTTACAGCAGCAGGGTTCGCTGACACAGAAGAAGGACGTATCCAATACGGCTGCTGGTTAGCAGGACGGAACATGATCCGTATCAACTCTACTAACAAGCGTGGTCTTGAACACTATGACCGTTTCATGATACAATTTGACACACGTGATACTAAAGCTATCAAGATAGATCGTATCATTCAAACTACCAACTGCGTGATCAAACGCAAGGCAAAGATTCCGGGATCGTGGACACAGATCAATTCTGGAGAAGAATGCTATGACCTTCTGCTGGGCAACGGCAAAGCCAGCAATGGTGTGTTTTGGAAACACGCCCTAGAGTTCCATCGCACAGTGTGGCCGATGGCTCCGTTAACTCTTGAGATCTTCCGTCCAATGAGTTATCTGTATCAGGCATTTGAACATGGCGATTACGAGCTTGACGATGACTTTGACAAAGAGCTCGAAACGATTCTCGCCAACAAGTATGGTGATCCAGAAACTTCGCAGTTGGCCATCAAGAGAAGTTATGAAAATGCCATCACGAATAATCTAGGTCGCGGCAGATTGCTCAAGAACGACACAGAAATCGTTATGAATGGTCTGATCAATCTGTACAATCAGAACTGTGGCCGATTGGCTGTTATTCCCCAAGCAGACTATGTTTGGAGTGTGTAATGGCAAAGAAATGGCTATATGCGTTCAAAGACCCTATGGGGTCTTTGGATGTTAAAATTGGTATTACCAGCAATCCTAAATCTCGCCTAGGCACCTATCAATGCGCCTATAGTGCTAAACGTCATAGAGCATGCTTTGACTATGTGTGGGAAGGGCCTGCTGAACAAATTGACAAGCTCGAACAAGCTCTTAAAAATCATTATCATTGGGATATCGCCAGCGATAAACTAGGAGAGAGCGAATGGGTCGAAGACAAAGGTCTCGATCAGATCATAGAACAGGTCAATCAAACCATAGCTGGATGGAGGTTCCATATCTCTCCTTTATCAGCAAACTTTCCGATCACACAAGACGATGTGGGCTATAAGATTTCAAAGGATGAAACCAAATGACCATTGACATTTCAAAACTACCTACCGCGATCATAGACTTGAATCAATGTCTGCATGCGGCACAGATCAAAACCGAAATGAAGAATGCTGGCATCAAATACTATACCTATGCATTTCTCTACAACAATGTTGTCATGAAATATGGCATGAGTGCTGACAACGATTGGATGAGAGGCAGTTATGGTGAAAGGGTATATCGACAGGCATTTCAAATTCCAGGTTGGCCTACCAAGCCTAGTCCAAAAAGTGCCGGTAACGATATGCTAGATGTTATCAAACATTTTCCGGGCATCAATAAATCCAATGTCTGTATAAAGATCTGGGATATGACTGGCTATCCGTTCGCCGTACAGGATTGTCCAAAAGAAGAAGTTCTAGAGTGCGAACGAGTTTTGCTAGATCTTCATGCAAGATCTTTTGGATATCTACCAATTGGTAATATTCGAGACGAACGAAAGATCGCTAAAAAGCCTAGAGTAACTGATCAGATGTTCAACTCGATCTTTGACGTCGAAGATTGATAGCAAATTTCTTTGAATAACGGTACGAATCATAAATAAAAACGCAATACAACACAACCTTGTTCCCACGTTTGGGAAGCATTGTGTAAACGACACCAAGGAGAAAAATATGTCAAAGCCTCTCACTCCCTTTGCGGAGTCTCTAGTAACGAACACCCACGGACGCCAGTACTGGATCTATTCCGATGATGTGTTCTATCAACAACGCATTGCCAATGCAGGCCCCTATCAAAAGAAAAATCTGATCAGGCTGCGTGATCTAAAACCAAATGCTCGTACTATCATTGATGTGGGTGCGAATATTGGTATGAATACCATCGAGTACGCGACTTGGGCCAAGACAGTTCATAGTTTTGAGCCTACACCACAGACACATTCTATGCTGACTAGAACAGTAGCTCTAGCACAGGCACAGGGAGGTTCAGCCAAAGGCTGGTACGAAGATACTACCAGCCCCACAGGCTATGCAGATACCACAGTCACAGCAGACATCCATATGTACGATGTCGCTCTCAGCTCTGCCCCGGGCAAGAGCAAGATAATCATCAAGAAAGACAACGCTGGACATAACTATTTGGATAACCTACATCTACCGACTAGAACTGGTCAGATCAGAACTCGACCTACAGAGCCTCCTACGGTCGAGGTGGAATTGAGAACTCTAGACAGCTATGGATTTGAAGATGTTGATATCATCAAGATCGATGTCGAAGGTCACGAGTTCGATGTGGTGCAGGGTGCTGAACAGACTATCTTGAAATATCTTCCTGTGGTACAATTAGAAATGGTTGAGCATCAGCCGATCCGCTTCAATTGGAACTGCCAAATGATCTACGATTGGTTTTATGATCGTGATTATGTGCCCACGCTGAGCACAGGTAAGCCTGCGGGTAGACTTTGGCACAAGTTTCCTAGAGAAATGGAAAGATTCTTTGTCCACAAAAGTCAGTTACAGGCCTATCAAGATCCTGCTCATGCTCTGTTCGAAGGTTGGGCAGAAGACGAACAGGAAGAAGTTCAAGATCGTCCATATTGGAACTATGAGCCGCCCGCCCGTGTTCCAAAAGAGGATGCTCGTCCAACCACTACGGGCCCAGAACAGGTCCATATGAACTATAAGAAATCGGTTCCTTTGGAAGATCAATAAGCCGTTGACAGACTGCTCCTAAGATGCTATACTATTGATATAGTAAAACTTAGGAGCAGAGGCTAAGATGCGAACACAGCCACAAACAATTATCCAACGTTTAGAAGCAGACAATAGTCGTCTAGCCAAAGAAGCTATATTGGCTGAAGCTATGGACGAAGGCCTTGATGAATTCTTTGAAGGACTCAAAATGGCCTTAGATAAACTCTATACCTTTGGTGTTAAACAGGTTCCCGAAAAGATTGAAGAAGGCGGACAAGGTCTTTCGTGGCCAAATTTCAAACAGCTAGCCGAAGCCCTGTATCGTCGAGAGCTCACAGGGCATGCCGCACGTGATGCTATCAAATTGGCCATGGATGTGGCTACCAAACAACAGTGGAATGATTGGTACCGTCGCATTCTTATTAAGGACATGCGAGCAGGTTTTGGTGAAAAGTCAGTTAATACTGTGGCTAAAAAGCAAAAAAAGACACAGTATAGTATTCCTGTATTTGAATGTATGCTGGCGCATGATGGTGCCAATCATGAAAGTAAAATCACAGGCAAGAAACTAGTAGAGCCTAAGCTAGATGGTGTTCGTGTGCTCACCGTGGTAGACTATGAAAGTCGTACTGTGGTCATGTATACACGAAACGGTAAAGAATTAGTAAACTTTCCTCACATCGTCAAGGCCTTTGAAGATAACATGGATAACTTCGCTAGGTCGTATTTGTTCGATGGTGAAGTAGTGTCTAAGAGCTTCCAGGATCTTATGAAGACCGTGCATCGCAAAGAGAACGTTAATGCATCAGATGCTAGGCTCTGTTTGTTTGATATCATACCGTTGGTAGAATTCAAAGCAGGTGAATCCATCATGGGACAGCGTCGGCGTTCATCGTTCCTACGTGAGAATTTCACTAAGATTTTTAACGATTCGGGTTGTATCGATATCATCCCGCAGCGAGAATTTGATCTTGATGTTTTCACAGACGAAATCGAATTCAAAGACTATAACAAGGCCATGGTTGAACAGGGCTTTGAAGGAATCCTTATCAAGGACCCCAACGGCAAGTGGCAAGGCAAGCGATCAGTGGCCTGGTTGAAACAAAAGCCGTTTATCGAAGTAAGCCTTTCGGTGACTGCTGTGGAAGAAGGTACAGGACGTAATGTAGGTAAGCTGGGTGCTATCGTATGTGAAGGAACCGATGATGATAAAAGAATTGTGGTCAATGTTGGTTCGGGTTTTACAGACGAACAGAGAACAGAATTTTGGGAGACTCGAGATAGCCTCATTGGGCAGGTCGTGGAGGTCCGTGCAGATGCAGCGACTCGGAGCCAAGATAGTGAAGACACTTGGTCGCTACGCTTTCCACGGTTCCTTAGATTCCGTGGCTTTACGAGAGGTGAAAAAATCTAAGATGAAAAAGTCTGCTATCAAAGATCTCTGCTATGGTGGTATGCTAGAGTTATTAAACAATCGCAACTACTATTATCATTCATCTGTCGGTGCAGGCTATAGCCATCTCACCGAAGAAGGCAAAGAAGCTGTCATAGAGTTCATGAACATGATCGCTTACAAAATGAAAGAAGCAGAAGATCACGATCTCAACGATCGTGCCAAACAACAGGTCATAGATCAACTTAAAAAGAAAGATTGAAATTATGCGTGAATTTTTTGGATGGGCTCGGTGGACATGGCAACAACAGGAGACCTGGCAGAAGTGGTGGATCTTTGCCATGTTCTGTCTGGGTGCAGGATGGAGTGCTGAAGGCATGGCACAGACCGTTATCCTGGGCATTTCTATATCGATTTTTGGTTTTTACTTTACGAAATGGGCCATATGGGATGCTTTTAAAAGTTCTTGGGCCAAATATCAAGAACATCGCAACAGTCTACTAACTACAATCAAAACATCAGACAAGGAGTAACTGTGTCTCAAGAAGTATTTGAGTATAATAACGAAGAAGAAGCTGAGATCGCACAGATACAGGCTCTGTTCACTAATCAAAACGCCGTAGATGCTGTGAGGAATCAATTGGCCAAACAGGCCGAGATGCCTTCAGCTGAGTCCTGTATCGAGTGCGGAGAAGACATACCCGAACAGCGTCGAAAGTTAGTTCCGGGTGTACAACTCTGTATCTACTGCAAAGAACGCTCTGAACGCAGGATCGCTTGACAGTCCGTGAAAATTCTGTTATAGTATAACCATACTAACACACAGAAGGTAACAAAATGGCTCGTGAACGTGCAAAACTGTCCGAAAAGCAGGAACGCATCCTAGTCCAGGCCCAACTCATGGGTCTCACTGCTCGCGACATGCAACAGATCGGCAACAGGCTAGTAGCCCTACACAAAGAAGCTGAAGATCGCCGAGAGATCCAAGAAGTCTGCGAAGGCTACACCTGGGAAGCTGTGGCACATCCCAACCCCAAGATCGGAGGCACGGGCTTCCTAGTCCGCACTCCAGAAGGCTATCATATCCGAGCCTTCCGTGGCGATAAGATGCGCAGTTCCTGGCATGGCTACGGCTATGAATACGATATCACCGTGACCAAGCCCGGTACTCGTTTCAAGGCCCGCTTGTTCAAGGACAAGAGCCTACACTGTGACTACAGTTGGCGCAAGAAGCTGATGCCCGGTGGCAGCAAGGATCTCTACAGCCTAATCCGCTGGGCACAGTCTAACAAACACAATTTTTAACAAGGAAACCACATGACTAGTCTTAGAGATTTTATGGAAACCGTGAACTTTCGTATCACTGAAGGCAGTGACTACGGTTGGCAGTGCTTTGGTCCAAATGCCTATAGGCTGGACAGTTGGAACGGAGATCAAGACGGGCATACCGTGACCATAGTCTTTGACACAGGCACACAGACCGTTTATCAGCTGGAGGCCTTTGACTATGCCCGTTCACGTGCTTATCGCTGGACCAACCCCGATTACCGCGCTGCTCACGAGCAGGAAAGCAGCGAACACGGTGAGTGGGCTGACATGGCCTGGGACGATATCAAGTTCGTCGAGCTTGAACTAGCAGAAGACCTGCTGGACAAGGCTCGAGCTATCCTCAGCGGCCAAGACTACGACACTCGTGTACAGGTACCCATCGATCTTCCAGATCACGAGCTGTTCCAGATCATGAAGATGGCACATGATCGCGACATCACCTTGAACAAAATGGTGGAAGAGATCCTTACTCTGGCTGTTGAGCAGCATCGAGCTGACGTTTAACAGATCTTATATCAAAAGCGTTGACACAGGCCTCTACACCACAGATCAAGGGTTCTGTGGGCCACGAGATGTCTGTGTCAGCGATCCTGCCCATGTAGCCCATGTACCTACAGTGGCCACGGAAGACCCTACCCCAAGCATCTACTATACATTGATCTAGGCCGGCCCTACACTGCCAGCCCTGGTAACGATTGCGAGCTTCAATGACCAGGGTGGTATAGTCCGTGAGCTGGTCACCCAAGATCAGATCACACTGCTGTTCTTTCATGGCCGCTAGCTGTTCTGGGCTGTAGGCCTGGGGCTGGGTATTAAAAACAGGGTCATCAAACAGCAGATGCCTATAGACCGCGACGCGATCATCGCGAGCCCGTATCTGTGCTTCTAGATCGATCAGGTCATCCCAGGCTTCTCGGGTCATGTTTAAATTCACTCGTACTGTCACACCCTGGGCTAGAGCTCGATCTAGATTAAGCAGGAACACACTGGTCTGGGCTAGGCCAGGATGATAGTCCATGGTCACGGCCTGGGCATGTATCATGAGTTCCTGCCAGAGCAGTGCGGGGGTCTGGGCCTGAGTGACGAACTCTGTGCTTATACCCCTGGTATGGGCCTGGGCCAGCAGTTCAGGAAAATCCTGCCACTCTGTGACCTCACCCCCTGTGAATTTGATCGTGAGACCCAGACCCTGACGTTGGGCCTGAGCCTGTGCTTGATCTAGGAATCGTAGGCAGTCCGAGAGCCAGGGTAGGGCTATGTTGCCCTGATAGAGTATGGGGTGCCATGACTGGGGCTGTCGACGGCTGTGATTCATCAGCCACCAATCTATCACGTAGTCGGGGCTGGGCCAGCGAGGCCTAAGGGTGATCAGGCCATCCATGTGTCCACGGTCTGCTGTCCGCAGAAGGCCGTGGCCTGACGCCATAGTTCATCCACTGGGCCATTGACCAACCAATCTGGGTCGGGCTGATGTAGCACCAGCCACGAGCTGCGATGTGACCAGGGCTCTCTGCCCTCTAGCTCTGCGGCCAGCTGTCCAGGCCCCCACCCACAGTGTCCAAACATCAGCCTATATCGTTGGGGCCAACCCAACTGCTGTATGTTGGTAAACATCTGTGCATGGCTGGTAATGCTCCATTGATCAGTGACCGGGGCTGTGCCCTGGCTCTGCCAATCGCTGTCATGCAGCATCCATACCGTGCTGGGGCTCACGGGCCCACCCCAATACATCAAGGGGTTCTCTTCGAACTCTAGGCTCAAGGGCTCTAGTATTTCGTTGACTCTATGCTCTGTGGGCCTGTTTATGGCCAGGGCGAAACTGGTACGGGCGGTGTGCTGTGTGAGGAATAATACTGAGTGGTGGAATCTGGTGTCCTGCATGGCAGGTGGCGCTATGAGTAGATCGCCTGCGTGTAGTTCTAACAACGTGGTTAACTCCAGTCTGGTAAGGGGCCGCCGTACTTCTTGCCCTTGATCTTTTTGCCTCGGACCTTGACTCGTTCCGAACCAACCTTGTGTGATTTGCCACCCTCTCTGCTGCGATAGCCCTGTGACTTACAGCTGGCCAATTGGCTGGCACCCAGGGCTGAGTCTGGCTTGCCTGATGTGCAGAGTGCTCGGCTAGCGGGTTCTTCGTCTATGTTCTGATCGCTGGTGCCCCCGCCTCCAAACATGACTTCATCGTTCAAGGGAAAGTCCAGTTCTATGAAACGCTCGGGCAGTTCTCCGGTGTCTAGGATATAGTCCAGCTCTTCATCTGTGGGATGTACTTTTAATAAGACCTTGGCCGCATCATCGTGTGCGTCACCGTTTTCCCAGATGTTAACATCGTAGTGGTCTTGATAGAGTTTGGCCACTGCGTTCATGACCTTGTGATAGTCCGTGGTAAAGATATTTTCTCTTAGGATTTCAGAGATTTTCATGCTAATTTGGCTCCAATCATCACGCAGGCGACCAACATGTTCTTGATGTCCATGTCGTCTGCTTCTGAGTTTAATCTATCTGAGCGGATCAGGTCAGCCATCAGGGCCTGATATTCTGATTCTGAGATCTGACCCTGCTCAACAGCAGCAGTGATCTCTAGAGCGAACTGTGCTCGCTGTTCAGCCCAGGGACGTCCGCAGGTTGATAAGAATTGTAGTTGTTCGATCATTAGAATCTCCCTAGTATGACTCGGCTGGCTCGCTCACCCTGTTGTATTAACAGTTTCCGTTTGATTTCGCAGTAGACTCGAGAACCCTCACCCCGATCTGCCCACTCTTTGACCGTGCTCTGCATGGGCTCTATGACTCGCAGAACATCTCGCTGTAGTGTGCCCTTGGCTTCTGAATAGAGTTGGAAACGTCGCAGTTCTCTCTGCAGAGGCTGTAGCTGGGGGGCCTGTGCCTGTGCGCAGTCGATCTGTTCCACATAGAGCCTGGCATCCGTGATCATACGGCTTTGATTATCGTCCCAGAAACTGGGTATCCAGGTCTGCACTGTGGCACAGCCCGCGAGCAGCATGGTGATGGCGATGACGATGATTCTCATACAAGTATTTACACCAATAGCAGAGAAACACCAAAATTCCTCAGGAAGCTCAGCAATTATCCTAGCGCGAAGCGCCGCGCAGCGATTTTTTCAAGGGATTTTTATAGGTAGTCTAGATGAGGCTGTGCGACCAAACTAGGGTATTTTAACCTAAAGAATACCTGATACTGGGGAGGAATCCAAAAGTCTATGCAGTCCTGACGTATGCTTAGGTGGCCGCCCCAACGCTGCACATCTGACCATACAGCTTCTTCATCATAGTCTGAGTCCCAGGCATAGTAACGATAGCAGAACAATCTACGTGGCACAAGGGCAATGGAGGGATTTAATATAGAATCTAGAGTAGACATAATAAGGTATACATTTTAGGGTCACAGTCCACTAGAACTATGTAGCGATCTTCCCAATGAGTAGCGAAGCCGTCATCCGCTGAAGTCAAGATGTGCATGATCTGCAGAGGCTGTCCTGAGTCAATCATGTCCTGTAGTCGATCTAACTGTGCCAGTGAGTAGTCTAGAGTGTACATACTGAGTATTTACAGTGATCAGGACTATATACTGATATGCATAAGACAGTATACTATCTAGTGGATCTACACAGTGAACAAAGGCTGCGCTGGTATCAGACTCTTGCTGGCGCAAGGATCGCCCAACGCCATCGAAACTCTGGCTTGGGCTTCACGCTTCGCGTAGAGAGATCTAATGTGGATAACTGGGAAGTAGAACGCTGTGAATTACCGGATGGCACTGTGATTGATGCTACATATGTGATAGTAGAAGATACCCTAGACATAGAGGAACTGGAATGAGAAACAGCCTATTAGTAGCATACTTCGCAGTGGCATTGGTAGCAGCAGCAAGAACAGATCAACTATGGACAGTGATGATCATAGTGCCCTTGTTCTTGATGTTGTTGAGAATGAGTGAGGACCTAGAATGAGTGAACGAGAAATAGCCAGCTTATTGATCATACTAGCAGTCATAGCCCTGATAGTATGGGGTCAGTGGGGGGACGATGGTGAATAATCATACAGCACTGGCCACGGCCCCGCTGCGGTATCGTGCGCGATAGGTCAGTAAGTGTGATCTACTGATGGGAGTCATGCGTATATGGGTCGTAAACGGTGGGGTGGAGTGCAGAAAAGTAGTAAAAAGTGTGGAATAGTGTGGAATTGTGTGACCATTTTAGCATAGCCTGTCATACCACCACCCTGACACACTGTCCACACAGTGTTTTTCCACTGTTCGCCCCCTGATTTGACTGTTTCGGCACCATTTCCCCACCACGATCCACCATGAGACCAGCGTCTTAGACTGTAAAACTCCCTGTATACAGCGGCCCCGCTGCGTGAGATCATGTGCGCACAGTAAATATACGATGAGCGAACACCATGTAACTATCTGTGTTGATCGTCGTGAGCATGTTCCCTACTATACTGTATACGATGCCACTGGCGCACTGTGCGTATCAACACAGAGTTGGCGTGTGGCTCACTACTACTATAGATTGTGCTGTCTAGGAGTTAGGACTGATCAGATGCGGTTATTAGATCGCAGAACTGCCAAGGCCCCGCTGCGCAGACTATAGCGATCACGGCGTCTGCCCAGGATTCCGGTTGACACACGGGCACGATGATCGTATAATATACACATGCTTAAGAAACGCAGGCTAGCAGCAGCGAGACACTCTATGACACTACCAGATGAGCGATATCGAGCGGTACATTGGACGCAACTGTTCCTCCGGGATCTCTGTGATCCCTCTAAGACTCCTAGGGTGCCCAAAACCATTAGGGCACAGGCACGCAGCCTGCTGCGCCACTATCCCAGCCTATGGGATCTAGATCGTGCTGCTGAAGCTGCACCTGATGTGTTCGCGACCAAGATGGAAGATCTACACAGATTCATCAAAAAAGGCATTGACAACCACACAGACACACAGTAACATATAGATCACGGGCCTCTAGCTCATGTTGGTTAGAGCAGCGGACTCATAATCCGTTGGTGCCGAGTTCGACTCTCGGGGGGCCCACCACAATAACAGAGTGAATTTTAAGGGAATACCAAAGTAAATTTACAGTATATTTCTGCCCGTAGCTCAGTTGGATAGAGCACATGCCTTCTAAGCATGCGGTCGGGGGTTCGAATCCCTCCGGGCAGGCCACTACAACAGCAGCAGTGTGCAGCAGCACACAGCAGCACAACGTTACGGGACCGTGGTGAAATAGGTAGACACAAGGGACTTAAAATCCCTCGCAGCAATGCATACCGGTTCGATTCCGGTCGGTCCTACCATGACAGCAGCAGCTGAGCAGCATCAGAGACTTCGCGTGTGAGGCGGGAAAGACCCTATACTCGAGTTGGGTATAGGGTCTTTTCTTGGCTGTGGATAAGTTGTGGATAACTTGTGGGCGACTAGAAACCCTAGAGCAGGGTCAACTATAGGTATTTTGGTTGACAGATTGGGCAGAAGATCGTACAATATACATATGTTGAAGGAGCCTACAGTGCGAGCCAAGCGATCAGATCGTAATCACATCATCTACACCATCCAGGGTCCTGAGGGTGTCTACATCGGTGTAACAGCTAAGACTGAGTCAACTGTATTAAAGTCAGTGCGGTCGCGTGTCGCGAAACACTTCTATCGCGCCCAAACTGAGACCAAGTCATGGGCCCTTTGCTCGCTACTGCGCTCGTATGCTAGCAAAGATGAGGTAGACGTGCGTGTCTTAGAGATCGTCCGGGGCAAGGCAGCTGCTCACAGTCGTGAGCGTGAATTGATCCGCGCTTTGAACCCATTCTATAACACAGACAAGAGAGGTGCATGATGTGGTACGTATACGATAAAGAGTCGACTGTGATCCAAAAGACCCTTAAGACCCGCGCTGCTGCACTGGCATGGCGTACCCGTAAGCAAAACGAGTACCTGCGCCGGGATGCTGCGTTCGTCAGCAACGAGGGTCCTTTGTTCGATTGGGGCTGCGCTGACAGTGCCTACTTCCATCAGTTCGTAGAGAAGCGTAGGGTCGTGAAGAATCTCATGAGCGGAGCTGAAGTGGAGATCTCTGCAAACACCCCCCGAAGCTGCGATCCTAGCTCTGAGCTCTACTGGACGATGTAGGGGTTGACAGTTTGGGCTAGAGGTGCTATACTATTAAAACAGTGAACAAATAGGAGCGAACTATGAAGCAACTGAGATACAGAGACGCCGAGGACAATGGCCGTGGCGCAGCCGTAAATGCCTACTATCGCAATCGCGAGATGGCAGCGACCTACACACTCTCCCAGCAATGCCTAGCGCAGCGAGCCCTGGACCTGCTGGACACTGCTTATGCCTACGCAGAGAGCTATATCAATTATCGCAAGAAGTTCATAGCGGTAAAGATAGCGGGTGCCATAAAGCGTGATCGTGCGCTGGCCCGAGAGGCAGTCAGCATCCTAGAGTCTAAAGGCTATGAAGTGGTATCCACAGCCCAGGGCATGGTAGTGAGGATTCCACGATGAGACACTGGGACACTCTAGCTGCTATGCAGCGCGATGGCTTTGACATCATCGTAGACAAGACCTGGGAAGACATCAGCCCTCGTGACTGCTTTGATGACACTGTCACAGACCTCGACGAGCTTTGCCGTAAGATCGATTCGTACGATCTTGATTGGTTCATGCTGCGTGTACGAGTCATGCTTGACGGGCATGAGTTGGGCTCACACTACTTGGGCGGATGCTGCTACGAAGATGCCCGTGAAGTACTCAAGGACGGCACTGCTGAGGACCTGATCCACGAAGCTATGCGGGAAGCACGTGAAGAAGCCCGCAGGCTCATAGGGTCTTTAGCCAAAGTGGTTGACACAGTCCCTGCCTGAGCATACAATAGACACTGAGCAAACAAGGAGCAGACCATGGAAACCGTGACCATTCAGGGCCGAGACTTTACCACTGTACATAACACTCTCTGCGAGCTGCGCACCATACAGGAGAGACTGACCGGCATCATCAGTGATGACCTCGCTGGTCAGCTGCACAGGGTGATCAAGAGCTTTGAAGCGGGACTTGAAGATGCCTATGCGCAGGACAATCGTGCGTTTGAGGACAAGATGGAGCACTATAGTACCGTGCAAGAAGAGCTGGGACTGCGCTCAATCTGGAGCATCTTTGATGTCCAAGACCTTAACCAGCCGCATTCCTACACAGCAGCACGTGAGATCTGCTACAAGGACCACTGGGGTGAAGCTGCGGTCATTGAACCCATCGAAGGACCCACGTGGCGTGATCTCTACTCAGCTGCTGATCGCTGCATCCGAGGTTCGGGCGACGATCATCACATCTTCATCGAGGCGTTCTACACTGTGGCAGATCAGCCACACCAAATCCGGTTGACAACTGGCAGTTAAGGTGCTATACTAGCACTTCCTTTAAACAACTTAGGAGCGAAAAATGGAACAAACCCAGCGTGAGTATTTTGTGCGTCGTCTCAACGAGATCGCACGTGAAAAGGTGCAGGCCAAGGCAGTGGAACTCTATGGCCCTGCAGGACGTCCGGAACAGCCTACTTGGGGCATGGTGTTTGAGGGCATCCGCTCAGGCGAGATCACCCTTAAAGAGGACAAGGTGGACTATACTGGTCCTTACCTCAACCCATCCGATGTAGTGTGGCCTGCTATGGAAGCCAAGGTCGCAGAGCTGGCGGCATATCGCAAGACCGTGGAAGCAGAAAAGCAGAAAGCCATGGACGCCTGTATGCTGGACGCGGATGCACAGAAAGCCCTGACAGCGTTCCAGGGTATTTAACAAATTGGTTGACACGGGCTCCGGCCCGTGTTATACTCTAGGCTAAGTTAAACAAACAGGAGCGAACATGGCAACTCGTAGCACTATTGCAATGGAACAGCCCAACGGTGAGATCATGCAGATCTACTGCCACTGGGACGGTTACCTGGATAACAACGGTGAGATCCTGCAGACACACTACAAGGATCGTGCTAAGATCTTGGCACTCATGCTCTTGGGAGATGTCAGCAGCCTACGCAAAGAGATCGGCGAGACACACGATTTTGATGCTCGCTATACCGAGGGTGATAAGCGAGAGGATTGGTGCGTGGCCTACGGACGAGATCGTGGCGAAGCAGGTGTTGAAGCTCGCGTGTTCAAGAACTACGCAGAGTATCGTTCCGAAGCACAGTTCGAGGAATACAACTACTGCTATCGGTTGGACGATCAGTGGTATGTAGAGTTCTACGGACGCTATGACGGCCCTCTGGCACAGGCCCTGGAAGAAGCCAAGGTAGCAGAGGACGAATAACCCTAGAGATCGTAGGGTTATTACTGAACGGGGTTGACAACAGCCCTGTTTGGTAATATAATAGAGGTATGTTCAATAAACAACAGGAGCGAACTGTGTATATTACTTTCACTGAGGGTTACTACAACATCAAGGGTCAACCCACCAATGTTGCAGGGCTTACTTTTAAACTAGTAGAAGACTACAAGGTAGCCAAAGACGGTACAGGCTATGTCACTGTCGAAGGTGCTAGCCAGCCTGGCTTCCCTGATCGTAGCATCCGCATCCGTTGCGAGCAGGGTGCCTACAATGTTGCAGGTAGTGCCAAACCCATTCCACAAGGAGTAGCAATGCTGACAGCTCTTAAGAGCAAGCCCGTCAAGGGTGTCGAAGTCACGGACTTCACCCAAGTTAAGGTTTCTGATGAGGCTGTAGCACACGAGACCGATGAGCAGATCATCGAGCGTACTCGCATGCGCTTTGAGATCCTCACTGAGATGACCAAGGCTGTCAAAGGCGGTGATGTTCGTGCTATGATCGTCACTGGCCCTCCAGGCGTGGGCAAGAGCTTTGGTGTTGAAGAAGTACTAAGCAAAGAAGATCTGTTCAACACCCTGGGCGAACGCAAGCCCAAGTACGAGATCGTCAAGGGTGCTATGAGTGCCATTGGACTCTACACCAAGCTCTACAAGTACTCAGACGCTAAGAGCATTCTTGTGTTTGATGACTGTGACAGCATCCTGTTGGACGATGTGTCTTTGAACATCTTGAAGGCCGCTTTGGATTCATCCAAGAAGCGTACTATCTCGTGGAACACTGACAGCCGTCTGCTTCGTTCGGAAGGTGTGCCAGATCGTTTCGAGTTCAAGGGTGGTGCTATCTTTATCACGAACTTGAAGTTCGAGAATGTGCGAAGCAAGAAACTGCAAGAACACCTTGCCGCTCTTGAAAGCCGTTGCCACTACATTGACCTGCGCATGGACACTGATCGCGAGAAGGTCTTGCGCATTGAGCAGATCGTCAAGGACGGTATGTTGGATAGCTACGAGCTTGAGCAGATCGCTAAGGACGAAGTGGTTAACTTCATCAAAGAGCATCGTGCTCAAATGCGTGAGCTGAGCCTGCGTACTGTGCTCAAGGTCGCGGATCTTCGCAAGAGCTTTCCTACTAACTGGCAGAACATGGCCAAGGTCACTGTTATGAAGGGGATGCATTAATGATTGATATTCCAATCCGTGAGTGCCAGTGGATTGGTCCTGAACAGGATCCCCGCAAGGGGCCTGTTCATTACTGTGGTGCCAAGACCCTAGAGGGCAAGGCCTACTGCGGTGAACACTACTGGCGAGTCTATCAGCGAGGCACTGCCCTGGCTGGTAAGAAGAAAGAAAAGGCCATCGACGCCGAGATCGCTGCTTTGGCCGCTGCACAGGAGGCAGATGATGAGTAAACTTATGACTATCGTTGGTTTAGTGGCCGTGATCGTGTTCTTCGTGGCCATCGGACCTTTGGCCTTTATCTGGGCCATAAATGAATTTGGGCGGTATCTTTGGCCTGAATCTGTGCTACCCTACACGTTCTGGACATGGTTGGCCGCTGCGATCATCATGGCGGTGCCCAGCGTGAAGGTTAGCAAAAAGTAATTTGGCGATCACAGTTCTTGCATTATACTTTGGATTCTAGTATATTATAAGAACGCTGAAGAACAAGTAATCAGCTGTTAACATATAGAGGAAAAAAAATGAAGCGATTCAATCCCGAAACCAAGACTTTCAAGGTCTTCCAAGCTCTTTACAATGGTGAAACTCTTACAGCCTCACAAGCTGAGAAGCGTTTTGGTGTAAAGAATCTAGCCGCAGAAGCTAGCCGCATCCGCAAGGGTGGCTATGCTGTCTACAGCAACAGTCGCAAGGCTGGCAATGGTGTGCAGGTTACCGAGTACGAAATGGGTCAACCTAGCCGCGAAATCGTAGCACTTGGTTACATGGCCAAGGCTGCTGGTTGGACCGTAGCCTAAGGTTCGCTCCTCAAAACCAATCCGATTCGCTCCCGGGGCGGTTTTGAACAGGGTCTTAGGACCCTGTTTTTTTGACCTCTTTGTTGCGAAAAAGCCACAGCCGCCGGCACTCCCAAAAGTGGTTGACACTTTGGATACATAGTGTTATAATAGACGCATACTAAGAGATTAGGAGCGATGATGGAATTTACTGCTGATCAAGTCTGGGCCTGTGCTGCTGCCGCGCAGCGTATCAACGGAGCCTACCTCAAAGAAACCGAATGGTTACCCAATGCTGTTCCTCCCTGCCGTGGTCGTGAAGCCAACAAGAACATGGTCAAGGATTGGCTTCGTACCGGCAACTTCGTAGAAGTCACCGAGGCCGACTATGCTGCAGGTCGCTCGGCGCGGGATCACTTCAAAAGCTATACCCTGCTGGCGCTCACAGGGCAGCTCAATGACTTCCAAAAGACTGCCATGCGGATCGCTGCCAAAGATCAATTCACGGGACGCGATCTCTACGACTTTGCTGTGGTCAGCTGTTTGCCCTCTGTGGCTCAACGTGATCAGCAGCGTACCGAGCTCAAGAGGGAAATCTATACCTCGGAACAGCTCCAAGGAGCTGAAGGGGATGCTGTACAAGGTGACATCGTGGTCATCAACAGCCGTTACAATGTTAATTTCAACAAGTTCAAGATCCAAGCCCGCATGGGTGAAAGCTTCGTGGACTTCTGGTTCAACAAAGATCTAGCCAAGGACGCTACCCTGCGCATCAAGGGCAAGATCAAGAACATCCGTGGCGATAAAACAACACAGCTCAACTATGTGAAAATCAGTGGTTGACAACTGAGTGGTTTGGTGCTACAATACTAACACTGGGAAAGCAATTAGTAGTTCAACTTTTTTTAACGAGGTCTTAGATGGCAAAAGCACAAGATATTTCCGTCCGTCAAGTTGGTCCTAAGTCGGCCAAGAAGGCGATCCGTAAGGCGATTTCAGTTCGCCGTCCTGTATTCCTGTGGGGTCCTCCGGGTATTGGCAAATCCGATCTCGTCAAGCAGATCGGTGAAGATGCTGGTCGCGAAGTCATCGACGTTCGCCTAGCACTTTGGGAGCCCACCGACATCAAGGGTATTCCTTATTACAACGCAGAACAAGGCAAGATGGTCTGGGCTCCCCCTGCAGAGCTTCCTACGGACCCAGAGTCCACCGCACTGATCTTCTTGGACGAGCTGAACTCTGCTCCTCCTGCGGTACAGGCCGCGGCCTATCAGTTGATCCTGAACCGCCGCGTTGGCACCTACACTCTGCCTAAGGGTGTTGACATCGTTGCCGCTGGTAACCGCGAAGGTGACCGTGGTGTTACCTACCGTATGCCTGCTCCGTTGGCTAACCGCTTCCTGCACTTGGAAATGAAGGTAGACTTCGATGACTTCCAAGAGTGGGCTGTGATGAACAATGTTCACCCTGAGGTTGTTGGTTATGTGGGTTTCGCCAAGCAGGACCTCTATGACTTCGATCCTAAGAGCCCTAGCAAGAGTTTCGCAACTCCTCGTTCTTGGGTTTTCGTCAGCGACCTGCTCAACGACGACGATGTTGACAACGAGACCCTGACTACTTTGGTCGCAGGTGCTATCGGTGACGGTCTTGCTGTCAAGTTCATGGCTCACCGTAAGATCGCAGGTAAACTGCCCAAGGCAGAAGACATCCTCGACGGCAAGGTCAAGGACTTGGCTATCAAAGAAGTGTCAGCCATGTATTCTTTGACTGTGAGCCTCTGCTACGAGCTCAAGGATGCCGCTGAGAAGAAGGACAAGAAGTTTGACGAGAAGGCAGACCGTTTCTTCCGCTACATGATGGATAACTTCCCGACTGAGCTGGTGGTCATGGGTGCCAAGACCGGTCTTACCAACTACAACCTGCCCTTTGACGCTACTAAGATGACGAGCTTCGACGAGTTCCACAAGCGTTTCGGCAAGTATGTTTTGAGTGCGATGGAGAATTAAGACCTCGTCCATCGTAGGGCTAGGGCTCACCCAGGGCTCTAGCCCGCCTTTTTTGGTTGACAAGGGTGCCAGAAGGTGCTATAATAGATACATACAGTAAGGAGAGCGAATGGACCCGATCATCGATAAACTAACCACTGCCCGAGTAGGACTGCTACTCAAAGCACCTTTCTTCGGCAACATGGCCACTCGTATGCGTTTGATCAATGCAGACGACTGGTGCCCAACCGCGGCCACTAACGGTCGTGACTTTTATTACAATACCAAGTTCGTAGAAAAGCTCTCGATCAAACAACTTGAATTCTTGTTTGGTCACGAGATCTGCCACTGCGTGTTTGACCACTTTGGTCGCGTAGGTAGCCGTGATCGTCAGCTCAGCAACATCGCACAAGACTATGCCGTAAACCAAATCCTTGTAGATGAGCGTATCGGTGACAAGATCACCCAGGTCAAGATCTGCTACGATCCAAAGTACCGTGGCATGGCTTGGGAAGAGATCTACGATGATCTCTACGACAAAGCAGAGAAGATCAGTATGCCCGAACTGCTCAAGCAATTGGGTGACCTGCTCGACGAGCACATCAAAGAAGGTGATGGTGAGAACGGCGAAGGTGATGGCGATGGCGACAAGGATGGCAAGGGTCGTCCTAAGATCTCTAAGGAAGATGCACAACGCATCAAGGATGAGATCAAAGAAGCCATGATCCAGAGTGCCGCGGCCGCTGGTGCAGGTAAGACTCCTGCAGGCATCATGCGTATGATCAAGTCTATGACTGAGCCTAAGATTTCCTGGCGTGAACTTGTGCGTCAAGAGATCCAAAGCATCGTTCGCAACGACTTCTCGTTCCAACGCTTCAACCGTAAGAGTGCTCACAGTGGTGCGATCCTTCCGGGCATGAAGGAAGCAACTACCATCGACGTAGCCATTGGCATTGATATGTCAGGTTCGATCGGTGAGGAAGATGCTTCAGTGTTCTTGTCAGAGGTCAAGGGCATCATGGATCAGTTCGAAGACTTCAAGGTCAATATCTGGTGCTTTGACACTGAGATCTACAATCACCAGACTGTGACTCATGACAACTCAGAAGACCTTGTCAACTACGAACCTCAGGGTGGCGGCGGTACTTCCTTTGAAGTCAATTGGGAGTTCATGCGTGACAACGATATCCAGCCCAAGAAGTTCATCATGTTCACAGACGGCTATCCCTGCGGTGGTTGGGGTGAAGAGGACTACTGCGACACGATCTTCGTTGTCAAGGGTAATACGCAGGCAGAGGCGCCCTTTGGACAGACTGTGATCTACGAAAAGGAAGCGGCCTGAAGAGTGCCAGGGGTTGTGGCTTTTTAGCCACAGACCCCGCTGCTACGTGTGTGCGTAAATCCGAACTTGACATCTAGACAGATTGGTGTTATACTATAGGCTAGACAGTTAAGAAAGGAGCGTCAAAATGGAGTGGTTAATCGAAGACATCAAGCTATTGGGCTACGCGGTCGCGGTCTATGCGATTGCCGTAGGTTCTTATTGGATCTTTGTAGGCTAAGGAGCGATCATGAAAATTCTACTAGCATTCATCGCAGGTATGTTTGTGGCCACGGTAGGTGTGTCGGGTGTAGCATCTGCCATTGACAAGGCTGTGAGTAAAACCCAGGTTATCATGAAGGAGACCGCGCAATGAGCGTGAGTGATCTTGCCTACGACATCGAGCAACTGTATATCGAAGGACACGGTCCTAAGATGATCGCTAAGATCCTAGACTGTCCTCTGCAACTAGTCTATGATTGGATGCAGTCAGAGTCCTTGGACGAAGCCGACGAGTTCGACCCGCACAACACAGTCAATTCATGACACGCTACTACCTAGTCTCTTGGGACTGTGAGGGTGTGGAGTTCTTTGAAGAAATCACGGAACATCACCCCGACAACTGGGCTAAGAACCATCTGTTTGACAGCATCAAACAGAGCAAGCGAGTTGAGAAGCCCGTGAGCTTCAACCTCACTGCGCTCAAGCTCAGGGCACAGTATAACACACATAGGCACTACGAGATCTATGTGTTCACCAGCCAGGATGACATAGGACCCGACGACATTATGGCATGGTTCAAGACTGAGCCGCAGACATTCGCAGACTGGGTACGTGCCAACCACAGCTACCGGATCTGGGATGATCGGGCACCTGCCAGGAAACCCGTGATCGTCTAGGGTCTTTCGATATTTTGGTTGACCTTTTGGCTACTCGGTGCTATACTATGGGTATAGTGAATAACAAGGAGCGAAAGATGTACCTACATATCATGACCGAAGACGAGCAGAAGCAGGTGGTACGAGCACTGCGTGGTTGGCAGTTCATCCGCACAAATCACGGTAGCCTCTATGATCGTGGCAGTGCCGATTCCTACTATGGTCGTCCACGTGGTGCTCACTATGGTGGTGTTGGTGGAGACAGTGGTCCCCGCGTTGAAGTCACAGACGAATTAAGCCGAGCTGAATACAACGAAGGCTATGACTACAACGAACGCTATGGTGACAAGAAGGACTACCGTTAATGGAGGCCCTACGTGAAACCACTGTTTGGACGGGCGTTGAATATCGGCAACCCAACCACGACTACCTGCTCGACGGGGATCGAGTGGTTGCCTACAGGCCTTGGGGCACAGGAGAGATCCGAGTCCTCAAAGGCACGATCAAGATCGATCGGCGTGGACGTAAGTTCGAAAAGCTCGAGCCTAACCCTTTCAAAGCCCTCGTCCAGAAGAAAGAGCCAATGGTTCTAGAAGTCAAGGGCAGCAAAGGCAACTCCTACTTCGTTAATGTAGAGGAACGGACCTGTACCTGCCCAGGATTCACTTTCCGTGGTAACTGCAAGCACGTGGCAGAAATCGGTTGACAGATTGGATGGACGATGCTATACTATAGGTATAGTAAAGGAGCGAATAATGATTCTAGCAGACACACTGAAAACCCTTACTTCATTCGGCCCTAAAGGCCTGGCTGTGATCTTAGACAAAAGCGGCTACTCTATGTGCTCATTTGACACAGCAGAGTTCCTAGGCATCACCAATGGTGGGGACTTCTGCTACAAGGTCACTTACCATGATGATGCAGGTACGGGAGTAGAAACGGGCAAAGTCTTTGTCAAGTACGATCATGCGACTCACGCGATGACTGCGGATTTCTGATGAAACGATTTACTTTTTGGCGCAATGCCATTGTCTCAGAAACCTACATCGTAGAGGCTGAAACCGAAGAGGCCGCACGTGAGATGCTCAGAGACGGCAGTGTCGATGTGTTCTCCGAAGAATGGATCGATTGGGCCACAGACGATTTCGAGCTAGAAGATACCGAAGAATTGGACCCACTTTATAGGATGGTGAAAGAATATGACCCCCAGTGAATTCGAATACATTCGCCGTGCCGTGACCGCACTGGAAGATCCTGAAATGACTCCTATGGCACAGCGTAAGGTCTTAAGGACTCTAGAACAGATCTGTGGCAAAAATGCCACAGACATCGAGCTGAATCTCATCGGTGCTGTAGATGCCCAGATCACACGCAACTATCAGGATCTGCAGAACAAGAAATTGGTTGACATTTTGAGTCAATGATGCTATAATATGTTTATAGTGAAAGGAGCGACTTATGCCTAATTGGTGCAGTAATTTTGTAGAAGTGGGACACGAAGACCCGCAGAAGATCACAGATCTAGCCGAAGCCTACAAACGCGGTGAGTTCTGCAACTACGCGATTCCCACACCCAAAGACCTCACTGACACAGTGTCAGGATTCGTAGGTGAAGACCGGCGAGCTGAGCATGAGGCTCAGATGAAGCGTAACCTAGAACTCTACGGTGCCAAGGACTGGTATGATTTCCAGACTAGCCGTTGGGGCACTAAGTGGGATGTAGGTGGTGATGATGGCACCTTGGATGTGCGTGATGACGGTCTGATGTTGACCGCAAGTTTCGACAGTGCCTGGGCCCCTCCCATCGGAGCCTACGATGCTCTGGTTGAACAGGGTTTCACGGTGCGTGCCTACTACTATGAAGGTGGTATGTGCTTCGCTGGCGTCTACGACAACGGCGCAGATGACTGCTACTCCGATTGGGGTGATAGCCAGGGTGCCAAAGACATGTTGCCCGAGGAGTTGGACGAGTTCTTCGCTATCTCTGAGAATCAAGCAGAATACGAAGAGGAACAGCGTATGGATGAAGAACTCTATCGCTTCGTCAAAGAAGGTAGTGACAAATTGGAGTTGAAGACATCATGAGGACTCTGACCTATACATTCACGGTGAGCTGTGCCGGTGACGGTGCAGCCGATCTAGATAGGGTCGAATCGATGATCGATTTGGCCATGCAGGATCTGGTCATGGACGACGAGTTTATCGCCGCCCTAGACGAGAAGGAGAGCGTGACTATCCAAGTAACCCCGCAATTTGGGCAACCAAATGGTTGACTTACTTGGATAGTTGTGCTATAGTAAACTATGCCAATAAATGGATTGGCTATTTCATACACACACTTTGGAGATTAGTAAAATGGCTACAGATAAAAAGTTCGCGGTTGCAGGTGTTTCAACCCTTGAAGGCAAGACCAAGCTGCGTTTTGCCAATGATACCATGCGTATCAAGATCCTGGCCAAGAACGGCCACAAGGATGTGGAGCTCGTGGAGCTGCCCACAGAGATGACCAAGGCTGAGGCTGTACAACACCTCAAGACCATTGGCTTCGGCGCAGGTAATCCAGCTGTGGAAGCTGCGATCGCCTACGCAGAGAAGAAGAATCCTGCTCCTAAGGCAGTGATCAAGGCTACTGTCGCGAAGACAGCAGCGGTTGCCGCTTAATCCGATTCGCTCCCGGAAAACGGCAACTTGGTGCCCTAGTGTACACACGTACACTAGGGTTTTTTTACAAGGTTGACATCAGTCAATACTTTCAGTATAATAATGATATATAAGTAACAATCCGAGAGGCGCACAATAGTAAATGAGCAAACTTGAGTTCCTTTGTAGGCCCTTAGTGGCCTTCGATCCCTACAACAAAGATCATAGACGCTACTACGCAGAGTTCCTAGAGTATGGTGGATGGGGCCGTTGCCCTGTACGCTTCGTCTGTCCCGAGGACACAGGACACGATCTGCCCACTATGATCAAGAACAGCCTTATCCAATACTACGTCGATCGAGAGTTCGGCGGCAGCAAGCTCGCAGAAGCCAGATCAGATGCCATGAATCGAGAAGCCGACGACATGTACCGCAGAGCAGGACTACTACGCAAGGAATCGCAGGCTCTGCTCAAACCCCGGAGAACCTAATGATTGATTTCTTTATAGGCCTTAGCCTAGGTCTAGTCATCGGATGGAGGGTCTGTGAGTGGTTCATGACCACTGCGTTCACTTCCCTGATGCAGAAGCTGGACATCAAAGATCAGCAACTGGAAGCCATACACTCCGAGATCACGGGACAGCCTGCAGTTAAAGTAGGTGGGACTAGGATCCAGATCCGCTTGGAGTGCCATGCTGATACCCTGTATGCTTTCCGAGCAGACACAGAACAGTTCCTAGGCCAAGGGCGAGATCAGGACGAGCTGTTCCAGATCATCCAAAAGAGATTCCCCACAGAGAACTTCGTGATACAGGGCGCAGACGCAGAACTGTTGCAAAAAAGCCACGGATAAATTGGTTGACAAAGCCTCCGATTGGTTGTATACTACAAACACTTAGATAGAAAAGGAGCGCATATGTTGAAACTGATCGGTTTTATCGCTGTGGTCTACGTGGGTTGGATCACTGGCATCATCCAAGCCGCACTGCTGTTGACCTCAGCACTGTTAGTCAACATAGCAGCTCTGTGAACAGCCTATGAGCAAGATCATCGAGCAATTCAAACAGCGGATCCCCTTCACTGATCACGTCTATGTCACTGACAGCAGCAAGGGCGACAAGAAGACCATCCGCACCAACTCCGATACCAAGATGCCCAAGGGCATCTACACCCTATGGTTAGAGGGCACGGAAGCTACCCCAGGATTCGGTATGCTGTACCTAGGCATCTCCGGAGCGGACAAGCAGACCGCTCGCGAAGGGGTCAAGCAACGCTGGCTCAGCCATGCTTTCAAGCTCACGGGCATATCCTTCGCAGATCCCGTCTCGGGCGCACCATCAAAGGGCCGCGTGGCAGACACCCGAGAGTTCGCAGCCCTGAGAAAAGATCTACATGATCTGGGCTATGATCTGCCCACGATCCTAGATCGGTTATACATCCGCTTCATCAATCTAGAAGGCGTGGGCAAAGAGAAGATCGCTGCCATGGAAACACGCATCCTAGAAACACGCATAGCCAAAGGCCAGTGCCGCCTCAATGGTGCTAAACGCAGACCCGCCCTGAGCCTAGAAGAACTAGAATACTTCGACCAGTTGTAAAAACGCAACAACAAATTGGTTGACAGATTGGACTAACCTTGCTATAATACACACATACACTAAACAACTAGGAGCACGTTAAATGAAAACTCGCACAGCAGCTGCCATGGCCATGTTTGGACTACTTTTAACCTTTGGCGCAGTGGGCGGCATGGAAGACCCCGCCAAAGAAGCCTACTTCATTGAGCAGATCATAGTGGCCATATTGGGTCTGGCCCTGATGGCCTGTGGCAGCCTGGCGCTGCAGAACTCAGACCACTACGATCAGAGAGGTTAACATGGGCTGGATCACAGTGGCCGATCGCGATCGCCGGTGGCAGCCTAGACCAGGACTGGAAGGTCCGTTCTGGTTCGTAGATCGAGTCTTGTACTATGATCCCGGACAGGGCCAGTACTGGGATCCCACCACGGACTTCTACGTGGAGAACTCAGAGGTAGATCAGCTGCAGAACCGCTTGATGCAGCTGATGAGAATGGCTGGTTGACGGGTTATCCAAAAGACCATATAATACACACACAGTAACACAAAAGGAGCGAACTATGAAAACAGGCGAAATGATCATGTACAAGACCTTTGGTACTTACCAACTGGTCACAGACGATGGTGATCGCTACTACGACTGCCGCCATATCTACTCAGGTCTGACCTGCACCGCAGACACCATCAAGGAAGCCAAGAAGTGCCTGGAAGACCTAGAGTTGGATCATCAGGATATCCAGGCCGCGATCCGCAAACTCGCAATCTACGGCTACCGGGTCTACAAAGAGGTGGCTTGATGGGTGGCTGGGTAACCTACGACGAGAATGGGAACCTGGTCAAGTATTATAAGAAGCCAGGACCCGCCAAGGCTGCTGTTACTCGGGCGCGGAGGGACAATCAGTTCTATGGCTACACCGTGTATCCGAACGTGGCAGGCTGCTGTTCCTATCGAGACTTCGAGGGAGTCTTGCTGGGACTGCGGGGAGCCGAGCTCAAGATGTGGCAATTCTGCAACAGCCAAAAGGTTGACAAATTGGGCTAAAGATCGTACAATAACTACATGGACAAGATAAACGACACGATACAATGGGTAGGCACAGCATTCATCCTCGTGATGTATGTGCTGATGAGCTACTTCCCGCAACTGCATCCCTGGAACGTGGTCTTCGGACTCTTAGGCGGGATCAGCTATTTCATCTGGACCCTAAGGGTCAAGAACTATCCGCAGATGGTCATAAATGTGGTGGCGATAACCCTATGCTTCGGCGGGCTATTGAAACATTTTGGTTGACAACTGAGCCCGAAGATCATATACTGTAAACACTGTAAACAACTTAGGAGCGAACTATGTCCGTAACAGCAACCCCCGAGCAGATCCCCCAAATCGTCCGTGAAGCTGAAGCTGCTGCTTACGCTGCGGCCTCTGAGTACTTCCAGAAGGTACTAGGCGGTCAAGATCGTTTCGCCTGCGGCTTTGCCTGGGTGAACATCTATGGCATCAAAGGCAATACCAAACTGGGCAAGGCCTTGAAAGCCTGCGATATCCGTCCAAGCTACTCAGGCGGGCTCCAGATGTGGAATCCTTCAAAGTTTGGTTGCCAGAACGTGGATACACTTGAGAAGGGTGCTGAAGCTGCGGCCCAAGTGTTCAAGAAGTACGGCTTCGAAGCCTACGCTGGCTCACGTCTGGATTAAATTGGTTGACAACTGAGCCCAAAGATCGTATACTAGACACATACACAAACAAACAAGGAGAGCGAAATGGCTAGATCAGACACACGAGTATTCTTCTTCGTGATCATGGGCATACTACTGACCATGTTGGGCGTGGGCGGTGTAGAGAACTCAATCACGAACACAGAGCTGCTTCAGAGCCTGGCAGTATCGGGCCTAGGTCTGCTCCTGATGTGGGCGGCTACCCTGATGATGCGCAGGGAGCAATAACATGGACCTACTAGCCACGGTGATCACTGCCACTGTGATAGCCACAGGACAGGCACAGCAGCATCACATACCACAGAGCCCATCGCCAAATGTCATAGATCAAGCTCGCGTCGCACATGCCCAGGCGCAGCGCCTCGAGTACCTGACCAGCGAAAAGGGTCGTGAATACTGGCGTGAACAGCTACAGATAGAAAAGAATTGGCGCCTAGGAGCACTGCCCAGATGATGAAAGAATTCCAGATCAATATACAGGGACTCACAGCAGAGGATGTCAAGATCTGCGACCTACTGTGGAACTCCCCAGCCCCCAATCCCGAAGCAGTGATCCGGCTGTTGCCTCCAGAGTATCAGCAGAGAGCCCAGTGCCTACAGCAGCTGATCATGGCAGAGGTCATCGATCGCTACACAGAAGAGGACACGGACTATGCGGCCGCGCAAGACGTTCTTAGCCGCTACTGTTAGCCTAGTCCTGCTACAGGGCTGCACAGTCCTGCACAAGGATCACAGAGATGCACCCTGGGATCCCCGGCCCAGCCAAGGTCAGCTCATAGATCAACTGCCCGCTTGGGATGATCGAGCTGTCAGGAGATGTGGCGCTCACCTGAGACCCGACCAGAGGCGACCAGGTCAGACCGATCGGTGTTGAGTGGTGGCCGACCGGTATACAGCGTATACGTAAGTGTGCGCTAACTTTTTGGTATGGGGTCTAAAATCACCACCCTGAAAACTTTTTCGGGATCTAATTTTTTTGCGCGGCCAAATTTTAGAGCTGTACTCCCCTTTCCGCTAAGTATCTTATATGCTCACAGATCAGGATCGCGAATTCGCCTACTGGCTGTTCTACACAGTCAAAGGACATCTCAAGCCATTCACGGATGAAGATCTAGTCCAGATCATACAGGACTACTATCCTCGTGTATGGCGCTCAGAAGAGTCATATCTCTACACTGAGGGTTTTGCCACAGCTTGGCAGTCTTTTCGGGAGTCTCTGCATGCTTAATCGCATGATCATCACAGTGCTCATAGTGCTGGCTGTCTGTGTACACTGGGAACTCATACCCATACGTGATCTCTTGAATCTATGGCTCAGCACACACTAAATCAATACTGTGTCTACTCGCAGAGTCCCTATTTTGCTCAAGTCATAGAATGGTTGTCAGCACGGCACATAGATCTTGATCCACACCTTAATCGCACTCGTTTTGTGATCACAGATCCACAGCAGCTCTTAGAGTTTTTGCTGACCTGGGCTGATCACTGTCCTAGGGTTCCATCACACACAGATCCGGTCACGGGCCTTGCTGACACGCTGGATCGAGATCTCGGCGTCGAATAAACTACGCTGATAACTCCACTAGAAAACCGCTTACCCCTTTTTGCTGCGCTGCGCTTCGCGCTTGCTAGAATCTCGCGCGGCTCCGCCGATAAATACTGGATGCTGATCGTGTACCTTACACAGTTCCAAAAGACTCAGCTGGATCTATTGACCAGTTGGCAATCTTGGGTTCACTATTGGCCAAGAAGCTACGCACACACTGACATCTACAACATGGCCATACCCGTGGATTGGTGGCTGTTGTTTTCAAATCCTCTCTATGCGGATATCTGGCTCATGAAGTATCCCGAAGAGTCTAGGATCATACGCACACTATTGGACTAGACATGAGCTTTGAACAAAACGTCATATTTGAACACTACAAGACCCGGAGACAGAACACTTCCCGAGGATGGCGAGAAGATCCCTCGGTCTGGCCTCTCAGCGGACTTAGTCTAGCTGATCGCATACAGCCCGGGGAACGTGTGCTGGACGTGGGCTGTGCCAACAATGTGTTCAAACAACTCTTGCCCAACGTAGTGGGCATAGATCCCGCATTCGCGGCCGCGGATCATCAGTCTAGGATCGAGGACTATGCGCCGGAAGACCTGTTTGATGTGGCTTTCTGCCTCAGTGTGTTTAATTGGGGCACACACAACGACATACAGCGCCAGATCGCTGCCACAGTACGTTGCCTCAAGCCCAGATCTAGGATCTATCTACGCTTGGCACAGAACGCACAGGGCGCGGGCAGTCGTCAGGGATTAGTGACTCTAAAACAACGGCAGCAGAGCGGACTGTTCATGGATCCGGATCAATGTGTGCCCTATTGTTGGACTGAACATCGTGTGCGTTGGTGGGCTGATCATTTTGCATTTCGCGTCACAGAACTCTGCTGGGACTACCACCGTCGAGCAGATCGATATCGACTGTTTTCTGTATGGGAACGAGGATAAAAAATCCATTTCTCCCTGAAATTTTTTCTAAAAGATAAATAATTTCGTGATAGGAACAAAATTTTTTTAGATATCTAAAAATTTCGATCACCCAAGCATATTTTTAAGGAGAAATCTATATGTCACAAGCACGTCAAGTGGTTGCGCAGATCCGCGAAGAAAACCAAGCTCTTTTCGCTGCCAGCCAACACAACGTCAGAGCTTACTTTGATTCTAAGCCAGCTCAAGAAGAACTAGTCACACACTTTATCGGTCGTATGGTCAACGAGCGCATGAACATGGTTGAAATCAGCCAAGCCATCGCCCAGATGCCTGCAGACACTTCTGTAGAAGAACTACAACTATTGACCAAACAGGCCCACGACGAAGCTAATCACTTCCGTATGGTCAAGGAAGTCATTGAGCACATCACTGGTCAAGAGCTAGATGTTGAAGCTGCTATCGCTGCTGAAACAGCCAAGCCAACTGCCAAAGGTGCAGGTCTTCTAGAGCAGTACGGTGCTGCTGACGATGCTATCGCCCTAGCTGCTTATCAACTAGTAGCTGAAGGTCGTGCAGAAGCTGTGTGGGATGAAATGGCTCGCTGCGTCAGCGACGAGTTCATCAGCTCAACCTATGCTAAGATCGCTCGCGATGAAGGCTTCCACGCTAACATCGGTGCTCTAAAGCTAGAGCAATTGATCAAGACTGATGCAGATGCTGATCGCGCACTAGAGCTAGCCGCTCGTATGCGTCGTGATCTCTACGACATCAGCTGCCGTAACACCGTGGCCAGCGAAAGCGGTCGCGCATTGGTAGCAGACGCCTACGGTTGGTAATCCACTGACCCCAAGGAGCGAGTGGTACCCCCACTCGCTTTTTTTTCTGATCAACGAGGACATATGATTAACGTCACAGCAACACTTGAGGTCCGGGATCGTTGGCCCCTGACCATACACAAAGTTAATGCCAATCACACACAGACATTTGCAGCCGCCCAGGGCACACGCTATGTTCTGCTCAACCAGGCCAGCTATCGCAGCAGCCAAGCAGGATTCACTGAGGTCACAGCAGCCTTCGCGGTCACAGACGAGTTTACCATTGACACGGGCTCAGGCACGGCCTGCGTCATAGACTATCCCGGTCTACACTGCCTTGAAAACAGATACTATGTACAGAATGACCTAGACATGGGCAATCTCAGCTACATGGACGGAGGCACCAATACCACAGCGGTAAATCCTGGAAGGTTGGGTGATCCTGTGGTGAACTACGTGCATTTCCCCGCACACATGTATCAGACTCTGCACACACATCCCAGCCATAGGATTGGCCTAGTGCTACAGGGTCGAGGCAAGATCGAATTGGACAACAATGAGTACTTCCACATCAATCAGGGAGAAATTTTCTACATGCGTAGAAATGAGCTACATAACTTTATCACTGAAGAGGAACCAGTGGTCCTGTTTGTGTTCGCTCCGGATTCTGGTACGGGCCCCACAGACGAAATCAATCCATTGAAAGTAAGAACCTATGTTGGACAACAGAGATACGCAAGATAAACGACTATTGATCGTCACCGGGCCTCAGGGCTCGGGTAACCATATTTTTTCTAGGCTGTTAAGCCTACACCCTGAAGTACAGGGTTGGGAAAAGCTCTTAGAAGAATATTGGGTGCCCAGCGACCAAGAACCCTTTGCGGAATATTGGCTAAGGCCCGAATTACTCACAGCTGAACATTTCGCCCATAAGCAGTATCATCTGGCCAATGTCAGCTGTCCTTTTTTCTTTGACGGAGTCAGGCATGTGCCCAAGATCGTCGAAGTGGCCAAACAAGCCCAGAGCCTGGGCATCCGGGTCAGCGTGGCCATCATAGTACGTGATCAAAATATCAACAGGGTACAGCAGGAACGTGTCAGAGGTCAGCACACCACACCCATAGCACAGGACTACTACTACAACCACTTGATACCTTCGGGCATCGACTATCACTTCCTAGACCACGAAGCATTCTTCCTACATCAACAGCATTATCTACGTTGGGTCAGCAGGATCCTAGACTTCCCCATAGCCTGGGATGATCCTAATATCATGAGATTCATAGAAGCGGATGCCAATCACAAATATGTACAGGGCATAGAGCATCATTGGCTAGATGACATCACACTAGCAGGCTGCCAGCCCACTAGACAGCAACGGATAGCTCAGTGAGAGATCATGTCTGGTGGATCAAATGGCTGAGTGCGGCCACGATCCTAGTGGCCATGGTATTCCATGTCATGGGCTGGACGCCCTGGAATAGTCTTCTACAGTTAGTGGGTGCTGCGGGGTGGACCTATGTGGGCTGGCGTTGGCAAGAACGTGCTTTGATCATGAATTTTCTACCGCAGTTCTTTATCATAATTCCTGCCTTGATTTATTGGTTTGGCTTTAGATAAATTCAACGGCTTCGATATAGATCCGAACCCCAAGTTTCAGGCTGAGCATTTAGACTCAGAGAACAGCGTTCCCCGACGCCCTGCCAAGCAGGCACAGAGTGTATGAGATAGCTGGGCCATATCAACAGATCTCCTTCGCTGACTCGGATGCTGGTAGTTTCTACAGAAAATCCTGTGGCCTTGTTGGTATCTCTATCAAATTTTTGAACCCAGGTAGTTCCAGTGTTTAATCCGTGCTTATGGAAAAGTATTTCAGCTTCGCTGTCTAGACGCCAATACCATGTAGCTGAGATCATGCTATTGGGGTGATTGTGTTGATGTATGTATTGGTCGGATTGGTATCTATTGATCCAACTCTGCGTGATACGGGGAACATCACGAAAAGCCATGATTTCTCGGGCAAAGGCCTGGACACATAATTCAATAGTGTTTTTTAGACTAGGCCATTGATCCAATACATGGTGATCTTGACTGTAGCTGTGGCTGTCTCGAAACTCCATGCCCACTTGGTCTAACTGATCTGGCCATGTGCCTGGCCAAACACTGTATCTAGCTATTGGTTCGGGAAATATTCCCATTACTTGACTTGATTGCATGTCAGTACTTATAAACTGATACTTTTATCATCATAAATACTGGCACAAGGAGAATATATGCAAGAGTCAGCGAAAATTATTACCATCGAAAATCTGCTGGGAGCTAATCAACTAGACCTAGCCCGTGAGAGATTACTAGATCCACTGCTCAATTACGGATGGTTTCCACCTGGCGTGGCCATGGATCTTAGACGATATAATTGGTATCAAATGCAGCACATAATCTATGATTCCGACAACGAAAACAGTCACCTAATGGATCTCAGCCTTATGATACTAGCACAGGCATTAGAACAGAGCAATCGTAAATTGACTAATCTATTCAAGGTCAGATTGATCAATAGTTTTCCAGGATCGTTGGCAGATACTAGACCTCATATAGACATAACCGGACCTCATCAGACTGCGCTGTGGTTTCCAGTCACTAGTCATGGTTCTACACTAGTATATCCTGAGCGCAGTTGGATGCAGAATTGGGATATGCCGGAAGAATTTGGTGAGCCTCAGCAGATAGAGCCTGTGGCCAATACCTACTACGAATTTGACGGTACTCATTGGCGCACAGACGGGCGTCCAGAAACCACAGCACATCGTCCGTGTTTAGTATGGAATTTTGTAGCTGATCCTCGGTAAATATACTAGGAGGCCGGAAATGCAAGCATATAGAATATTAGCTAGAAATCTTAAAACACGCCAACGAATCGAGCGAAATACATTATCAGGACTGCCTGTCACAGATGAAAGCGAAGCCTGGAGATTGGCACATGCTCTGGCTGAACAACAAGAAAAAGTCACTGGAGAACAGTGGGCAGCGGAAGTAGACATCTACGAAACTCGTAGTTAAGTTCTAGCTCAATGACACGAGATATATACTGATCATGGATCAGGATAATTTTACTCGCTTGTGGATTTTCGGTGATAGTTGGAGTGCATTAAGCCCTCAGACAGATCCCGAACGTGTATGGACTCGTCAACTGAGTCACCGGTTAAGCAACAGCATTAACCATCCAGTACAGCTAAGAAATCATAGTCTTATAGGCTGCTCTCAAGATTGGATAACTCTACAGTTTCTTGAAAACGCACACCTAATGAAAGAAAACGATTATGTGATAGTGATCCTCACTAGTCCTCAAAGGTACTGGTTTTTCAAAGATAAACCAGATCTTACTAATTGGAATATTATCGATTTCGATCAGTGGATAACTGTTGATCAAGCTAAAGCTGTAGAATATTATATCAAACATATCCAGCGAGATGAAATAGATCATCTGCATACCGTAAATCGATTGGCTAACATTGCCTATGAATGTGCAGCACGTGGTCTTCGTAGACCGCTGATAATCAAAGGATTCGCACAGAATCTAGGATCTGCTGAGCACTACCCTGATCTGAATATAGCTCGAGGTTTTTTAACTAAAGTACAAGGTGAAGAATACAGTCATCGAGATCTCCTAAGCGATCGCTATAACAAAGGTTTAACTAATTGGTTCAACGGCTTTGACTGTAGGTACAATCATCTATGCTTGACCAATCACGATATCCTAGTAGATAAATTATTATCAGCACTGGTCAATGATCAGAAGCTTGATCTAGAACAAGATTTCAAAACCGATCTCATCGGGGAACATTGGTACGAAAATCCAGAATTATGCTCTAATGAGCTAAACCCTAAGAGTATAGAGATATTCCTCAAAGATGTAAGTAAGCGCGATTATAAAAATACAGTCTGGAAAATCAAAACAGGCATAGACCGAATACTCGGATGATATACGTTATTGATACAGATAATTTACAGTATCTGGATTTTCTCTATAGGTAGTAGCACCGTTCTTGTGATGAAACTTCCTAGCCATTTCTGTTTTTGGACTTAGAGTAACATAGGTGTTCACCTCAGGGCGATTGCTGCGTATCCAAGACTGGGCTTCACCGATCAATTCACGGCCTGCGCCCGAAGCATACGACCAAATAGTATAGAATACAGCAGTGTTTGAGTTCACTGCTAGGGTGGTAAGGTCTTCGACATTTTGTGGAATGTCGGCTAAAAATTTCACACAGGTCACGGCCAACGGATGGCCTTCTTCATCTTTGAGCACGAAGATTTTCCCATGTTGATCTACCCGAAAGTCTGCAGGAATTTCGGGACGTACTGGATCGTCTTTGATCAATGAAAGTAGGGTATCTTGTAGATTATCGATGATGTGCAACATTTTTTCAACCTTATTATATGCGTATTTATTATCTTCACTAAAAAACCTGATTTTACAGACATTTTAGGCTTGACATATTAAATATTTTACACTATAATAAACATATAAACAACTTAAAGGAGTCCAATATGTTTGACACAACTATGACACAGGGCATTTCTCGTTCGGCCAGCGATATCAACTCTGCCATGGGTAGAGTATATGGTCACATGGGATTGGCTGTGTTGACCAGTATGATCGTTTCTATGCTGGTAGCAGGTTCGCCAGCGGCTATGGCGTTTTTCTTCACAGGCGCTATGAAATGGATAGTGATCTTCGCACCCTTGGTAGCTATCTTGGTAGCAGGCTTTGCCTTTGAAAAGATGAGCAAGACCACGCTACAGTTTTTCCTACACGGGTTTGCCGCACTGATGGGACTGAGTTTTGCCACTATCTTTGTGGTCTATAATCTAGGCTCGATCGTGAGTGCATTTATGAGTGGTGCTATCTTGTTTGGTGTTATGAGCTTCTACGGATACTTTACTAAACGAGATCTAACCAGTCTAGGACAGTTTTTATTCATTGGTCTTATCGCTATCATCATCGCCAGCATCGTTAATATCTTTATTGGTAGTTCTGTGATGCAGATGGTTATTTCAGCGATCGCTGTATTGATCTTTACAGGTCTTACTGCCTACGACACACAAAAGATCCGTGAAATAGTCAGTTATGAAAGTGATGGTAAATTTGAGATCTGGGGTGCATTGACTCTGTATCTAGATTTCATCAATCTGTTCTTAAGCCTACTACAACTGTTCGGTGAACGCAAAGACTGATGTATAAGGTATCTTATTACATGACTGGAGGCACATTGTCCTCAAGAATTTTTGAAACTCTTGCCCAGGCCACAGATTTTATGGTATATAAAATTTCTAGCTGGGATGTGTACGAGTGTTATCGAATGGATTAATCTAAAAGATTATCTTGTTGTTCTAAAGAGAGCTCGGAATCTTCCAGCTCTCTTATTTTTTCTGTGATTTGATCAATAAGACCTAGATTGCGCAGAATCTTAAACACTAGGTTTTCCACTGACCATTCACCGGCACGTTCTAGACCTGCTTTGCGCATCTGTGTGATTTTATCTTTAACTGCTCTAAGGCGATCTAGATCTTTGCTGAGTAGAGCATGTTCTATCTGTGCTAGAATAGCATCTTTTTTAGCTTCGATGGCTGCATCGTCAATCTTAGGTTTAACTTTCTTGGGTTTGACTAACCAATCGTTCTTGGTAAGAGAATATACACCAGTTGAATGATGCGGTTCGTCTTGGCCCTGTACATAGCATTCTACAGGTAGACCCTTGATAGAGATATCATGCTGTTCGCTCCATAGAGCTTTTTTAGCATTGAATAGTTCTCGCTGCTCGTCGCTGGGGGTGCCGGGAATGATCAAATGCAGATCTAGATCGCTGTACTCAGTCCAGGTATAATTGGCATTAGAACCAGTGATAGTATAATCTTCAACTTCCAGCTCTATGCCCACAAATTCTTCGAATGCACGGGCGATTTCTATGAGTTTAGATTTAACTTCTGGCTTGAGGGCAGCATCGTTCCAAATCTTGGGATTTAGACGACGATTTACGGTCACGACCTCTGATCGTTCTTTTAATTCTCTTAAACGCATCCATTATTTAGCCCATAACAGTCCGTAGAGTGTAGCTAGCTTATCTGAGTAAATTTCAGCTATCACATACACATAAGAATCGTCGGGACGCCGTTCTAAGACCATCTGACATTTTAGAGGATCTTGATTTGTAATCCATTGTATATGATCGATTCCTGCCTGCTTGTGTACACTGGGCCAATCTATATAGATATTGCCCGTGCCGTCTGATTCTCCGGGAAAGTAACGAGCTATTTCAAAACGGTGAGTCTTCATCATCACCGCCCATGTTGTTAAGAATCTCACGTAGTTTGGTACTTTCTACGTGGGCTCTTACTTTAGGAGCTGGTGTGCCGTCTGATGGTTCCTCACGCTGTACTTCTGTCTTACGTTTGATCTGTTCAATGATGCTAGAACTACCGCGACTAGCACCGTTATGACTTTCTTGTTCTTCTTCAGGTAAATCGCTGATCTTAAGTGTTTCTAGATTAAATTCTAGATCAACCTTTTGTCCAACACCGCTAGATGAACGAGTCTTCATCAACTGGATTTGATATCTGCCACGCTCACGCATAGCCCGGGATGTAAAAATACCAAACACGTTATCTGCTGTTTGGATCTTTGACAGTCCACCCGAGATATGACTGTGATCGAACTCCACTTCTTCAACAGCACCGCGATTTAACTGTGCTGCGGTTACAAGAATACATTGTTTTTCCATTGCTAGGTTACGCAGTTCTTCTGACACATATTTGTCTTTGATAAACAGGTTTTCTGCGGAAATCTTACGACTAGCCGGCATTAATAAGTCTAAGTAGTCGACTAACAGCACATCAATTTTACTGCCGGTCTTAATTTCAAATTCTTTCATATATGCACGTAGGTCGTTGGCAGTCTTACCCGATGGCATGTATTTGATCTGTAGCTTACCTGCTTTCTTACCGATCACCCTAACCTTCATTTCAACATTTTCTAGATCTTTAAAAATCTCTTTTGTTGATATGCCGGTGGTCATCGCGTCAATACGCATGGCGACTAGATCTTCGGAAAGTTCTAATGTTAGATACAGAACATTCAGTCCCTGCAAACACCAGTTCACGCCCAAGTTCGCCAAGAACAAAGATTTACCTGCACCTGATCCGCCTGCAAAGATGTTCAATTCGCCTCTGTTCATACCGCCAAATAGCCTACGATCAAGACTAGGCCAACCTGTGCTGATCTGACCATTTTTATCTTTGATGCGCATGAGACGTGCTCTAGGATCTTCAAAGTAGTCAGTGCCTAGATCTTTGGTCAAACTAATCTGAACTGCTTCTTTGATCATAGATTCTACTTGGCCATAATCTTTCTTTTCAAGTAAATCTGCCGAATTGATGATCGCACGTTCTAGGGCTTTATGACGAGTAAAATTTTCAAACTCATCCATGAGCCAATCGTTGTGTCCTTGTTTTATTTCCTCTGGACGCTTAAGGTCGATTCTGCAACTGGCATTGACCATGTCATACTCGGGCAGAACATTGTATTCTTTAGCATAGATATTAATGAATTCGGCAGCATCTTGTAGCTTACGATCAAATAGTGTATGATCGAAAATACCCTGACAGCGTACAAATATTTCTGCATCTGCCAGCATCAATTCTAGATAAAGTTTTTGTATCTCGTATCCGTAATCTTTTATCATATAGTTATTTTACTTGATTTCTAAGTGTTTTGCAAGATCGCCCTTGTATCTGTGTCTGGTCTTTTTAAAGTATAAAGCAGCACCCATTGAACTGGCTGCATCACCTGGGATAGGTAAACTCCATGTATGATCAAACTCATCGGGCAATATTTTATTGAATTTAGAGTTCATGGCGCAACCTCCCATATATACTAGATTCCTGCTAGTGGACAGATGTTTAGCTGTCTGTATGACTTCATAGGCCTGCAGTTCAAAAACAGATTGCACAGCAGCAGCAATATCGTATCGATCTTGATCTGTTTGTATGGGGTGCGGCCAATTTCTTACACCTCTATGGAGATTGTGTTTCAACCGCCAATTTCGTTTCCAATATGCGTAAACGGTTCCACCGTATCGATGAGGGTCTCCTCTCTCACTCATCTGTTGTAAGAAATGCTCTTCTCCTACTGGTTGCAGTCCTATAAGATCTGTGAATGCAGAATAGAACAAGCCAAGACTAGTAGGATAACTGCGACTCCATAATTTTTTAAGACTATTCTGATGGCCCTGCCAGATAGTTGCAGACTCCCATTCACCCATGGCATCTAATACCACAACCACTGCATCAGTAAACGGCGAAGTTAAGAATCCTGCAGCAGCATGACTTAGATGGTGTGGTATGTAGTGTATCTTGGCATAATCTAATTTAAATTTTTTCAGGTACACAGATGGTAATTCTGTAAAATCAAATGCCCAACGATACTGTCCTGCATACAACTGCCTAGATTTTTTTAACCATGGTCTTTCATACCAAACAATATCTCCCGGACCTCGCCCGCCACCGGCATTTAGTGTGCATCTCTGATCAATCCGCTGTTTAGTTTATCGTCGCCTTTGATATTCGAATATTCGCTGGCTCTTCTCCAGAAACGTAGTTCGTTATCAACCATTACAGCAATGCTGGCATCGTGATTTAATGCATTTATTCCCCAGGTAATCATTTGTAGATAAATGGATCACGCTTCTTAAGCTCAGCTAGACGTTTTTTCCAAGCCCGATGTTCTCTATATTTTGTTATGGGATATAACAAAAAATCTAAAATCTTTTTATACATTCGATATCTCCAATTTCGTTAATAATCTTCTTTTTTCTATTTCTATTTTTGCAAGATTATTAGTTGATGTTTCAATAGCATCGACTATAGTAAATAATTTTCCGTATTTTGATACCGCTTCTGCACAGTCTTTTACATCGTCTTGCCAATTAGGAAATGCCACGGACCAACCCAATTCAGCTGCCTGTGAAATCAATACAATACCTGCCCGATCCTGATCGGGAATCACTATTACTTGTTTGCCTATACTATTAATTATTCGAGCTTGTTGTGGACTAACTTCGTTAGTGAGTAGAGCAACTCCACCTATGGCTAGCGCATCAAACGGGCCTTCGCAGACAAACACATACTGATGTTCTTCTTTTTGTGTATCAACATTAAAAACAAAATAAGGATGTTGATCAGAAAGATATTTAGGTTTACCGGTGGTGATCTTTCTCGCAGTATTGCCTACTATTCTACCTTGCCATCGAAACGGAATGATAACACGATCAATATAGCCCGGAGTAGGGCTCCAATAAAAATCATGATTAAACGGGTTATCATAGCCCCTATTCATAAGATATCGTAGCACTTCAACAAATTGGGCGCCTAGCTGTTCTTCAATTTCACCTTCGATGATTCCGCTCCACTCCATTAACGACATGGCATGGTCTGGCAGAGATTTTTCTTCAAAATCTACTTTGTGTTGATATTCGGTGGGCTGATATTCTTCGCCTTCGGTCTTAAGAGCTTCGAAGGTCATGGTTTTGATATCATCGTCGTTGGCACCTAACCATCGAGATAAGGTTTTCATCTTTTCGCCAAAAGGCGATCCTGGTTGCCAACCTGTGGTAAATTTACAGTTGAAACAATTATAGACAATACCGCTGCCGTCGAATCGAACTCCTGCTCGCTTACGTGTGTCAGGGCTATGACCTCGATGTTGGCAGCAAGGAGCATTAAAGCTAGTCCAGCCAGAAGGGCTGTGTTTAGCTCGAGGTGGGAGTAGCGAACGAAATTTGTCAACAACCAGGGTCATACAAACAGTATACTATCTGTATAGTACGCTGTCAACTGATCCGTAATTGTTAATAGAAGTATCTGGTAAATGCTTTATCCTAAACCAATTGAATTTACCGACGATGTTTTTGTAGGCTATAGATTCGCCTGAGAGATCAAAGGTTCCGTCTTCAAGATCGACCCAAATCTGTGGATTACCGCCCTCACTCTGGGAACCTTGTATAACGATTTGCCCGTGATACTGAGTCATATTAAATTGGAAAGTATGTAGGCTCTGTGTAGTCGACAGTTCTGGTCTCGCATCAATGATACTACTGATAAAATATTTAGGATCTTCAAACGGATTGTATTGATTGAATGCTATAATTTTTTCACTGTCTAGCGGTTCTCCGAGTAAATTATCGTGGATCTCAAGAGCAGCAAAAGTTCCATATTGGCTGTCTATGTACAGAGGTGTTCTTTCTGTCACAGTGTAATTATTGCCAATTTGGGTTCTTATTTCTTTGACTATTGTGTAGTTATAGAAGCCTGGCTCAACTCCTTCTAGAGCTGATTCGCTTAGATTGACACTTAATCTACCTCTTAAAAGACTACTACCGTCGATCGGTTGGAAATCTTGTTGTAGGATAAGTTCTTTAGTTTCTTGGTTGATTAGATTAAAGACTAGAGTGTAGCCTGTGATGTCTAGGGCTTTTTCATCAGAATTTCTAACCTGGATATCTACCTTGTTAGTTACACCACGATATAATTTTAATGTTCTATTGTACACTCTGCGATACCTCTCTGAAGTCCAAGAGTCTGGTAAATTAGTAAATACATCTAGTTTGTTTGGATATAAATAAACTGAAATTGCTTGCATAATTTTTGGACCCTTAGCAATATTTATCTATGAGAATAACAGAAAACTTACAACAAAATTTTCCATTTATCAGTATACTAACTCACGTAGATCAGGAATATGTAGGCATCATCATAAATCAGGATTCTCAAGTCACTAGTATGTATGATTATAGCCTGATTAAAAGCGATCCAGATAAAGCAAAGTTTTTAGAACTAGGTGAAGTATGGTGGTGGGAAAGTAACCGTCAAATTCCGATCAACATATTTCTACTCAAAGAAATAGCTGAATTTCGCTACGCTATACGGAATTTTTCTACCAAAGATGTCAAGGTCAATCTAGGACCATGTACCAGCCTTAATGATATTATTGTTAAGAGAATCAAGCGTAAAAGTATTACTCTAGTACGAAAACCTACTTAACACCTATTATCATAAAACGATGAAAAGAGAAATCATCGTATTCAAATCTTTTCACGCCTTCGTAGTATAGATCACTTAATGGATAAGACACTAGCATGTCGTGTGTGCTATGGAATTTATTAACATGATCGTCGTGATCCATATCGCTGGCCTGTAGGCAAACCACCGTACCTGTTGGAATCTTCTCCCACCATAGATCTAGAGCCATATGTTCTACAGAACTATTGACTACGATGTCAGGGGGATTATTGTAGTTTAATTCGTTAATATCATAAACTTCGGCCTTGAACTGCCAATTTTTCCAAACCCATAAACTGTTGATTCGATCTGCGATACCTGCACACGAAGGGTCAACATCAAATGATCTTACTTGATCGATTCGAATGTTACTTCTTACCTGTAAAAGAAAATTTACTAGACCGTACCAACCAGCCAATATCCAAATCTTATATCCTCGATCGTGCTCGATCGGCTCATGTTCTTGTAGAGTTTTTTCTAAAGTTTTTACAAGCCATAATTTACTTTGAATCTGAGATGATGCAAAAGCATCGATGTCTAGATCAACTAAAGCCATAGCTCACACCTTCGCAGATTAGATTCATCTGCACAACGATGGCCACAGCATAAGCAGTAGCGTGGCTTTTCTTAAAATAATAATCACCAGTCTCTGGCTTGGTCCAAACTTCCTGCATGATCGTCGTCCATGGCTTCCCAATCAGATAACGTTTGGCTGGGCGGATCATAGCGAGGACCGCAGCTAATTGTTCCACGGAAGTAGGGCAGGTCTTCTTCAGAACATCCCCATGCCCGTTCAAGTGAAATAACAGATCGACAAATTCGGTTTGTTGTAATAAATCCCATAATGGCTCCGTTGACATTAACTGAACAAGATGCTCTTCACTACGAACACCCTTGTAGATTCCAACATTTAAAAAATCAATCTTAAAGTAACCCAATTCTTCTGCTTGCTCATAGGGAACTTGACACAGACCTGTGACCGCATCTACCGGAACTTCATGAAGATAAACTCCGGTATTGTGTTTGACCAGACGGTTATCGTCTAATCTGCTGGCACCTACAAAATTTAAATGTTTTAGTGCCTGTTCTCGGTCTACAAAATCTATGTCAATGTCTGGCATTAGAGCTTACCTGCTGCTTTAAGTTGTTTACGAATAGCCGTGGCAGAAATAGAAGTAACTGACTCATCGAATGTTTCTTGTTCGATCTTATAGCCTACATCTCTACCGTAGGTAATGTTTACAACGTTAGGTACTACTTGTATTTCGTATTGTCCTTGATAGATAGGATCTAAATCTTTTTTAATGAAGTTTTTAACCTGCTCAATTGCAAAAGGATTAGAGCCTTGCCAGCCTTGACAATCACGGATCTGTATAACTACTTGGCCAGTTTTAGCGATGGCTCTCTCAAATAGTGCTCGATGTCCGTCATGCCAAGGTTGCCAACGTCCTAGCATCTGCACAGTTTCCTTTTGCCAGTCAAATTTTGGGCGGCGTCTGTTCTCCAAGATATGCATGCCTACAAACTCAACCCATTTTTCAGCATTTTGTTCGGTGATCCTGAAGTCATAGACATCTGGCGGTATAAATGCTTTGTTAGTATCTTCGTATCTACCTTCGCTGATAGTATCGATCCAGATAGTCCAGTCTGCTTTGAAATTGTGTCGCATCTCAGGCAACGGAGCAACAAAGTCACAGATCACGAAATCAGCATTAGACTTTAGTGCGAATTCGGCCATTCGTATACTTTGCCTAATTCGACCTTCCCTACTGAAATCCCAGTCGTTGTATCGTTGTCTAACTTCGTCAGCATTGAACCATTTGACTTTGGCCGTCCACGAATGCGGTAACATTTCTAGATACATCAATCCTTCGGGAGGAATATGATCTATGGTTGAATTTTCTTCGAGAAATTTTTTCAATCTCTCGGCAAAGTAAGTTTTACCCGAACCGGGCAATCCCATGATTAATATTTTTTTCATTGTAACCTCGTTGTTTCAAAAAGTAGTAAAGGTAGGGTGTCTGCTAAAAATTGAGCATATTCTTCAGCATCCTCGTGATCATCAAACCCGGAAAATTTTACATATACATCTGGAGCATCTTCTGCCACTACCACTTCTATATCGATATCATCTCTAGAAATAAATTCTTCATTCTCGGATAATTCTTCTTCTACTTGCGGTTCTAGCTTGGGTCTTTTAGGCATTATAAAATTTTACCTTCTTTGATTACATCTTTGATAAGCTCAACATCTGCAGGCAATGCTCTGAATCGCCTTAACCAGAATTGAGGATCTATAATAGGTCCAATAATTTCTAATTGTTCGTCATTCATCTTTTTAAGCATATCTTTACCTGACTTGCTATTTAACACCATCCACGGACTGACCAGTCCTTCTTTGATATCGTGTGTGGCCCTGTTGAGGTTTACATATTGGAAATAATGTTCCCAAGGAGCATTGTTAGCATCTCCCCAGTCCATCATAGTTTTGATAGTACGCTGTATAGCCCCATCTGCAGGTTCTGCTTTGATCATTTCCGAGACATACTGTTCATAGAGTTCGTCTCTACACCAATGATCTAATTTTACCCCACTCTTAACTACAAAGTCGATAAATCTTTCAGGATAGATAGGAGCAGTGTTGACTAAGAAACTACCAAACTTAACAAAGGCTGTATAATAAGGACTCTGGGCGAATTCGTCAAATGTTTTTTTACTCTTGCCTTTCTGTGCGATATCATAAAATCGCTGAAAGGTTAAAAGACCGGCCTGTACATGCTTTTCTGCCTTGCTGAGATGCCTGCGTTTTTGTTCGCAGATATGCACGGCTAGAGTTTTTTCTCTGGCAAAGTCTTTGCCGCAGTATTCACACTTATAATTTGAGTTCTGCAATTTGTTTCTTATCCCAACCCAACAGTGCGCAGTATTCTTTGATTTCTTTGTCTGTAGTGGTTGCTGCCAAGGTTTCGATATCAGCCCATTTCATATTAGGAAATAGGCCGGCTAAGAATTCTTCTTTCTTGTTTTTCTCTCTCTTAAGAGGAAGCCATTCATGGAACTGAGTTTTCTTACTCTCGTGGCTGGCCAATGTTAGAGTCATCCATTGAAGCTTGGGATGTTTAGAAATCTCATTCCAATTCTTATTATAGAATTCATTTACAGTGAGAACATAATGCTCTTGTAGTTCTTTGTTGTTTGTTTTCACACTGCTGATATAACGATTCAGATTCCATAGATCGCCTTTGATTTCTTTTCGACCATCTTCTGTGGCAGCATCCCAAAGCTCTTTTAACCCCATGTCTACTGCTGGGATCATGTCCTTGAAAAGATCTACGTGTTTATTTTTTCCCATGGTCTTTAATTATCTTATACAATACTTTAACATGATCTACTGCTTTTTGCAAGGCCGGATTATCTTTGGCTGCTGATCTAATTTCTATCCATTCTTTATGATCGTCCAGATCTTGTCTACCCAGCGATCTTCCGATTTCAAATCTCTCACTAGCTGGTGCACCTGCTTCTCGAGCATAGGTTATGCCATCGGCATGCTCATAGATATAGGTCGCACCAGGTTTAAGAGTTCCCACTTTTATATCCTACGGTTTCTCTTTCTATATCGTCGTGATCGAACTCAGCCCAATATAATTCAAATGCTATCGTATCTTCTAGAGCTTCGAACTGATGGTATTCTCCGGGTGCTACCTTGGTATACATTCCGTCCATTAATACAGTCTCGTCGACTAGATCGTAGTTGTTTTTCCATACACGAATTAATAAGGCACCTTTTTCTACAAAGAAACCATTCCACTTATGTCTGTGTTTATGTTTTGAACAAACACCACCTTTCTTGGTTTCGATCCTATGGAATTCCAACACTCCGTTGGCTTCCAGCAGCTCTGTTTTACCCCATACTTTACCTGATATCATAGTTTCTCCAACATGTTATAATCGCCGTTGGGCGACAAGAACCAAACATTGTCTGGCCCTATTTTAAAATCTTTACAACGTTCCGATACTGCTTGATGTACCGCAGGAAAATTGATGTCATGACCTATTAACCATCCTGATTTTTTTAATTTTGGCGTCCATGCTTCTAGATCTCTGATCACAGATTTGTATCCATGCCCTGCATCTATAAACACAAAATCTAAACTTTGATCTTCCACAGCAGCTGAGACTTCCCAACTGATGCCTTCCAGCGCCACTAGCCTGCTTTGATATTTTTCACGTACCTGAGAACCGTAAAATTGTGAAATATCCTTGTCTACTGCATAGATTTTTAAGTTGGCGTTATTGTCGAGAAGACAAAATGAAGTTCTACCTTCTCGGACTCCTATTTCTGCTCCTACGGTCCACTGAAAATGTCTAACTAGATCGTTCAGAAACAATTCTCTTCTATTAGCTGCATTCTTAGTAGTGTGTGTGGCCGGCACAGACAGCAGTTTTTTTCCTACTTTCATATGATTCCTTGCATTTTTAAGAATAGATAATTGTTTCGTTCACACCATCTATATTCATAGACCGGCTCTCCTGGTCCACATATCATACCTACTCCAAAATATGCTTTTTTGAGCCAAAGAAACTTTCCTGTGTAAAAACACCTACGAGGAAAAACGCTGAATTTTAATTGCCAACCTATACATCGACGTTTAAAATCAGCGTTATTCCACATGAGACTATCCATAGGCATTAGATCAATTTGTCCAATTGGATTATTTCGCTTTGTCTCGAAATCTCTTTAACAAAAAACACACAGGGAGGATTCTCGTCGTCGTGTAAGGGCACAGTCAACAACTGTCCGTTTTTCATTTTAGGAAAATACCATCGGACATCTTGATAGATATTTACTATTTCAATGGGCATGTATTCGCATTTAAATCCTCCAATAGGATTAAAGACAAAGGCATCGAACCCTCGCTCATTCAGGCTAGTTAGAGGAAGAACTTCTGGGTCTAGGCCGCAGTCTCGATCCCCAACAACCATACACCAGTCTAGGGGCATCTGCACTTCATGGCCACCGATATTCAATAAAATAGCAGGACTATTAAAAGATTCTAAAAAAATCAGCGGCATGAAGAAGAAATCTGGTTCAGCTGCATTACTATTGTCTAAAACTGAGAATCTAGTGTCTTCGTCAACTTCGTCCGGTAATTCATTGAGATCAAAAGATCTGTTGTTTAGTGTTAAAATTTTCATATTGTTACCTTGGTTACTGTAAAGGGATATTTCGCTTCTTTATAAAATTTCTTCCTCTCCGTAAGATGCCGCTTGGCGTACTTACAGGTGCTCGTGATGTCCCAAATTTGAACGAAGTCCTTGTCTTCGGCTTTTCTAATGCCTCGTCCAATACTTTGTATAACGCGGACAAAGCTCTTTCCGGGCTCAAGAAGAACCAGATTAAAAATACGTGGGATATTAATACCCACAGCGGCCACACCGTAAGTCGCCACAATAATCTTGTTATCACTTGTTTTAATTTCGTCATACTCTTCTTTTCTATCGTCTAGTTTTACTGCGCCTGAAATAAACACTGCTTCGGGTAATAAAGTCATTAGCTTATTTCCAGTATCGATCCTATTGACTAATATCAGTGTATTACCTGTTTGTGATATTTCTTTGATCTTATTACCAAACCAATCAATTCTCGCAGCATCTGTGACCAAATATGTATATTCTTCTTGATAGCTTCTAAATACCTGAACGTCAGTAGTCTGTAGTACATTGATATGGAGTTGTGCCAGCACATCTTTTTGCTGTAGATCATGTGCAGATACTTGATTTATCACAGGACCTATGCTGGCAAGGATACCTTGAAACTCCCATTTTTCTCTGGGCACTGTACCTGTTAGACCCCAACGTATGGCGCAGTGTCTAAAGTTTTGTGTCAGCAACTTAGTCAATACATCGGCCTTGGCCTGATGAACTTCGTCTACGATGATGGCTACCACACCGTCACAAAACTCTGCCAGGGTCAAGGTCTCATCATCATAACTTTTCTTGTCTAGCACATTAAGACTCTGCCATGTGCAGATAGTATGTGTACGATTTAATTCTTTACGATCACCAAAGTAAACCCCAACATCTAGTCCGAGATTTTTATAGTCTTCTTCAGTCTGTACAACAAGCGATTTGTTCGGAACAATAACCATCGTACGGCCATATACCTCACAAAGATGCGATAACGTCGCAGTAGTAATAGTTTTACCGGCACCAGTGGCTACCTCCTGTAATGATTGTGGATTTTCTAAAAATTTATTAACCACATCGTATTGATAATCTCTCAATACGATGGGCGTTCCGGCCTGTGGATGACCTTTAGGCCAAGTCTTGCCTTGATCGGCCCAATAATTTTCGCCTATGGGTTGGAATTTAAGAGACTGATGTTGCCGGAGATCTTCTATCTCTATGTCGTATCCGGAGTCTTCTATAATAGGAAGTATAACATCAAGATGAGCAAGATAACCATTACCGCCAATTCCAAAATAGGTTTTTGTTCCATCCCATCTTCCTAGTTTATATGCTGGCATATGCCTTGCATAGGGCAGATCAAACTTTAGTTCGTTGACGATCTTTCGTCTTGTTTCAACGGCCAGTCCTTCTATCTTGATATTGACTTCATCTTTGATGATAAGTTTACAAGTTGACAATTTTTTTGTTCCTCGGCGATGTTGGTTTCACATCGTCTACGTATAAAATGCAGGGATGGCTCTGTATCCAGCTGGCAGAGATAGGTTCCATGTGCGGGGTATAACTATTAGTACCTATAATTTTAACATCTATGCTCTTAGCAAACAACCACTTGGCAGGTTTATGGAGGAAAATCAAGATTTTTCCCTGATCAACCTTACCGCCTAGACCCGAAGATTTGATCCAGTTATTGAGATTCGAATTTTCTGATTTTTCTTCTCTGAAACAAATTTTAATATCAGATCGATCTACAAAATTATCAGCCGTTGAAACCAATTTTTTGAGATATTCCACGATATCTTTGGTATTCCTATCTAATAAGATTACCGAAATGCCTCCCGCAGCTTGATGCACTGAGAAAAAATCTTCATAGGTTTTCAACCAGAACAGTTTTTCCGACGCAGAACAGATTTTCTCAAAGACCGTGTTAGGCACATGGTCGTACTTGACCGGATATCCCATAGATTTTGCCGAAAAACTGTCTTTGAACACATCACCGGTCTTGATTTCCTGCCACTGATTGCGGGTATCTTCAGGAGCATTGATTAAAACAACATCGTTGTCTTCGATCTTTGATCTGAAATCAATTTCTTCGTGTTGGTCCCAGATTTCTTCGACCTGACTGACCACATCGAGGAAGTTTTCGTCCATATGGAATCCATGTTTTTTGCAAAATTCATGGACTCGTATGATATTATAATTGTAAAAATTACAGACTCGAAGTTTTCTTTCGTTATCCCAAGTGCTAGATCCAAATGTCGTGTCTGTGTCGATCTCTTTATCGAAAAGATTTTTTAGAGAGTAGGGAAATTTGAAACAGATATTAATGCCCGAGTCGGTTTTTTCTAGAAAAACTCGCTTTTCTAGATCAAGCACACGAAATTCGTTTTTCCAAACCGGCACTTGAAGTTGATCCTCGTAGTCGAGGCCCTGTTCTGCCGATATCGCCGCATGTTTACCCAACAGCTTGAGAATAAAATTTCCCTGATTAGCAGTGATCTGTTTTTGATCAGTCAGCTGTTGCTTGAGACTGCTACAAATATTCCAATCATAGGGGAGAAGTTCAATCTTATCTAAACAAGCAAGATCGAAAAACTTTAAGAAAATGTCTTCAACATATACCGGAGAGGTCATATTGCTATGATAGCAAATTTTTGTCTTAAAGTCAAGATTTTTTAAGACTCTCTAGCAATCTTTTTTGTGGAATACCTTGTTCGATTTCCGGAATAGTCCATTCGGTATGACAGATCTCTATAAACCATTGATCTCTTGGCAGTAGTTGCGGATTGTCGATATTTTCCATGCGATCACTTACTGGATATGCAAGGCTAGAGCCATCAGTAATCACAGGAACGCCGGCGACTGCGGCTCTCAAGGCAGGACCGCTGTTGAAATTCACGATACAATGATAATTAGGATCAAAATTAAATTCGTCGTAAGTAAAAGACACAGCTTTGGGATACTGCATGATCACTCTCTGATAGGCCAGAGTAAACTGATGTCTAGGATGTGGTCTCACTAGTATCTGTCTATCAGTATATTTCTTGATTTCGTTGATTGTGTCTTTGACCCAGTCGACCATTTTGGGTTTTCCGGTCCATTGCAGACTATTTTGATGTTGTCCTATGATTATGATCTCGGGTCTTTTGTCAGTAACCAAGGGTTTAAGATTAATTCCTAGTTTTTTTGGTCGATCAAGATCCAGATCGTCTTTGTTGGCAAAGTCGCCTAGTCCGTTAACATTATCCCAAGATAGTCTCCACAATTTTCCTCGTTGGAAGTTGCTGACCTCGACGATCATCACAGGTCGATTATTAGCTTTGGCCTGTTCATAGACCTGTTTGTTAGGCAGCATCCTGCCCTGGAAGAGCACAGACCAGATGACTTCTATATCTGGGTTTTCTTCCACGATATCACAGCCTAGTTTCTTGAACCCCTGTTCAACAGCGGCAAACACAGGCGAGCTATTTAATGCTCCGTATTCTTTATAAATTTTGACTTTCATATCTTCACTAAATATAGTAGTATTTAATAAAATTTTATGGGAAAGTTCTCAAAAAGAATAAAAAAAATCAGTCAGCATGTTCGATACGGGCTGGTTATAGGTTCAGGTTTTGGAAATCTCGAAGATCTATTAGAGAATACTGCCACAGTGTTTATCGTATATGCTAAAGATCCAGAAGTTAGGGCGAAAAATCTAATCTATCGCGAAAATTTAGAATCAATATACAGTCTTTATGAAATAGATTTTGTTTTGATAGATGCGGATCAGATTAACCTAGTCAGAGAACTGGCACCGTTATGGAAACGCAACAGATGTTTGTTGATAATCGAGGGCGATCCGTCAAGCAGCAGCGAGCAGGTAAAATTTTTACGTAAAGAAAGGTTTCAAGTAGTAGATTACACAAAAAAATATCATATATGGAAGATGCAATGAAAATTAGCGTGGTTACCACATTCAATGACAAGGGCCTTAGGCAATATGGTCAGCGCATGATCGATACTTTCATGCAGAACTGGCCTAAAGAAGTTACCCTGCATCTATATCCGGAAGAATGCAATCCCCGAATATTCGATCACAGTAGAATTACACTCAAACGGCTTGAAGAAGTTGAAGAACTAAAAAAATTCAAAGAACAGTGGAAAGGTGTACCCAAGGCCAACGGTGATGTCACTGACGATCCTGTGCGTAGTCGTAGAAAAGATGCAGGCAAGGGATTTAAGTGGGACGCTGTGAGGTTCGCTCACAAGGTCTATGCTATATTCGACTGTGCTAGACAAACAGATGCCGATATACTGCTGTGGATGGACGCCGATACTGTTTGTCATAGCCCGATCGCCCTAGAACGATTACAGCAACTTTGTTCTTCCGGAATAGATCTTGCCTATCTAGGTCGAGAAGGCAAATATTCAGAATGCGGATTATATTCTATGAATCTACGGTCTGAACAGACACGTATGTTTCTAATGGAATTCCAGCGAATGTATGACAAAGCTGAATCGGGAATCTTTACACTAGAAGAGTGGCATGACAGTTTTGTATTTGATGCTGTTCGTAGGAAATTTCCCTTCTTGAAACAACATAACTGGAGCGAGGGTATAGTCAAGGGTGAAGGACATCCGCTGATTAATTCCGAATGGGGTGCTTATCTGGATCATCTCAAAGGTGATCGAAAAGATCTAGGGCGTAGTAAGTCTAACGATCTTAAGATAAAAAGAAAAGAGGCATATTGGCAATGAAAAATTTTATTATATGTCTTTCTAAGATCGAAGCTTCGTTAAAAACGGCCACCACTCTTAGAAATCAATTAGAAGAGTACGGTGAAACTGTAGAATTGTTTGAAGGCACCTACGGCACTGATGCAGTTAAATTAATAGAAGAAGAAGGTCGTAAAATGCACCCTTGGGGTATTAAAGGACCTCCGGCAGACGGAATAATTGAGATTCCTTTTAGAGATGTAGACTTAACTATTGGTGAACAGGGCTGTTTTTATAGTCATTATAGGATGTGGCAGAAGTGCGTTGAATTAAACGAACCTATTGCAATATGGGAAGACGATATTGTATTGAGTAGAGGCTATCAGCCAGTAGAATGGGAAGATGTGTTAGTGCTTGCACTAGGACATCCTAGCAAAACTGAAAAATATAGACATTACTTAGATAAACCGGAAGGTGCACCAGTTGCAGCAGACTATCATCAAAGTTCTATGCCAGGAAATTGCGGATATGCAATTAAACCGCACGCTGCAAAGAAACTATTAGAAATTTATAGCAAAACTTGCTTACCTGCTGACAATGCTATAAATCAGCATCACGTAAGAATACAAATTCATAATTACGTAATGGGAATAGCATTGACTAAGAAAGACGGTAAGCGAAGTTTAACTAGAGGGTCGTTCTGGGTGAAATACAAACCGTAAATTATTCTTTTACAGCTAAAACTAGTTGAAACTTTTTTGATAGAATAAATTTTTTTATTATTTTATAATTGCCTAGTTTTAATAAGTTTTCAAATCCTTCTTCATCCCACGCCCATAAATGATGAACATAATGAGTTTGGTCAGTCTCGTTACACGGGCTGCTAGCAATAAGGTATTTTGCAGGAAGATTTTTTATAACAGTATGCGGATCTGCTAAATGTTCAAGAACTTCTGTTAATACTGCAACATCACCATATTCTATACCCGAGTCGTTACTAAAATCAGTATATCGACAATCAACATTACGAACTGTTTTAGCATATTCGACATTTTTTATCGATATATCATAACCCCAAGATTTAATATTAAACTCTTTGATTAAAGAAAGAAATCCGCCGTCACCGCATCCTAAATCAACTACAGACGACGCTCCTAGATCTATACAATCTTTAACTAACAATGCGCTTTGTGTTAATCTAGGAATATGTTTATTTTCTTCTAGGTGATGAGCAGCTTCTCTTTCAGAGTACCATTCTTTTGTAGTTTTAATAGAAGTGTCACCTTCAAATAATTTCCATTCCATTACAGCCCCCTTAACGAAATTTCGATGCCTTCTTCTAAACTAATTTTTGGTTTATAAAAACTTAGCATTTTAGAGTTATCAGAACATCTATAGTCAACACCCTTTGGTGCATTGATGATATGTTGTGTTTGTGGAGTATACCCTGCAATTTTGCAAACAATATCTTTTAGCTCGTTAAATGATGTTGGGCGGCCCCAGCCAAGATTTACTGGACCTTGAATGTTTTCTTGAATTGCGATATCTACCGCATCTACAATATCTAGTATATGAATAAAATCTCTAACCTGATTTCCGTCACCCCAAATTTCGAACGGGTCTAACTTCAATCTAGCACGATTAATAAACGACGGAAACGGATATGTTAGATCTTGGTCAGCTCCGTAACCACTAAACGGTCTAAAGACATGTGTTCTAATATTTTCTGATTGTAAAAATTGCAGACAATATTCACCTGTTAATTTTGCCCAGCCATAAGTTAAGTCAGGGCTACGGACATTTGATAGATCAATGTCGGATTCTTTTAATTTATAAGGCTGTTCTTGTAAATTTGTAGGGTATGCGGCCGAAGATGAAAAATAAACTACTTTTTCTGGTTTTGTTTTCAAACACCATTGCATAAATTCAGCGTCAATCGAAAGGTCATCAGCAACTGCTAAAGGATTGCCTTCAATAGTCATTCTACCGCCTACGATTGCTGCTAAATGAATTACTAAGTCAAAATATGTATCTGGATGTTGTTTAAAAAAATCTCGACAATCATTACCATCTTTTAAATCTACACCAGTAATAGTATGCTCAGCATACTTTTTCATAAAGTATTTGCCAACAAAACCCTTATGTCCTGTTATTAAAATTTTCATACTAACTTCCTTATGTCATTATCAAAATTTTCTCTTAGATAAGTCTCGTATGCATCTTTATCTTTGTGTTTCATTTCTTTTGAATTTACTTCTGCATATATTTCGTCTAACTCTGATTTTCCTCTTATATAATGCATATGTTCTAATACAACACTTTCTGAATATACTAAAGTTCCGATTTTATTACCCAAGTCTCTCCAAAAGTCGTCAAGATATAAATGTGTTAGTTCTGGAGGCGCCATATATCCTAATTGTTTTACAATTTTAGAATCTAAAAATACCGCAGTAGGTAATTTGTGCCCTTTGATCAAATCGTTACCGTAGGCTATTCCATATTTTTTGTCTTTAATAGACTCGTACAATGCAACATCCCAATCTTTTGTTCTTGGACGATGGTCGTCCCCCATAAAACAAATATACTCGTACTGGTCACAATACTTGTTTGCTAGAAGATTCAATGTTCCATTGAGTCTTAATCTAGGATTGATATCGTATATAACTCCTGGTAATCTTTCGTATACTGATTC